GAGCTGCGAGGTTCTTTTATTCTACATACGAGTTTCTTTTATACTGGCTACGAGTTTCTTTTATTTCTGCTACGAGTTTCTTTTACGCAAAATCCTGCTTTTCGCTGTCAAACAATCTCGTAATTGCCGTCAAAAAATCTCGCAGTTCGCATCAAACAATCTCGTAATTCACGTTAAAATTTTTGTTTCCTGCGCTTTTCGTCAAACAAACTCGTAGTTTTAAGCCAAACGGATAGGGTAGGGGAGTGGTCCCGCCCCTGGCTTTTTTACGCCTTTTCAAATCAAAAAAACTCGTAGCTCAAACCGCTGCATCAACCATCCATATCTGGCCGTCTAAACCATATTTTTTCAATCTTTTGGTCAAACAAACTCGTAATTCTGGCTATGGGTGGTCATAAATCAACTTCAAATCCCGCCATGCGCCGCCCGTCCATACCGTCCTGGCTTTATTACAATCGGTATTTTTTGCGCTTTTTCACCGTAAAAGAAACTCGTAGTTCAGCTCTAAATACTCTGCTCATCAATCGGCAGCAGGGGAGAGGGTCTGATTTTTTTGCAGTTTTCGGCGTAAAACAAACTCGTAATAGCTGCAGCAGCCAGCACCGGCCGGATTCAATCTTGTCGCATGTATCATCTATCAATTCATAAACCGTTCATATTGGCCGTTTTCCCGGTTTCACACTCCATAAACCCATATACTAAAAAGTATACACCCCACATGCCGGCAATTCAACAAAAATCAATCCCGTCAACCAAATAACAACCGCGTACACATTCTTGGGTATAACTTTGTACAACCTGTCTATTGTATTCGTACCCATAAATGTGTACAATAAGGTCAATCTAAAAAGCAAATCAGGAGGGAATGAACATGGAAATCAAACCTATGGGTAATACAGAACAGGAAAAAATGTCCAGCTTGTGGGGTTATTTCATCGCGTGCTGCAAAATTCTTGATGATGTTACAATCGAGTATAAAGAACTCTGTGTATCGGATTACTACCTTAATCACATTAGCGCCATGCAAAGCAAAACAATCCTTTCCGGCATGGAAAAATTTCATACCCTTGCTAATGAGCGTGTGGTTAAAACGCCCTCTAAACTCTATCCTCAAGGCAAAGCCGTTCTGGACGTAATGACTGCTATTGTTGCCGCCAGCGGAAAATACCCGATTGCAAAAACCAGAATCGCAGATCTGCATGAATTTGAGCTTCTGGCCCGTGCGACAATCGGTACCTGCTGGAGAGAGGGTAATATGCTCAAGGTTGTCCGCAATCTGGAGGGTATCTCCCTACAAAAACTGGCGGAAAAAAGCGGCGTCAGCAAAAACACAATTTTCCGCATTGAGAACAACCAGTCTATCCCGCGCATTGATGTTCTGCGTAAGCTTGCCGATGCTCTGGAAGCCCCTCTGGAACTTGTAGCCATCGGCATTGGCAAAACCGAACCGGAAACAGCCCCTGAAGAAGAAGTCCCTAACCCCAATGCCCCTAAATTGCCGAGCGTTTACGATAGCCAGGATCGTAGCGCCGACGATGAAATCAAAGCTTTTCAAAAATAAAAAGGTAAACCATAATGCCTCAAAAATTAGAAATTGCACCCAACACTGTTTTTGATCAGTGGACCGTCATTGGCCGTTCTAAGGACCCGGCAAAAGCAAAAAAAGGATATCTTGAATGCTGTTGTTCTTGCGGAACTGTTTGTGATGTTTCCGGGCACTCACTTATTAGCGGGAAAAGTAAATCATGCAAAAAATGTGGGTATGCAAGATCGGCGCTTACTAAATTAGAAGCAAACACTAAAAATTCAAAAGAAAAATATGAAGGCAAAACAGTCAACGGTTTTTTTATAAAAAAGATTGTTGATAAAGAAAAAAGCGGCACCTGTACCAGATGTATTGCAATTTGTCCCAAGTGTGGGCGCGAATTCACAACGCGGATGTCAAGCATAAAGAATTTACAATTCTGTGGTCATTGCGAACGAGACAAAAAAGAACTATTGGAAATAACCAGAAAAGTCGTAAACGTAGATGGAACCGACTTGTCAAAAATTCGTTCGCGCATAAACGGAACAGTAAATAAAAACTCTAGAACCGGGATAAACGGTGTTGCGCTTACCAAAAAAGGCACCTACAAAGCATATATTAACTTTAAGCATAAACGCATTCACCTTGGCTTTTTCACCAATCTAAAAGACGCAGCCGCTGCCAGAAAAGAAGCCGAAGAAATTCTTTACAATAAATTTTTAGACGATAACGCCGGTTGGGAACAGCGCCTGGCAGACGCAATGGCCGAATACAAAAAGAACAAGAAATAACCGGCAACTTCGCTAAAGCTTAATTTAGCGAAATATATGGGACCCAATAAAAATTTTCAAAACCTCCTTGACATATGACATAAAATGTCGTACTCTATAACCAGAGGAACGACATAAAACGTCATGTGAACAGGAGGCTTTCTTATGGCTCTTACTACGGAACAGGTTTTTGCAATGGGTATTCTCTATAATCAACTAACCACAGCAGTCTATGGTGACGATGGTCCAAAAGCAAACAGCTTCCAAAATGCCACCATGTATCCGTTTTTGGAAATTACCAAGCTGATTCTTCGTGCCCGTTCTGAATACCGTATCTCTCCAGAGCTGGATCGCCTGATTGCCCAAACATATTCAACCCTTACCGAGGAAGACGTTCAAAACGGGTTTAGCAGCATTCTTCCCGTTGAACTGCAAGGCGCTTTTGCTCTTGGTTATTATCATGGCCAGGCCGAAAAATATTCGGATATTAAGCCCATCGGCCTCAAAGCCATGCGTTCCCGTGCCAACTTGACAGCCCAGCAGGTCGCGGATAAACTCGGTATATCCCTTCGTCAATACCAACGCATTGAATCCGGCGAAAGCAAACCTACTGTTCAGGTTGCACAAACTCTTGCCTCGCTGTTTCAATGCTCTGTCAATGATTTATTTTAAGAGGTAGTTTCATGCTTCGTCGTTGCACTCGCTGCGGAAGTTCATTTGAAGGGCAAAAAGAACAACGCCTATGCCCCTCATGTCGTGAACAGGCCGCTCATAAACCACGCATGATATCTCATGTTTGTAAGTCGTGTGGTTCTACTTTTACCGGTGGTCCTCGTGCGTCTTTTTGCCCAGAATGTAAGGCGGAACGTGATAAGCAGGCTGTAAAAAAATGTCGGAACCTTGCTAAAAACAAGACCACTCGCCAAATTGGATCTACCGATATCTGTCAGCGGTGTGGCAAGCCTTATATTGTAAAAGGTGGCCTTCAAAAATATTGTCCAGAATGCGCCCCGATCTCCTTAAAAGAAAAAACCGAGCCGTTAAAACGTGCCTGGGCTGCCAATTACCGTGAACAAAACCCAGACCACAAAAAGAACATGCAGAAAAACGGAACAATTTGTGTTGTCTGCGGAAAAACTTTTGCTGCAGTAGATCGTAGTAATGCTTGTTCTCCTGAATGTTTAGCAATTCTTAAAAAACAACAGCAATACCATAAGGACATAAAACGTGGGCGTTATAAAAAATTATCAAACACAAAAGGAGAACCATCATGATAACTGAAATTATTGTAGGGGTTCTTGCCTGTACCCGTAGAACCTCGGAACATGGCCCCGTTACAACAACCTATTTTACCTTTGTGTCAAATGATCCGTATCAGGCCCACCGTCTTCCGGCTGGCTGGGTTCTTCAAGGCCAAAAACCATCCGGTGTTCCCTGTAAAAAACTCGTCACCATCGAACTGCCGGATTATATTCATGATGCCAATAGCGATTTTGGCACTCACTATATTTCTGAATATTCCACCAAAGACGGCAACGCAAACAGGGTTTTCTTTTCCTGTGATGCTATCCCCGTTCTAGACGGCTTTGAACCTGCAATCAACTCCGCCATTCAAACCATCAAGATCTCCACACCAACCCCATCCGGTAAGCGTGAGGATCTTCCCGCCAAAGTTCTTTCTGTCTCTGAACTGTATTGATACTTCCAACCTGCTAAAAAATAGGGAGCACCCAAGGTTTCAAAACCAAAGGTACTCCCTATTCCTGTTTGTATAATTCTTTGCTGTTTTTACTAAAGCGTAAAACTTACTTGCCACCAGCCGGAAGGCTGATAAGAGCTTCAATCCTCTACTTGTATTATATACCATGGGTGGCAAGCTGTCAACCTTAACGCTTAAACAAAAATTCCTGTATATCGTCAAAAGCTCGCTGCATCTGCTCCACATTGTCGCCGTTCAGGTTGTGTCCCAGCTGTGCAAATTCTGCCCGTAACAGCATGTTGATGCTTTCATCCAGGCTATTCAGGTGCTTCTTCACACCCTCCAACTGTTTGTCAAACGTGTCGCAGCGCCCTTCAACCGTTTTCAGCCGCCCTTCAAGCTTGTCTATCCGGGCATCCTGGTCTTTGTTTGGCTTTTTCAAAAAGTTGTTGAACTTAACCACCACGGCAATCGCAGCCGAAATACTAACCAGCGCCCCACAAACTGAAAGCATCATCGTCAGTATGTCCTGCGCCGTAAATGTAAATACCGGGTTAGGCATCTGCGTTCACCTTCTCTCCGGCAGCAGCTTCACCCGCCTTCATCTGCTCGTAAGCCGCCTGGGCAATCGCACGCGCCTGCTCCTCTGTAATGGTAACGCCGGCCTGCTTGGCCACTTCCATAATCAGTTCTGCGGCGCGTCTGTTCTTTTCCTCGCCGGAAATATCGTTAAAATATTGCTTGATATATTTACAGGCGCTTAACCCCCACTGCATCAACAGCGGGTAGCCGCTCAACAGGTTCAGCGCTTTGTTTACTGTCTCCTGGGCGTTCGGCATCACATATTTGCCGACCATAAAAGCAACCACGCAAACCAGGCCCATCACAATATATACAATTCCCTGTTCCATACCTAACCTCCAATCTCTTCCGTGTCACTTGTCTCATCAATCGGCGTAAAAATTTCATCACCAGGGGGCGCATTGTCACCCTCTGTTTTTTCTTCTTCCGCTACTTTTTCCTTCACCTTAATCCAGGCGTTACACAAATTCTCTGCACTCATTGCCGCAAACAGCCCAATGTTAAAAGACGATTCCGGTAACTGTCCGGTTCTAAAACACAGGATCATGTAAACAATCGCGTAAACAATCGTTGCGCCCATCGTAAAAACAATAATCTTTTTGCTGAACCTCATCAGGCTCCAGTTTTCCTTCATAAAAATCACCTGCTTTGGCTGCGCTCAGGTGTGGCTCTTCACCGCTTTTTGGCTGATATAACCATAAACCGTTTTGAACCAGCCGTTCACGACCGTCTCATATCCAATGCAAACAGGCTTGCCGGTCTTGGCATTCGGGCTGCTGATCACTCCAATGGACTGGTACTGCATTCCGGCACCCTTACGCACATTCCATTTGCCGTTGTTCAGGGTAATGGCTTTTGTCACAGTCTTTTTCACTGCCGGTTCAACCTTCGGCTTCTCAACCGCTTCCTGCTTGTCCACCTGTACACTGTGCTGGTTTGCATTGGCCCACAAAATCACACCGCTGCTGGCCGGCTTAAAGTCATCATCCAGCCAGCATAGTGGGTTCTCGCGCACACCTTTCCAGCGCACCTCAAAGTGTAAATGGGCACCAAAACAGTTGCCGGTCTGGCCACTGTAGCCAATCACTTCGCCGGTTTTCACCTTCTGTCCAACCTTCACCGTGATAGAATTCAAATGAGCATACAACGTTTCCAGCTTGCCGCCTTTATACGCTGTATGCTCAATCTTCACCATATTACCATAACTGTTGGTGTCGCCCTGCGTCACGCGCCCATTCCAATGGTAAACCACGCGCACCGTTCCATCTTCCGCCGCAAATACCGGTGTTCCCACCAAAGCGCGAAAGTCGATTGCCCGGTGCAGCGTTCCGTTGTTATATCGCCATCCAGCCGTAATCACATGCTGCGCCAATGGCCACCCAAAACATACCTCTCCATTTTTCAGCCGCATCTTCCATCAGCCTCCTTTTAACATTCCATCGTATTGTAAAGTAATTTTGCTTCACGGTTATTTCAGCTTAGTTAATAATCCCACGAAATGGTATTTGGGTTATTTGTCGTCCAACCGTAACTGTTATTACCAAAAGTTGCATTATTTTTACCAGTATAAACCTGAATCTCTCCTGTGGTTTTAATAATGCAAACAGCAGGTCCAAAAATCTGGCCAGACGTTGTTACATTTAATCCAAAAGGACAATAAGTATTAACTTTCGGTCTATAGGCAGACTGAACTGTTCCAATTTGAATAAAGCCAGCCGCGTCACTTGTTGCAGGCCCCATACACTGAAAAGTTAGATAGACTCTTCGTCCACGGCGATGTGCTTTTTCTGTATTTGCCCACATCGTAATTCCGGACTTCACAGTATACACACTCGAAACAGTCAAGGACACCCATTCTGTACTCGCATCATACGCATCTTTTACCGCTTTAGGTGTTGCCGCAATACCACCATTGGTCGAACTTGTTGAACTGGTCGAATCACTCAATTTCACACCGCCTAAAGTCGAAGCATTACCTGTCGGCAGTGTATACTTAGTATCCGTTGTCGGCGGTGTATATCCCAAAGCACTTGTCACGTTCGCCTTTGTCAAACTAATCGTGCCGGAATTCTCCGTAATGTTACTCCCGATTTTTACACCACCCAAAGTCCAAGCACTCGCGGTTGGCAGTGTGTACTTGGTATCAGTCGTAGGTGGCGTATAACCCAGTGCATTTGTCACGTTAGTCTTACTAATGCTGATCGTACCGCTGCTCACTGTAATGTTGCTGCCAATCTTCACGCCACCCAGGGTTGAACTGGTAGCGGCAGGCAGCGTATAAGTCGATCCACTACTTGCAGGCGTCATGTAAATCTGGTTTGCATTCAAAGTACCTGCATTTTTGGCACTGTCATACTGGCTCTGTGTTAGGTAATTGATTACTAAACTGTCTAGCTTTGTATTTGTCGCCATATTGTATACTTCTCACCTCTTAGTCTTCAATAATAAACCATCCGGTTGCTGTTATGACATTAGTAGTCAAGCCCAAAAATTCTCCTTTACCTGGTCGAAATGTGAATGCTTCAGGAACATAAAAATTTATATATATTTTACCACTCATATTATAAGCGTATCCGATTCCGATTAAATCTCTTCCATCACTATTCTCTCTGTGAATCGTTATAGGGAAACGAGTAAACACTTCCGTTTTTCCACTTGTGGACTTAAATTCACACAGTTCATATAGAGTGTCTGGATTCATAGCTTTATATTCAGAATCATTTGTTGCAGAACTATAAATGCTGAATTGGAAATAGACAACATTCCCAATCCGCTTGCAGAAATTATCATCGCTCAACTTAGCCCAGCTCATGCAAGAAAAATCAGAACCAAAATCTTCAACTGCTATTCCTGTGCTTGCCGGCGTCATATAAATCTGGTTTGCGTTCAGTTTTCCATTTGTCTTAGCCGTATCATACTGGCTTTGTGTCAGGTAGTTGATTACCAAACTGTCCAGCTTTGTATCAGTGGCCATAATCATATACCTCTCGTTACAATCGCGCTGATTGCGGATAATCCGCTCGGCAGTCCAGTCAATTTTCCGTTACTGATGCTTAAGCTCAGATTGGTGCTGCTTGGGCCGCCGTACATGGCGCTCTTGTGGTACTTGTCACCCTCAAACGCGATCAGGCTCGTACTCTGCCCGCCCCAGCCGCTGGAACTGGTCATGGTGCCGTAGCCCCAAATCTTGATTACTCCGTCAGTGCGCTTAAAACTCACGCTGGGGTTGGTGTCCGTAATAGCATAAGCCTCCACATTGTTATTGCCACTGCCGCCGGAACTCCCGCCGCCGGCATAAGTTCCTGTCACGCCAAAAATACTTACACCACTCTTGATGTTTCCGGCCACAAGGTTTGCATCACCTTTAATGGTTTGCGCACCACTTAAATACTGGCTTGCGGCAATCGTCTGGTTACTGGTCGATGGTGTATAAGTCGCAGCAGCTTTCTTGGTCACACCACTGCCCACATATGTAGTCGAAATAGCATTTACAGTCACCTGGCTCAATCCGCCGTATCCGCTGTCAGGTTTTACAGTCTGTGTTCTTTCACTTGGCGATACAGTTTTGCTTTGTAAACTTACACTTCCGCTTCCACCACTGCTGCTCCCAGCATAACTGCCTGTCACATTAAAAATCTTCACACCACTTTTAATGTTACCGGCGGTCAAATTGCTGTCACCCTTAATCGTCTGGGTTCCATTCAAATACTGGCCGGATGCAATGTTCTGGTCACTCGTTCCCGGCGTATAAGTCGCAGCACTCTTTTTCGTTACGCCGCTTCCCACATAAGTTCTCGATACTGCATTTACTGTAACCTGGCTCAAACCGTCATAGCCATTGTCGGCCTTGATCGTCTGTGCGCTCTCACTGGGGCTAACTGTCTTGCTCTGCAAACTCGCCCCACTGGCACCACCAGTCACAAAACCTCCCTGCATATCCACCTGCGTACTTCCTAAATAAACTCCCATATAAAAATCACCACCTGCTAATTGTCACACTTGTTGCGCCCACACTGGCTGCCGTAATGCTGATAGATTTTGCACTGCTGCCATCCCATGCACCCTGGCTTGTCCCGTTCAGGTTAATCGTCAAAGCTGCATTCACCTTGTTGGCGCTCGTTGCGGCACCGCCTGCACTGCTGGATCCAGCATAATTGTGGGTGTGGCCGCTTGCCGCCTTACCATCAATCAAACCTTTCAATACCTTGCCCTGATTGGCAGAAAGTGAGTCAGTTGTCGATGTGCTGGTCAGATTATCCTGGATTCCACGCCAAGTATTGCTCGGTGTAGCCCAGGTTCCATCGCCGCGCAGATATTGTCCCTGTGCTCCCTTGGCCGGTGCCGGAACAAGTCCTGTACTGCCCGCCGCATCAGCGGTCGCTTTCGCAAACACGCCATAGGTTGTATTCGTATCCGGGGGTACAGCCCAGGTTCCGTCACTGCGCAGGTAACGGTTCGCATTGCCCGCCACCGGCGCAATCACCAAGCCGGTACTGCCCGCTGCACTCGTGGTCGCCCCTTTGAACGTCCCGTAAGTCGTATTAGTGTCCTGCGTTGTCAGACTTCCTGTCGTACCGTCATCCTTTGTCCATGTCAGGGTCGTACCGCTTACACTCAGGCTCTTGATAACAGAATGATTGTGTGCACTGGGCGCAAAAGTACTGGGCTTGTTGGTTATACTGTCCCATGTATGTGTATGTCCGGCCGGGGCTTTCCCGTCAACAAGACCTTTTAATACTTTACCCTGTGCAGCACTCAGGCTCTGGTCAGTAGCATCACTTGTCAAATTATTCTGTACACCACGCCATGTATTCGTGTCGGTAAACACAGCACTCGCCGGCACACTCTTACCCAGTGTATAAGTGGTCGCCACAGGTTTGCCATCACTAAAATAAACCGGCTGTGTCGCACTGCCTGCACTGCTTGTCAACTTTGTGGCGGTGTCTGCATTGCCGGTCAACTTGCCAATGAAACTCGGAGCTGTCACAGAATCGCTCACATACAATTTGGACAGCAAGCGGGACACTCCGTTTACAGTAAGGTTGCCTAACTGAGCCATCCTATCATCTCCTTTTTACATCTCTATAAAGTTATCCATTACGATTGAATCATCAACGAGTTTACCAGCACTTGTTGAGCCATCAACGTAATTATCGGCAGGCACAACCCGGATATTGGAATATGTAATCGTGCCTTTTCCATTGGAATAATTCGTCCGGCAGCCAAGCTGTAACCCGGTACAGTCGTTGGTTATGCTGAACGTAGCAACATATCGCTTGCTCCCGCTGTCAGCGCTTAACACAAGATCTTTGAATCCTTTTAGATTGTTGATCGCGTTACACATTGGGTTGCCATAATCCCAACTCCAGCTGGTTCCGTCATAACAAGAACCTTGACTGGCAATACCAAAATTGTCCGCCACATCTGTTTTGAAGCCACTCCAGATAACGGTCATATCAATTACATAGCTTTTACCTTTTACAAATCCGGTAATATTTCGTTCCATACATGAATTATCAACAGACGCAGTTGGTGTATATCCTTCGCTCATAAACGTGTTCAGCATAGCGCCGTTTGTCTCTACAAAACTCCCCGCATTCACAACCCCGCTTTTATTCACCCTCACACTCATGTTTCAATCAGCTCTCCCTTCGTCATCATCGTTCCGGTGCTTGTAATCGAAACCGGTGTGTTGTATAGCTCTGCAATGTCCGCGTCCGATAGAGCAGTAGCATAAATGCGGAAATCGGAAAGCTTGCCATGGAAATTTGTATTCCAATCATTTCCCACATAACTGTCACCCAATGTAAATGTGTTCGCAAGCATTATTGTTTTATCTGTATAGGCAGCGCTGCAATTTTTCTTGCCATCCAAATACCAGGTCGCTACACCTTCTTTGTATACATAAGTGAACAAATGCCAGGTATTTACTGCAATATTACTTCCGCCTTTCACATAATTCGGACTAACGTTTCGGTATCCCCACTGCGCACAGCCTTCGGTATTAACTGCCAGCCACAAACCGGAGCCGCCATAACCGTTACTGTTCAACCAAGTAGAATATGCGCCACCTTCAATTTGGTTCAGCCAAACACTAATCGTGAATTTGCTCGCAGCCTGCCCGCTAAACGGCATTTTCCCAGTAATATAATTTTTATAAGGGAACTCATAGCACTTATCATACATCGGGCTGTTTCCAGCCAGCACAGGTGCAGTTGCCGCTGTAACACTGCCATGGTTTCCAAACCCGCTTGTATCATACACCGTGTTATCCGCCCAGCTGCCATTGCTTCCACTTGCCGCTGTACTGCACTCACTTACACAAACGTCTTTCAAGTCAAAATCGCATGTATAAACTTTGTCTTTAGTTGCCAAACTCTCTGAGTAAAATTCAACCAGCGGTTTCGTATCATACTCTGTGCCGGATCTTGTGTACTTTGCGTCCAGCTTGATCTGGATGTGGTATTCATGCCACTGGTTGTCCGCCACCGTGATTGTCTTCATGCTCGTAACCCAGTCATTACTGATGTGTGCCGCTCTAAAGCTAATGTTAAAGTTCTTGCTGTGGCACCGCACCTTGCAACTGTAATCATATGTCTTGCCCGCAGTAAAACTAAAAGTAGGGAAGTAAAAATTAGGCCAGGTATTATTGCCGGTTCCTGTATAACTCAGCTTGTAATTATACCCGCGTTCATTTGCCAGCTTGGTCACAGTATAGCTACTACCGCTCGGCTTCCCCTCAAAATTATCTCCACTATATTTGTTAATACTCCCTGTTGCATACGGGTCATTCAGCGGATAGTGACAGCACAGCCCCTGCGCAATCTCATGAACTTCTTTAGGGCTGAGGGCGTTATCGTAAATTCTAAAATCAGCGATACAACCGTTATAGTGATAAATATCACCTCCAGAATAATGGAAGCACCCAATACCAAGCCCCACACTGTCGGCAAACGTCGGTGCTGTTCCGCCAAAAGTCGCATTAACCTGCACCACACCGTTCACATAAATCTTGATGTTCGTCCCACTCTTCACAAATGCAACGTGGGTCCATTGGCCGCCTGTTACGCCGAACATCCAGCCGGAACTTCCAAATCTTGCCTGGCACTGGGTGGCACTTGCTACTTCCAGCGCATAACCAAAAGTCGTCCAGTCCGCCCTGCCAACCGTAAAAACATACTGACTGGTGGTTCCGGTGTAATTCGTGTTCAGCCAAACCGCCCAGCTAAAATTATCCAGATAGTCAAAATCATGCACACTGGCGGTTTTAATCACCGCATTTCCAGCAAATGTGGCGCATTTCCCCAGATTACCATTTCCCCAGCTGCTTGGCGCACCGCTTATTGTGGTTCCATTCAGCCCCAGCTGCCGGGTGTCTCCATTCAGCGGCAGCCATAATTGCAAAGCCAAATCGCGCCACCTCCTTAACTAAACGTAAAATTCACACACTTGTTTGTTGCATCGTATCGCAGTGTGCATCCATCGCCGATCATGACCTCATTGGCGCTCATGCGTCCGGTAATACCAACACCGCCACTTACCTTCACAGCACCGGTACTTTTATTCGTAGACGCAGTTGTATTTGTAAACGCAGTCACACCCGTTACAGTTCCGCCCGCAGTAGGAAGGTATGGATGACTGTGCGTATCAGCTTTGGTTTTCAGCTTCGCGTCAATCTCACTCTCTGTATAGTACCGATCATCATGTGTATGGCTCGATGTAGCATATGCAGAGGATGCAGTGTAGGCCGCGCTTCCAAGTCCAAGCCACGATTGCAACGCGCTTTTAGACACATCCTTGATTTTTGCATCTGTAGACCCACCGTCACCAGTTGTATAACCGGCAATAAATTTAATTGCATCGCCTGTAATACCAGCCCCGCTATATCCGATTTTGATAGTTTTGCTCGTGGCATTATAATCAACAACACCAATCGCAGCATCTGCATTTGCCGCTTTTGTCGCATACTTAACAGATTTATTTGCATCTGCTGTATTGTCTACATTGCCAAGACCAACCTGCTCTTTCGTATGCGTATGATTTGCCGCAGCATAGCTACCCTTTGGCTGATAAGTAGCGTCGGCTTTGCCCTTGATGTAACTCCATAATGTTTTTACTGGTCGCCGGTAGTATGTGGTTGAAGTAGTTCCACCTCCCGCATACTGAGATACATAGTAGTCGTCATCTTGCGGAGTGGAATCGCCAATAGAGAGATTGTTAATAAGTGCGCTTGCGTCGTGGGTATGCCCGGCAGTAGCAAATTGATTCTTGTTTACAGCACGAAGTTCATACCCATTCCAGCAAGCAAGCCAAGTGTAATTTGCATAATCCATACCGGCTTTTGAATAAGCAAATGTTGTATCTGAAGACTTATTGCCTATGTCTTTTATACTACTATGGGTATGTCCCGTAGCTGCCTTGCTATCCACTAAAGCTTTCAGCGCTTTGCCCTGCGCTGCGCTCAAACTGTCGGTCGTACTGTCGCTGGTTAAATTGTTTTGGATGCCGCGCCAAGTGTCGGTATCTGTCAGCTTGTCCTGCGCCCATCCGCTCCAGGTCCCGTTTACACAATGGCGGCGGTAAGCAGCACTGTCGCTGTAAACAATTTGGGTATAATAGTTTCCACTTGCCCGGTGAATCACAATCAAGCCAAAATGGTCTACGTTGCTTGGTTTATTTGTCACGCTGTTGCTGCCGCCAGAACTGTAAAATCCTGGCGTCACCACATCGTTTAAGTTCTCATTTGTCAACACAATCATGGCGGCCTTGCTCTCATTCAGGATTTTGCCCTGGTTTGCCGCAAGGCTCTGGTCGGTCGCGCTGCTGGTCAAGTTATTCACAACCGGCCGCCATGTGTTTGTGTCCTGTTCGGGTGGGGTGTATCCCAGTGCATTCTTTACATTGTCCGCCGTCACACTAAGCACGCCGCTGTTGTTCGTAATGTTCGCTCCGGTTTTCACGCCGCCCAACACATTGCTGGTCGCCGTGGGCAGGCTGTATTTGTTCGCCCCCTCGGCAATCCCATCCAATTTTTTCTTATCGGCTGCGCTCATAAAGCCAGCCGCGCTCTGTGTAGCTCCCCCGTGCCCGTGGCTAATGGGCGCAAAAATAGTTTTCAGCTTGCCAAAAAAGTAGCTTAACCCCGCGTTACTCAAATATCCCACTTTACCACACCTCCTCTTGGTTTAGTTTTTAAGATGCCAAAATGGTATCAATTTCAGTATTCTGGATCGCATCAATGGTAAATACCTGGCCCAGTCCATCCCACTTCTCGCCATTCCAGGCATAGTTCATGCCATCGCCAACGTCGTATACATCGCCAATGGTCTGGCCGCTGATCGGCAGCTTGTCATAGCTCGCCACACTGCCTTTGTAACGGTACATAGCGGTAATGTCGCTCTTCAGGGCATAGGTGTTTGCCGCGCCAAAACCATCAAGTTTCTTCTTGTCGGCGGTGCTCATCAGGCCATGGGTGCTCTGGGTGGCATCATTGTAGGTGGTGTTGGTGCTGGGGATACCCAATGCCGTAATATCGCCCTTAGCAACCGCAGTCACAGCGCTCACATGTCCGGTCGCATCCACAGTAATTTTGTACAGGCCACTGTCATGTGCGGTATAGCTGGGGTGTACATACTTGTTGGCACCGGTAGCAATGCCATCCAGCTTCTTTTTATCTGCGGCGGTCATCAAACCGTGTGCGCTCTGGGTTACATCGTTGTAAGTGGTATTGGTTGGGGTTGCCCAGGTGCCGTCACCGCGCAGGTACAAACCCTGCTGCCCTTTGGCAGGTGCGTTCACCAGGCCGGAACTACCAGCCGTATCAGCGGTCGCACCCTTAAAGTTGGTATAGGTGGTATCTTTGTCGGCAACCCACTTGGCCGTACCATCGGCACTCCAGCCCAGGATCATGCCGTCAGAACCACCTACCGGGATGTGCTTATTGCCGCTTGTAGCGGGGTGTACATATTTGTTTGCACCGTCCGCAACACCGTCCAGCTTCTTCTTATCGGCGGCACTCATCAGGCCGGCGTTCGTGGTGCTTGCAGCTCCATAGGTGGTGTTCGGCGGGGTTGTCCAAGCACCGGTCGAATCCAGCCAGCGCTGCGCACCCTTCGTCGGGCTGGGCACCAGTCCGCTCTTGCCATCCGCATCAACCGTTGCGCCGCTCATCACATTGTAGGTGGTATCCTTTTCGTTTACCCACTTAGCGGTGCCGTCCGCGCTCCAACCCAAAATCTGGTTGGCACTGCCGCCTGCAGGGATATGCTTATTCCCGCTGGTTGTCGGGTGGATGTAATTCATCAGCCCGGCCAGCTTGGTCTTTTCTGCCGTGGTGTAATCATTGGTCGAAAGCCCCTTGCCATCAACCTTGTCTACCTTGCCCGCCAGCAAAGCTTTAATCTTCTGCCAGAGATAAAGCAGACCGTCATAACTCAAAAATGCCATATTGTTCCCTCCTATTCGTCTTTGAATAAATTATCAATCTGGCTGTTGGTAATCTCGTCAATCACAGCTTCCGGGCTTGGGGTGTTGATAATCAGTCGCCCATCTGCATCCGCCGTCACGCTCGTAATGCCAGTGCCGCGCACCTTTACTGTACCCTTTGCCACATCACCGTGTTTCAGCTCCAAATTGGCTTCTGTGGCATCAGCCTTGCTGGCCCCAATTGTAAAATCAGTGTCATTCAGCATTACCCAACCAGAGTTATAAATATACAAATCTCCGGGCGGCAGGTAATAAATCTTCCCGGTCAGCGGGGCCAATGGCAGCTCACTCACTCGTTCCAGATCGCTTCCAATCCGAACTCGCCCACCGGCTGTGTCCCGGTAAGTGTTTCCCGTATCCAAGCAGCATACCAGCTGTCCATCCACAATAGGAGTTTTATCCAGCTGCGACTGTTGGATCTCGCATAAAGAAAGTTTTGACATCGTAAAACTCCTTTTTGTAACAATAAAAAAACCGCCTACCTGCGTACAGATAAGCGGTTTCGATTCAGTATTTAATTTGACAAATTTTGCATTGACAGTATAATAATAGCAGAACTAAGGCACCAACGTTTATTCCTTTTTGCCATATCTTCCCCATAGACGTAATAGGCGGTCAAGCCTCCCATCTGCCGCAAGGCATTGTGGAGCGCCCCTACTTTGCCTTCCGGTAAATTCATTTTTTGCCAGGAGGTGATGCTTATGCCAGGTCTATCCTTTGTTGATACCATCGTCATTATTGGCGTTGTGTTCACCGGGGTACAAACTGTCGTAACAGTTATCACGTTTTTTCGTGGTAATAAAAAGTAAAACCGCTCTGTCGCCCACAGAACGGTTTTTTGTTATGATGGTTTAACTGTCATACATAAACTATAAACTGAGGTAGACCGTCTATGTCGGTGCCTTAGTTCTACTATTATTATATATATAACATCGTTGTTTGTCAATACAATATAAAACCTTCGCTGCACAGTGCATGTTCTCCCACTCGCAAAACACTGGCCCTGCAGCGAAGGTTATTTTTTATGTCAACTTGAGATAACTAACCGCTTGGCCGTCTCAGCCAATGGTCTTCCAGGTAATAGCGCCCTCAACAACCTTCACGCGGGTATCCATGGCAGTGTTCAGGCCGTCAGCATACGCCTTGGCGGCATCACGGGCAGCATCAGCCTTGGTGGTTGCGTCAGCAGCGGCAGCAGCAATGGCCTCGCTCTTGGCGGCAGCCAGCTGTTCAGTACTCACCTTAGCATCCCAGGTGGCCTTCTGTTCCTTGGTCACATGGATGTCGGCATTCGCAGCGTGCGTATCCAGGGCGGTCTGCACAGCCTTGATCTTTTTGTCAGCTTCGGCCTTGGTATAAGCATCAGGCACAGCAACATACAGGCCGTCTTCCTCCAGGGTAATGGAGTTGTCAGCCTTGGCGCTCACCTTCACCTTCACGCTGATCTTATTGTCAGCAGAAACAGTAACCTCAGCGGTGGAAGTTGCCAGACCGGTGTAAACATCAATCAGGCTGCCAACCGGGATCTTGATCACATCGCCGCTGGTAATGGTCAGCTCAATGTTTTTATCCTTGGCATTATAAGTACCGCTGGTCACAACCAGATCCTTGCCCAGCGCAATGGTCAGTTCGTCGCCGCCAAATACCGGCAGCTTGATGGTGCGGGTGCTTGCATCATAAGTCGGTGCATGCACAACGCCAGTCAGGGTGGTAGCAACGGGGTCGCCGCCCTTGGCAACACTCAGCACGCCCTCATTGTAGGTAACATCGGTAACAAACTTGCCCTTGGCATTCTCAACGGCTTCAATCTTGGCGTTGACGTAATCGGCAACAGCCTTGGTGGTCGGCACATTGTCATCGCTGGCGTTGGCAGCCGGGATCTCAGTCACGGTGGCCTTGTTCAGCTGGATATAGCTGGTACCATTGAACACATGCAGGGTAAAATCGCTGGTGCGCACATAAACAACGCCCTGCACCTGGCCGGAACCAGGCAGGGTGCTCACCAGCTTGCAGCTCTTGGTGTATTCAACTGCACCCTTAAAAATCTGCAAAGTGTCAGTCAAAAAATACAGGGTGTCGTTGTCCTTTGCCTCCAGGGCTTCAAAGTTAGCTTTGGTGCCATAATTAAATTTTACTTCTGCCATAATCATTTCTCCTTAAATTTCATGTTGTTTTTGTCGGTTAAAATTCCTGCCAAACAAATCCAGTGCTTGCAGTGCTGAACGGTTCAACAGCAAACTTCCCGGTGTCTAACAGCTGTACAATCCACGGCTCATACTTGCCCTCGGTGTTTTTAATCATTACGGTCTGCCCGGCATAAGTGTCGCTGCTGTTATTCAACTGCTCATTGGCTTGCCCGTTGCTGTCAAAAACACGGGTACGGGGGCGGATCGCCTGTTTGCTCTTATCGTCACGGATGTAATAAAACTCCGATGTATCCTTGGTAATAACCAGGTCCTTCTCGTCAATAATTCCATTCGTAATCGCTGTATCCAGGTTTTCTGCGTTACCATAGCCCAACTTGCTTGTGGTTGCCATTCTCCCAACTCCTTTCTCCATGTGTCGCTATATAGAAAAAATGCAGGCGGCCAAGCCTTAAAACTCAACCACCCGCATATTTCCATCAGTTGTACCATCACCGCCGCTGCCGGAACCGCCGCTGCTCTTAATCTCTACCGCATTGCCAATCGGGCTTCCGTTGGCGGTCAGCTGCAGCATGTCATTCTTGTAGCTCAGGTTGTCAGCTTTGCTGTTCATCATGGTGTTGCTCTTATCAATCATGGCCTTCAGCATGGCCTGCATCGCAATAATCCGCTGGTCCAAAGCATTCAGTGCTTCGTCCGGGATCGTGGCCGCCCAGTCGTAAACATCAATAATTTTAATTTCGCCCGGTCCAACCTTGCGGATGTACTGGGTGGTCCTGCCTTCAGCATCCATCTCAATATTGCCAAAGGTCAGCTGAAACTCAATCACACCGGCCTCACTGGTCAGCGCTGTGTCAAAGGGCAGCTTATATTCCAGCTTGTTTTTATACAGCTCGTCACTCAGCGTCAAAAACTCGGTGCGGTATTTCTTGCTCACCGGCAACCGGTATTCCAGCATCACCACATAGTCGCGCATGTCTTTGCCCTTATATTCCGGGTCAGCCAAAAAATGCAGTGTGTCTACCAGTTTGCTCTGCTGCATCACGCGCTCCACCACACTGGCGGTCAGGGTATTGTCCTCGTTAATCAGGATCGTGTACATTGCTCGTCTCCTTTCCGCCCACAATGTAGTCAAACTCATTGCGGCTGATTTTGCCCTTGTGCCACAGCGCATTTAGGGTCGCTTCTTTTAATCGGCGATCCAAATACAACCGCCGCAAACTCTCCACAAAGTCACTCATAGCACACCTCCTTCAATCAGGCTCAGGGTATAAGCATCAATAATAGCCTCAGGGGTTTTGGCCCCCAAGGCTTTCAGCTTGTCATATTCGTAAACACTGATCTCTTCCAACTGCACGGTATCGTATCCTGCCGCCGGAATGTTATAGTATCCGTCCACATGCCAGATGTAGCGCCCATCACTGCTCACAATTCCTTCGGCATCATCTGCTGTGCAGTTCACCATAATCCCGTGTTTCGCCTGGTATTTCACAAAACTCAGGTGGTCAAGGGTATCAATCACCTGGCCGTTATACATCACCTTGTAATACATTTCGTTCCCTCAACCTCCTTTACACGCTGAACATCACGCGCACGCCATGCTGCTCATTCGGGGTAACATAGCTGTAAATCTGGCCGTCAGCCGCAACCTGCAAAAAGTAATCTGCATACTGAACATTCGGGCTGCGTGTCCAATAAGTGGTGGCCGCGCCATCATCGTCATAGCAGATTCGGCTCTGATTATCCGTCATGTAACTGATCGTTGTACCTTCATAAATATACGGCTCACTGTTCATGCTGGGGTTCAGCTCATATGCAGCCGGTATAAAGAAGTAACAGTCCGCCGTCACAATTTCCTTGGATGTTCCGCCCGCACTGGATGTCACTTTTACCTGCTGGATCAACTGCTGCCATCCAATTGGCAAGGCATTCGGCAGCCGCTTGTCCAGGTAGGTGCGCAGCGTTGCTGCGGGCCAACCGCCATTGTTGTAATAGTTACTGGTAATCGGCATCTTGCGTGCCAGCGTATTTTTCGCCAAAAACGTCATTGCGCAGCGCTTGTTTGTGTTATCGCTTAAATAAAACTGCTTAAATCCGCACATCTCATATTCGCGGGTTTCATGCGGCCATGCAGCCAGCTTCCGGCAGGCGTTGTCGCCCAGGTCTGCATACCAAACTTTCGCCCAGTACACATCACCCTTGGCAAACCGTTCATATTCCCCGTCATCTGCCTTGGCGCAACCAAACACCAGCGTTGCATTGGTCTGTGTAATTCGTCCACGGTTAATCTCGGTGTAAACAATGTCATCACCGTAAATGTTAGCCGTATACACATGCAGGTTGTTTTCGCCCTTCTTGTGGCGCATTACCACCATGTCACGGGTTCCAACTGTGGCAGCTGCTGCGCTTTCGGTACCCCAGCTGATCTTGGCTCCATTATTGTTCCAAATGCGGATACCGTTCATGCCGTTGGTTTCAAAACACTGCATCAGCACAGCATTGGCCGTATCGGTTGTGGTCATCCGGTAATCTACCGCCAGCACCCAGTCCCGGTCTTCCTTCAATAGCTGCACACCGGTATCCATATAGTTAGTGCCATCAAAGGTCTTTTTCTCGTTGATCAAAACCTTCTCTTCAATGTCAGAGTAGCTAAAGTCGTTGCCCATCGTAATGGTCACAGCGTCCTTGGGGCTGACCACCTTATTCTCCACACCAACCTTTTTCATTGCATAAATCTCGACCGGGCGCAAACTGCCAATCTCTTTGCCGTCAAAATAACCAGAGGTATATTCGCAGCTGTCATATACCGCATTGATGTCCTTGTCTCCGTTCACATATCCGCCCTTGTTCCAATGGTCAAACAGGTAGAACTTATAGGCACCTTCCTCCGCCGTATATGTCGGGGTATCGCCTTCGTACAACACCATGCTGCCATAGGGGGCAACTGTTTTCTGCTTCTCCGTACCATTGTTCAGGTAGCGCACGGTATACTTCCGCACACTCTCGGTATATTTGGCCGTTACGGTCTGGTTGGTAAATACTGTAACAAACTCTGTGTCCCATCCAGCATAGGTAAAGTCAGTGCTCACCGTGCTCTTCTTGGTCGGCTTCGGGATCGGCTTCTCCGCACGGGTCACAGGGTCAACAGCCTTACCACCCTTGTCAATGTACTGCACATCCAAAACTGTGTGCTCGTCATCATCATTCACAAAGGTCCAGGTAAACTGTTCCACCAGCGTGTTGTAGCTGATCTTCAAATCCGGCCACTGTGCATTAAACTCTGCCAGCTTCTTTTCACGCATAATGGGCACATGTACCTTGCCCTCCAGTACAGAGTGCTCGGTATTATAGCCGTTTTCATCCAGGCCGGTCATCGTGTACAGCCGGTCAAGCAGTGCTGTATCCTCGCATTTCCAATCAATGCCAGTCAGGCGCACGCGGTTCAAACCTGTGCATTTTTCCAACATAGCTTTCAAGTCAATGGTCGGGCAGCTTTCCACAACCAGTGTGGTCATGTTCTCATAGCCGTCAATCTTCAAATCGGTCAGGTGGTTCAGGTTCTGTGCCGTCAGGCTTGCAATCGCAGGCAGTTCAGCCTTTTCAATCTTGCCGCCCTTGGCAAACGCCACACCGGTAATACCGCTGCCGCCGGCATAAAAATCGGTCAGGTTTACACATCCCGCCAAGCTGATGGATTTCTTCAGGTTTGGCACATTCTGCAAATTCAGGTGTTCCAGCAGCGTATTGTTGCCAACCGCAAAGTCGGTCAGGTTTGTGTTGCGGTAGCCTTCGGTGCCGTTGCCAACCTTCAAGTCGGTCAATTTCGCACCATGGCTAAAATCAACATACCCAGGGTAAAATCCACTAATGTCGCCAATGCTCTGTATCAGGCTGGCATTGTAAACATAAACCTCGGTATCGTTCATGGCTGCAATCGGGCACTCAATTGTATAGGTCTGGCCGCGCTTGCCGCGCATTTTTACCGGGTTGGAGCCATACAAAACACTTACATAGGTATCTGCATACGGGCGGATATGGAACGTGCCATCCGGCTGCACACCTGTCCAGTTGGTCGGGGTATAGCCGCGGATCGTCATATCATCAGCCGTGCAGGTCGTACCGCTGTACTTGCTCGCAATATACTTTTCCTGGTACTTCTGGTACTGGCGGCGCTGGTGGCGCTTGTTGCCGTGCATCATCGGCAGGTAACTGGTTGTTCCATTGTCTTCATAGGTGCGGAAATATTTGCGCCGCATGTCCATAATCCAAAGCTTTTCGGGCTTCACATCCTGGTACGCCTCAATCTTGCGCAAAATACGGTTTGCACTCCAGGCCAAAGCGCTCTCACGGTTCAGGTACATCTTCTGCAAGTCGTCCGCAAAAAGATCTCGTACCTTGCACCACAGCTTGCTGTCTGCCGCGTTAAACACGCTCTTGGTGCCAATGGTGTCGGTATCCTCATAGCCGTAAGTCAGTGTCAATCCGCCCTCGTTGTCGTTGCCCTGGCAGGTATCATTATCATAATCCATGCAAAAATCCCAATGGATCAGATCTTCTGTGTGGGGGAACACATTCTTGGCGCGGTTATCCACCATTGTGTGGCGCTCAGTGAACAGATAAAAGAACAGCACACTGTCCTTGATGAAGTGGTCCTCAAAGTGGGTCTTAAACTCTGCATCATCTGCATTTACTACCCAGGTCAGCAAGCTCTGCCAGGCATTCTTTGCTGCCTGTGTTTCTTCCTCGGTACACTTTTTGCTAATATAGCGGAACTCAAAGCTGTGGTCGCCGTCCCAGGTTTCCTGGCTCAGATCGTCACTCAAAAAGCGGGTCTGGGCATCGGTGTTGTTATCAATCTCAACAATAACTTCCTTGTGGTTTTCGGGGTTCATGCCCTGGGTGTCATTGTTCTTCTTGCTGTTGCCAATATCACCGCAGGCGTAAAAATGCCACTGGCCGTCCTTAAACACTGTTGCGTTCTCCACATCCGTCTCCTGGATAAACACCACGCACGGGTAAAACGCCATCGTGTCGCGCACCTTCGGGTTATCTTTCTTTGCCTGGCGAGTATATGGGTTAAACGTGTTGTAATCATCTGCAATGCAGGCGTTGTTTGCATTTTCAGAGCTTGCAATGTTTACCTTGATATTAAAATATTTCTCCGGGATACTGTTCTCGGTCAAGGTATAGGTGCTGCCGGTGCTATCATCGCCAAACGTAAATCCGCCGGAACAGTTAATATCAATGTTTCGGCCACTCTCGCCATACGCATTGGAGCTGGTGCCCTGGCCTTTATGGCTGCCGGTCGCGGTCCAGTTATCCTCCACAGCGCGTCCGTTCTTGTAAATCTGCTGGATGGTGGTATTAAAAACCTCATTCTTTTTGCCGGTCGTAAAGGTCGGGGCGCTGATCTTGATAATGCGCAGGTCCGGGCACTTCTCGGCCAAAAGGTCAGCATCCAGTTCGCCGCTCACATTGGTAATATCGTTGCGGTTATAGCGTTCAATCATCAGCTCGGCGTTCTTGGCATCCGCAATAAAGTTGTCCAGGATCTCATCGTCCGTCAGTTCCATGCCGTAGGTTTTCATGCGGTATACCTGCACATCACAGTCCGCAGAGCCAATCGTAATGCCAACCGGGCTTGCCTGTGTAAAGTTGTCGCTTGCATCGTACAGTTCCACCTTACAGGGGATACCGTCGCACCATAGCACCATCTCTTTATACTTGCTGTCCGGTAAAATATTGAACTCAAACTCCAAAAAGTCATCTTCGCAAATCGGCAGCTCAATGCGGTTCTGCTGGCTGGTCAAGGTAATCTTTTGTGCCTGTACCGTCAAACCAACGTTGCCATTTGCGCAGGTTAGAGCCGTAGCATCGTAGTCTCGCACATTGGTGGTCTTAAACACCAGCTTAAAGTTCTTACCCTTCTTTTTGGCATCGTCCGCAAACAGCTTGTAATCCAGCGTGGCGGTAGTTCCGGCTTTCACGCAAAAGTAAGTATCGCCGTCCTCATCAATCTGGTAGCCGCCATTGCTCCAGTCAAAGTTGTCGCTTACCGTCATCGCGGTATTGCCATCGGTCCACAGGCGGTTTTCGTCCGCATTGGTTCGGCCAGCCGGGTTAAAGTCAAACATCAGGTTGGTTTTCACCGGCTCAATGTTAATACCCAGCTCGGTAATTTTTACATTGATGGTCTTTACCGTCTCGCCGCAGGTAATGGTCAGCACATGGCTGCCAATCTCACTGCTCTTGTACGTCCAGGTCTGTTTGGTGCGTCCTACCGTCAGCTTGCTGGCAACAATGCCATCCACAGCCAGGGTCACATTGGTGTTGCTGCTGGCCGGGTCATACACGGTATAGTTAATCGCAACATTGCTGTACTGCTTGGCACTGTAATCCAGCACGGCGCAACTGATAATCGGGGTGTTATTGCCCTCTTCCACCCACATAATATCGTGGCGCAGGGTGTTGCTTGTCACCTGTTTGCCATTGATCTCCGCCGTCATGCTCACTTCCAGCAGGTGACTGCCGTGTTTCTGGGTGGGCAAATTGTAGGTCATCTGGCGGCCTGTCACGGCAGTGCTTGTTCCGCCAATCGCCTTGCCATCCAACTTAAAGCTGATGTTTTTGACAATATTGCCATACGGAGTAAACCGGTAAGTTACTTCGCCGGAATAAAAAAGAGAGTCATCAAAAATGCTCTCCAAATAAAACTCAACAACATTAACCGACCAGTTCTTGCTGCCCACACTGCCCATGCTGTCCGTAACCTGCAGCCGCACGGTGTTGTCACCGCTATGCAAGTATTGCGTCACATCAAAGGTATTCTTGCCCTGGATGATGGTCGTGGTTGCCACCTTGGTGTTGCCCACATACCAGTTGCCAGTTGCATTGCCGGTGTCATCGCCAGCATTGTCCACACTCGTAAACTTAAAGTTGATCAATGCACTGTCGCCCTGAACTACGGTCAGGCTGCTGTCACCAATTCGTTCAATGGTAATGGTGCTGGTTGCCTCACCGCCGCCACCGCCGCCACCTTTAATGGTAACAACAGTCTTGGTTGTGCCGTCTTCCAACAGACTTAAATGACCGTCATCACTGGTGTAAGTAATGTCGTACTCATGGCCGTTGCTGGGCTTAATATCTTTGATCTTTTTCTGGATTTCTGCAATGTCGCTGTTGGCCGTATCCACACTGCCCTGCAAAGCTGTCACGGTATTCTTGGTCACAGTCAAATCATTGGTAAATCCATTCAGAGCAGTTTTGTCTGCCTTATCAGCCAGCAGTTTATTGGTTGCTTCCTTATTATAATAATCACTCTGCAAGGTGTTCGGCAGGTCGCCCACACTATCCTGCAAAGCTTTCACGGCCTCGTTGTTGCTGGTCTTATATTCATCCAGCGCTGTGCTTACCGGGTTTACCGCCGCGCTGATCTTAGCATCCACCGTCTTGCCATATGCAGTCGTCCACTCTGCGCTGGGATCGGTGCTCAAGGTTACAGTTTTAATCACTGCATCGCCGTTATAAAATGTTAAAGCACGGGTGCCCGCATCATACGCACAGTTAAAAGCCGCCAATCCGTCGATTCCAGAAATCTTGCCTTCCAACAGTGTAACAAAGCTATCCACTTCTTCCTTGTTATAATACTTGGCAAGCTCCGTGGTCAGCTCAGTTTTCTTGGTATAGTTGGTGTCAAGGTCACTCTGCAGCTCCTGTTTAATTCCTGCTGCCGCATTTTGGATCTTATTATCCACACCCGCCGCAGCATTGGCTGCATCCTGGGCGCTGGCCTGTGCGGCACTGGCATAGCTGGAAGCCTGGCCAACCTTCTCGTCCATCAGGGCAACAAAGCTTGTGTACCAGTCTTTGTCCGGTTCCACCATCTTGGTGCCGCTCAAAGCCTCCAAAATATTTAGCTCGCCGTCCGGTCGTGTGCGCCACATATAGGTTTCGCTGCGTTCATTTACACCGGTTGCAGTGATCTCAAAGCGCACGGTCCCCTTCTTGCTTGTCACACTATTTGTAACCAGCCAATAGAACCGGATCGTATCCTCGTTGTAGGTAACATTGATCGGCGTGGCATATGCTTCCTGCCCGTCCACATTCAGGTAATGTACCTGCAGCATCATCTGCATCAAATCAATGCCGTCATATCGCCGCGGCATCTTAAACGGGATCACCTGGCTGTTGGTTTCCTGGGTAATGTTGATCTGGCTCTCGTCCATTACAACATTTTTCATCTCGTCAATGGTCGAAAACGCATCGTCGTTATATTGGCTGTACCACAGGTATTTTTCACTGCGGGTGTAGCCGCCGTCATCATTGGCCTGCGCCTGTGGCATATCAACCACCGCGGCCATGGGAGCAGCCTCGGCCTGCAATGCCACTGGCTCTGCTTTGGCTGCCATCTCAGCCGCCATCCGTTTCGACTCTTCAAAACTTAATGCCATGTTTTCCTCCTCCCCTTTCTATTTTCAAACAAACAATACAATATGGGCGTGGCACTTATCGCCATCGCTGTTCAGCTTCACGCGCCAGTGGGTGTATGCTGTGGATGTGTTCAAAGCCTGCTGCTTGTACACAGCCTGTAGTCCGCTTCCGCTGTCCCACACATCCGTCCAGTTGTTGCCGTCGTTGCTGGCCTGTACCCACACTCGGTTAAGTCTGTTTTCTGTTCCGGTCTTACTCACACTGACCACAACCCATGCGTGCTGGCAACCGCCGGTCGTCACCACGTTGCTGTAATGGTCGCCGTTGGTTGCATCCTTATCAATCGTTGCAATTCGACTTCCGGCTTTACCAGTCAGGTCAGCAATGCTTTCGCCGTTCGCAATCTTATCTTCTGTGCAGCCAATCCCTTTGCGGAAATCGGCCAGGTTCACGCGCACTTCCGGTGCCCAAAAATTGCCGTCACTTTTGTATGCACCCTCGTCAATATTACGCAGCGCAAAATACTCGCTGTCGGTTCCAAAACCCATGTCATGGGCAAAGCCGTAACTGCGCCTGGTCAGGGTGCCCTGCGTGCAGTTGCCATTTTTGTCAATAAACTTTCTATCGCTGGCCACATCATTGGCGGTTGCCGCATTGGTGGTATCATCCTCCAACAGGGCTTTGGCCGCCGTGCTTGCGGTTCCCCACAGCCACATCACGTTATCGTAATAGCAGCCACTGTAAATATCGTTGGTTTTCTGGTTATCTGTGGCTACACACAGCCGGGTCACACCGTCCTTTTTCTGCACGGTCATCTTGGTGCTCTCGCGCTCGCCGCCCTGCAGCTGGGTCGTGGCAGAATAAGTCTTGATAGATCCTTTCACCAACTTGCCATCTACCCAGGCGGTTTTTCCTTCCAGGATAGATTTTTCATCCGCAGTGCCCGGCGTATTGCTGTCCAGCCCGCTTGCGCTGATCGCACCGCCGCTGTAATAGCCGGCCTTGATCTGGTAGCTCTCGCCGTTGGCCAACTCTGCCGTTACAGTGCCGTAATTTTGCATGGTGCCGGTTTTCAGGGTTTTGTTCTTGCTGTAAAATGTCTGTCCTGCCAGCACCTGGTCCGGCAAAGCAGTCGTGGCAGCCAGCTTGGAAGCCCCAATGCCGCTGCCGTTAGTAAAATTTACAATGTTTCTCCTCGTATCGTACTGGAAAATCACCCACTGCCCGGCACCAATCGCACCGTCGCCCAGCTTCTCTGTACCGCAGTAGGCGTTGCTGGTCATGTCTTTGCCATTGATCACCAGTCTATGCCCGTCACTGAACGCCGTGGTAAAATATGCTTTGCCGTTGGCTGCGTTGCTGTAACTGCTGCCGCTCTTGCATGTCAGGGTATGGGTTCCGCCGCTGTAACTGTAGCTGTATTCATGGATCATCATGTCGGGGTCAAACTTGCCATCAATGATGTAATTCACCGCTCCGGCATAGTGCTGTTCCAGTGCAGTAATCGCATGTTTCACATGGTTAATGTCCGCCGCTTTAATAATGTATTTGCGCAGGCCGCTGTTCTGGTTCAGGTAATTGCTGGCCTCGGTATACTTGCCGTCTGCCAGGTACTTGGTGTACTGGGCTGCCGCTGCGGCATGGCTGCTGTCCAGGTCGGCATTGTCTTCAAACGTATCAATACCTTCCGGGAACTTTGTATAGGTATCTGCCATTGCTTATCACTCTCCTGTCTCATCTTTTACAGGGTACGGGTAATACGGGTAAAACCTCATCAGCGTCACATCCATCGTTCCCTGCCCCAAGCTCTTATCAATCTTTTTAATAATAAATTGCACGGCTGTCTTGCCGCCCATGTAACGCGGGCAGTATTCAACCTTGGTGTTCACATCCAGCCACGGCACCAGCAGCATCTTCACCGTAATGCTGTCGGTCAATCGCGCCCGCTTCCATAGCTCGTATTCGGCCACATCCAAAATGCCGTCATCTGTGGTGTAATTGTCGTATTCGCCGCCGCTCAAAACCACATTGCGCCGTCCAATTCGTTCAATGCTGAACGGGCTGTTCAAAAACTGGTCGTCCTCCTCATACCCTTCAATATCTGGGTTGGCGGTACTCACAACTTCCAAATTCTGGCAGTTCTCGGTTTCTTTCAGCTTGTCCAGCTCTTCCTTGCTCGGTTTTGCATCTTTCAGCATCACCATGGCGTGCGGCTGTACCTGCCCATAAAAATAAAAGCGCCCTTTGCCGCCATTCTCATTCGGGGAATAATCGGCATCGTAGCGCACCACATATTGTACTTTTGGTTTCATGCAGTCCTGCTTGGCCTTTTTGTTGTTGCCGGCTTCATCTGTGCTGATGGTATACAGGCTCAAAACATCGGTCACAACCGCATCGCTGCTCTCTGTTGCTTTGGCGCTGATCTTCATCTGGTACCCTTTGTCAGCATCGTACAGGTCGGCCACATTGTCCGGCGGCGTAAACAAAATCAGCTTCTTACCACTCAATGCCAACCCAACCACATTTAATGTTATGGTTTTCTTTGTCGTGTCCACCACCAGGTCTGTGCAGCTCACATCCGGGCTTGCCGCAGCGCCAAACACCTCTACGCAGTTTCGCACCTCGCTGTAATCCACCGTTGCGTCTTCGCTGATGATCAAATCATTGAACACATCGGCATTCAGCACCAGCGGGTCATCCTCACAGCTTGGGATCTGCTGGCATTTGAACACATCATCCTCAAAAAATATTTCAAACGGGTAATACAAATCCCGCAACTGTGTCAAAATTGTCCACACACTGGTCGCCGCATCAAACTCCTGGTCATAAGGGATCGTTCGGTTCCAATATTCCACAAATACTTTGTTGATCCCCACTTCCTGTAATAGCTCCACCATCGCCCTGCGGATTCCGCCCCCGGCCTTAAACACGGTTTTAATACCTGTCAGCTGTCCGGCCAACGTGTCATTCAGCATTGCTGTCAAGTCCATACAGTTAATGGTCAGGCTCCGGGTCTGCGTGTCATAGTTGTATCCGTTCTGGCTGAACACATATACCCCCTGGCTGTACCAGATAATATCGTCCAGCATCGGGGTCTTCACACCAATGTAAATCCAAACATACTTGTTCATCCATTCGCTCTCGCTGTACTGGCTGATCGCATGTTTTTCGTCCAGCACAATGGTCGAAGTGTACGTTCGCCGGATGTCCGCATCTGCATCTACGGAAATTCTTCCCTCGGTCGTAATGCCCTGCAAGCTGTCAATCGTCTTCATCCGGTCGTTCAGCAGGTCAATACGGGTGTACAGCTCAATGTTATGGGAGTATAAGGTTCGTATGTCTTCTGTGCTTGGCACATACATCGCGCATCAACTCCCTTCAATATCTTCTGCAATAAACCCGTTGCGGTACAAATCGGTGCTGCTCTCCAAGCTGCCAATTTCCACAAAATCAAACGCCACGGCAACCTTGTCATAATGGTCACTGTAGCTGATACTCGGCTGGTTAATAATGTTCGCCATCCAGCTGCGTCCGTCAAACAGCTTCAAGATCTTCGGCTTCTTATTGGTACACCAGTCCACAAATTGCTTGCGGTACCGGGCACCGCCATCCCCGTCATAATCATCCGTGTCAAAACTGTATTTCAGCACAGTGGCCGTAAAATTGCCCTGCTCATAGTTCAGGTCGCTGCCGTAAATCACATACGGGTAACGGCTGCTCATAGTTTCCACCACACTGTTTGGCTGTGTTCTGGTCGTACTGGTCACGCTGGCATCAAATAACAGGTGGTAACTAATGTCTCCGTCCGTCAGCACCGCACCGTCAAAGCTGCTCAAAATCTTGTTCGTGAACATGTCCTGCTCGGCATCGTCAATAATCGGCACAAACGCATACTCATACTCGGTGTTGCGCCCGTCTGCGTACCAATCAATGTGTACCCAGTTGTTCAGTTCTTTTTCCCATTCCTTCAGGGTTTCATCATTCACCGGGGTTGGCCGGTGCTTGGTCGTCAGGGTAATCCAGTTATAGGTTCCAACCCGGCGTCGTTTTAACCGCATCTCGCTGATCTGTTCCGCCCGGTAGCGCAGGTTGCCGCCCAGGGTATCACCGTTAAAAGCTGCATAAATGGCCGTCTGGGCCTGCCACCCATTGTCCAGATTGTACTTGCCGTAATCCTTGTCGGCGTCGCGGCTTAACAGCAGGTCGTCATAAACACCGTTCTGCAGCTTCAGCACATTCAGCGCCTCATTATAAGGCGGGTATGGCAAAATCGCATTCTGTCCCATCAAAATATCGGCTCCCACAATCATTCCACACCCCTCCTTTACTCCCAGTGCAGCTCAAACAGGCCGCCCTGGTTTTTCAAATACACCTTAAACCAACCACTTGGCGCACTGGTTTTTACATTGCTCTGCAAACAGTATCCGCCGCAGGTCAGTTCCAGGTAATAACATGTTTTCTTTTCGTTCGTCTGGTAGTTGTAAGCATTGCTACTGTAATCGTCCGCAATATCGCGCCGGCACAAAAACAGCTTCAAAGCATACGGATCTTCGTCCATTGTCGGCATACTAATCCCGTTACTCCGTTTGTTCCACAGCCCAATCAGCAGCTTGTTCCAGCGGTCGCTTCTCATGTTCAGCCCCAGGGCATAGCTGCTGTCCACCACGCTTCCTTCTTCCACATGGCTGCCCTGTACCTTAAATCCATCTTTGAACGTCATGTCGGCCTTAACCGGGTCGGTGTCGTCCACCGTCAGGTCTACTGCCTGGTCCCCGGCCGATCCGCTCACATAGTGGTAGTCATCTTTGTTGTCGTTGCGGTCCTTGCCCTCAATCGTCACAACATAAGATTTCACCCAAATGCAGCCCTCTTCATAATGGTTTTCCAGCGCCACAGCCGCATAGCCGTCACCGCCCACATAGCCAATCAGCAGCTCACAAAATCCAGTGTCCAGCTTCATGCCGTGCTGGGTAATGCCCTGTGCTCTGGCGTAATACGTCGTGTCATTGCGCAGGTTGCTGATGATATACGCCTTGTCCGGCACTCGCAGTGTTTCGCTGCTCTTCACCAGGCTCTTGCTGGCATCATACAGTTCAATCGTATATTCGTTCAGCTCTTCGCCCTGGGTGCTCTCGTATTGCACTGTAAACTCAAAAGCACTGTATTCAATGTTGGTTTTGTCCTTGGTGCTGATTTCTTTGAACTTAAACACCGGTGTCTCCACACAATAAAACAGCAGAATGTCGCTCCATTCGCTCCACGCACCGTCCTGGCCGCACACCCGTACCTTAATACCAAACGCCGCGCTGCTGTTTGTAATGCTGCTGGCCTTCAAAGTAAACTCGGATCTCTGGGTACTCACCTCACCGCTCTGGTAAGTTGGGCTGCCCAGTTCCTCTGCACTCATGGCATTGGCCCAAATTTGCGCCTCCACCTTGGTAATCACACCAATGTATCGGAACCGGAATGTATAATCTTTTGTCGCATCAAATGCTGATACGGTATATAATGCTGGTTTGCTCATCCTCCCGCCACTCCCCTCCCTTTCTAAACAATCAAAAGCCGCCCAACCAATCAAGGTCAGGCGGTTATTCTTATCTCAATAATGCTATTAGCTTATATTTATTTTACGCTTTCTTCCGGCTTATCCTCTGCTGCATCAACCGGTGTTTCCTCGGCCTTTTCTGCCGCAGCCTTCTTAGCCGCTTCCATCTCTTCCTGTATCGCGCTCTTGCGGATATTCTGCACATCACGAAGCAAGCTCTCCAAAATCAGCTCCACTGCATACGGCGGCAATCCAACCTGGTTCACACCGTCACAAATGTAAGTCTTCAACTGTTCACATTTCAAATTAAAATTTTCCATCATAAAATCTCCTCGTTAAAATTAAACCAAAATGCCGCCAATAAACCGCAGCCCATGCTGTTTCAGCTTTACATCGGTCACATACCCCTGCGCATTTTTTACCAACTCAATACCATAAATAAACGGTACAGCCTGGGTATTTGCGTCAAGAGTGGTTACTTCTTTGCTGCCGTCCCAGCCTAAAGTTTGGCCGCCCCAGTTGGTAGTGCCGTCATAGATGTAAAAAGCAGGAACAGATTTATCGGTTGGCTTATAAAGTTGTAAAGATCCCTTTGCTTGCGTCGTTGGCGTATCAAAGATAACCATATATTGAGAACTCAACATAAGTTGGTGGTCAGAATCTCCAGATGTAGCTTGACTATAAATTCCAGGCATTGTGCCACCACCATCATTTGTAAAATTTATACTTCGACAATTATGAACATCTCCGTACAGCCCGGTAACGCTGATACTCGCACCTTCATTTCCGTCGCTTCCTACAAACTTTAATTCGTTAATGTTAAGCTCTGAATACCCTTTTGAATTTTCATCATATTCATCAGCCAGAATTAAATACGGTACACCGTTTTCAGAACAATCCAATGTTAATCGTTGACTCATATTATTGATTAAGGTAAGTCCGCCATTTTTTAACGTAGTTGTAATGGTTTTATCCGTATTTGTTGTTGTCAAACTACCATCTGCTAAATTGAACATAATACTCTGGTCAGACGACATCAGCGTACCAGTAGAGATAAAATCAGCACTAAAATAAAGGTTGCCAGTGTCTTCGTCAATAAAAATACCTTTGGCTGCACCATTGTTCGTCAGTCGGTTAAAGATATCTTTCTGTGTCAGCTTCTTATCAACCGCATCAATCACTTCGTCCTTGTTCGTGTAATTGTCTTTCTTGCCCCAGTCGCCGGCATCATATGCCTCGCCTTTCGCCTTGGGCTTTCCACAAACAAGCACTTCTGCCCCCGTGTACCACAAATCACCTTCGTCATACGGCGGGTCAGGGTGTTCGTCCTTGCTGGCATCTGCCGTAAACACACGCCGCTTTCCATCCGCCGTATCCTGTGCCTTGCTGGCCGCCTCAAGTGCATTGGTTACATCCTTGTCCTGCACCAGTTCCCACTTATAACTGCCATCGTCACCTTTCATAAATCGGTATGCTTTGCCTGTCTCTGTGTTATAAAACAGGTCGTCCACATGTTTTTCTTTTTCTTCATCTGTCGTCCAGCTCTTGGCCGGCTCGTTATCCAGCGTAGGGTCATAGGCGTAAAAGTGCTGCTCGGCCTTACTGTCAATCTGGTCCTGCATATCTTTCGTTACACCATCCACATAATTTTTCATGTCATCTTTGCTGGCGTAACTATCCTTTTTTACCCAGTCGCTGGCATTATATTTGTCACTGGCCGTGCGTGCTACCGTACAAACCAGAATATCTTCCCCATTAAACCACAAATCGCCCGTGTCATACGGCGGCTCCGGGTGTTCCCCCTTGCTGGCATCAGCCGTAAATACCTGGCGCTTACCATCTCCGGTGTCTTGTGCCTTGCTTGCGGCTTCCAGCGTATCCAGTGTTTCCTTATCTGTCACTTCTACCCAGCTGCCGGTTTTTGTTTCCTCGTTGTATGTCCACTGCCAGCCTTTCTTGCTGTCGGTGTTATAAAACAAATCGCCGTTGTGCGCTTTCTTTGTAGTGTCGTCTTTCCAGCTCATAGCAGGCCAGTTCTCAAGCGTTGGGTCATAGTTATAAAAATACTGTTCAACCTTGCCATCCACCTGTTCCTGCAGCTTGTCAACCTTATTCACATAATCTTTCAGGTCTTCCTCAACCTTATCCTGCTTCAACAGGTTCCGGTCAATTTCATACGGCTTAATGTACAGCCGCTTAAAGTCGTTCTGCGGGGCAATCACAGCCACGGCATCGTTCACCTGGAACAGCGCATTACTTGCAATGGTGTATTCCTTGCCAAAAGCCGCCACCACATAGCCGCTGTGGTCATCCAGCACCTTCACAATTGTACCAACAGCTGTACGGTCAAACTTGGCATTGCTAATCAGTCTCTCGCAGTAACGCTTCACCTCTTTTGCCAGGTCTTTCAGCCCCGCAATGGCATCATCCAATGTGTTCTTCGCCATAGCTTTTCCTCCAAAATAAAAAAGCCGGGCAGCCACATAGGCCACCCGGTATATCATCATCGTAATTATCGCTTAAACCAATATTTCTTTACATCTGATTTTTCATCATAAGATAATTCAATATACTTGATTTTCTCCCTTGGTATCGCAACAATCTGGTCATCTATCGTAACAAGTTCATGGCCATGGTCATCCGTCACAGTATACTCTGATAAGAACAGCATATTCTTTTCAGTTGCCAACCCTGCATAGTAGCCCTTAAACCCATTCTCGTCATTTGTTGCTACCATCATATAGGTGCCAAGCTCATAGTCAATAATATCTTCCCATACATCACTACTTGGGGACCACTTGAATAATTTAAGTAGCACCCGTTTAACCTTTGTGCTTCTGCGTAAGATAGATAAAATTGCACCAAGAACACAGGCCACAATGTACTGTAACTTCTTGGTCGGCACCACCTGCATAAGCAAAAAACTAATTATCACAGAATAAATCAAGTAGTGCTGCGGCAACTGTTTATCCAGCAACCGGTTGTAAACCCATAACATTAACACGCCGGGCACTACATACTGCAAAATGTCAGGTATCATAGCAACCAGTGCATTTAAGTATTGTGTTATCTCCATAAAATTACTTCTCTTTTTGGGCGTTTTTATCCTGCCAGGTTTCTTTGTTTTTATTTTCTTTGGCCTTATGGGCTTCTGGGTTAAACGTGAACTCCGTATTCGGCTTGTTTTGGCTCTCAGTCTTTGCCATCGGTATAACACTTCCTACCTTATTATGATAGGGTCATTATACCATATCGCATAACCCAACTCCAAGCAGATTTTCAAACAATAAAAAGCACCGAGAAGTAATTGCTCCCCGGTGTATCGTCATTTATTCAATTTTTTCGTTTTCATGACTATCTCTAAAGTCTATCGGCTCACTCGTAGGCGGATACCGAAAAGTAAACACATATTTGTCATTGTAATGGGTAAACGCGAATTCACCCTTTCCTAAAATATCCATTCCGATTAAAACATCTTCATCGTTACTACCGGTAATAAATTCAGGCATAAAGCGTTCAGCAGCTTTCATCCGGTGCTCAATAACAAGCCCGGCACGGTACACTTTTACACCTTCCTGCCTACCAGCGGCAGTGTTCGCATCACTAAGTAATACAGGTTTTAGCTCTGCCTTTTCTGCCAACCGTTTAGAAATACTGGTATATGTCGCCCCAGTGTCAACAACCGCTCTTACAGGATATGTTTTACCATTAGCCAAAACTTCTACATTCAGAACAATACTATTTTGCTCCAACTCTTTTATTGCGGTAAACGGCGGCATAACTACACATCCTTAAAAAAAGCATTTTCGTTGCCGATAATAAGGATAATTTCCAAAACACGGTTGAGTTAAACAATTTTCGTCGCCAAGTATCGGCATTGCTGCCACTGCACAATCTAACCAAGTGTCACCTGTGCAAACAATGGCCTGATTTTTAATTGTAACCCAGCAGTTATATCTCTTTTTTAGCTCTGCAAAATTAGCTTTATACCATTCCCAGTCTTTTTGCAAAGCCTTATCCTCAAACACCGGTTTTTCACATGATACCACAGTCTGCATTCAAATTCAACCTCGCAATCTTACTGGTTTTCAACTTTCTACCTTATTATATAAGGGACCTAACCGCTGATTCCTCTCGGTTGGTTTCCCTCTGTCCTGTTTGTAATTACCGCTTGCTGAACTCCTGCGCCATAATGGAGCCAATGTTCTGGTGCAAAATACGGCCAAAATTCTCAACGTCATTCACACCGTTCATCACAATGTTAATGTCGCCAATGTGTACGCCGCTGCTGCCAACACTGGCCAACTCAGAGTTCACATTCCCCATCCGCTTCAAAATAGCACTCTCCACAAAAGCTTCCGGGTTAATTGCCGCGCTAAACAACCGGCGGGTCAGGTTTCCCGGCACAACGCCGTCTCCAACCTCCAGGCTGGTATAGCGCCCGGCTTCCGGCTGCCGTACAACAATCTCAGGCCCAGCCTCATCAACACGCGCACGTTCAAAGGCCGCAACGTTCATAATGCCGGTTGCATGGTTAGCGCGAGTGATCTCGTTTTTCTCCCATTGCAGCTCTTTCTTCTGCTTTTCAATCTCAGCATTATCTTCGTTGTACTTCTTTTCCACTACCTTAATTTGCAACTCAAGGTCTTCAACCTCTTTGGTCTTATCTTTAATCTGCTTCAAAACATCAACATAGTGGTTCTTAAAGTCCGTCAGCACATCCATGCGCTGGCCCAGGATTTTTTCTTCCCAGTCAGCTCCAAGCCGCGCTACGGTATTGATTCGGTTCTGCTCGGTTTCGTAAGCGTCCGCAACCTCTTCCCATTTGCTCTTATACTCTTCCAGCTGGTCAATCAGCTTCTTGTTCTGCTCGATCTGATCTTCCACATAGTCCGTCTGGCGCATGTTTTCCGTGTAATCAGAGGTGATTTTATCAATCATGCTCTGGTCCATGTTCAAGATCATCTGATCGGCATTGTCGCCGTACAGCTTGCGCAAAATCTCAAGGTTTTTGGCATTAGTATAAGCATTCTGGGCATCATCCAGCTTTTCTTTGTAATCGTTGTAAGCGTCAATCTTGTCCTGGTTGGCCTGCTTTTTGTCCTCCAGCTCTTTTTCCAGGGCCTCTTTTTCTTTAGTCAGTTTATCAATGGCGTCATTGTGCTCTTTGTCGCGCAAGGCATCATTGTAATCTTCTTCGGCGCTCTTAACAGCACTTTCGTCGGCTTCCCAAACAAAGCCCTTGCCCTCACGGTACACACGCACATTCTTGGCGGCCAATGCAGCATCCAGCGCAGCTTTCTTCTGTGCCAGGCTAATAGCCTCTTCCTGTGCATCGTTGGCCTCATTCAGCTTATCAATCTCATCCTGCAGCGCATCAATCCGCGGTTGGTAACTGTCCTCCAATTCGTCATTGGCTTTTTCCAGCTCTTTAACCCGCTGCTCAATTACCCAGTTGGCACCATTGATGGCGGAATCCAGGTTGTCTTTATCCTTCTCCAGCTTTTCTTTCAGGTCATCCCACTGGTGTTCCAGCCGGTCAATTTCTTTGTCAATGCGGTTGGTTACAGTCTTAATAATACCATCCAGAACCGTCTGCTCTTTTTCCAGTTCCTTAATGACCTTTTCAATGGCCTCTTTCTGGTCTTCCAGCACCTTTTTCTGTGCTTCGTAGGTTTCTTTCAGCGCCTGGGCCTTCTTGTCCAATGCGTCAATCGCCGCACTTTGGGCATCGGTTGCGCCCTTGTTACTGCTCTTGCCGGATTTGGGCTGGGCACCGTTAAAGCCGCTAAGACCATAGCCATTCATTACGGCCAAACTCTTTTCAAGATCTTCAAGCTGTTTCTGAGCATCTTTAGCTTTGGCTTTCTCTTTTTCCAATTTGTTATTCAGAATAGCAAGTTTGCCCGCTGCTTGTTCAACATCAGGAAGTTGCAAACTATTTCCGAAGCCTAAATTTGGATTAAAGGCTAATTTTTGACTGAGATAGTCGCTGCTAAGTACAGAACTAGCCGAAGGCATAGAACCAATCGCGCCATACAAAGTTGTAAGAATTTCAATTTCTCTTTGGTAACATTCGATACGATCATTTGTCTGTTGAATAGTTGCCTTCGTAGAATCAATCTGGCTTTGTACTTGAGCAATCATGGCGCTCTTCATCGTGCCAAATTTGCCTTCCAAAATACTCTGGCTGATACTTACAACACCATTCTCAACTTCCATATCGTTGATCAGCTCAGGATAAACCGCCAACAAAGCCTGTAAGGATTCACTGCTCAAGTATCCTTGCTCGCCCATATCCTTAAAGGCGGATTCAAGAGCTTTGGTCTGTTTGTAACAGTTACTGGTACTATCAGTAAAGTTAGAGAAGAAATTCTGTAAATCACCGGCTGCATCAAACTGCCAGTCATCATCGCTACCTTGCTCTTCATGTAATGCTTGCAACTGGGCAATAAGCCCTTCAGTACTAACACCATATTTATCTGCCAAGTCAGCAGCTTCTTTATAAGCATCACTGCCTTCTTTAATCGCTTGCCCACCATTGATAGCATCGTTCAGCGCCTTAACACTATCATCGCCGTCAGCCACAGATTGAGTAAAGTCGTCAGTGGCTTGTGTAATAAGGGGAATATTGTTATAGTATAAATTCCAGAAATTCAAGAACGCCTGTTGAGTATCAGATAAAACTTTAATACGTTCCTGATATTTAGTTTTATCAGCATCCGTACTTTGTTCATTTGTGGCGTTGTTGAGCAGCGTATCCATTTCGGTATTAAGATCATCGCCGGACTCTTTTATATAATCTTGTAATTTTTTTTGGAATTCCTTAAACGCAGCTAAGCGAGTATCATAGACAGCTTGGATTATTTTCCCATTAGCAAGATCACTATTAAGGTTTTCTATGGCTGACGCTAATGTTTTATAGTCGTCCATTGCTTGCTGCAACCGTTCATGTTGATTACCTTGATATATTCCAGAAATACCAGCACTTTTGACGGTGGCAGGAGCGGAAATAATCTTTGTTGAAGAGGCATCTTGTTGAGCGTATACTGCTTCACGAGTGTCGTGTGCGGCTGATTCAGCCATTGCTTTTTGTAAGTCTAAATTAGTTTGTAACTGCTTTCGCTGTTGCTCTAACGCATCATAACTTTCTGGGTCCACAGGATTACCAGTTGTGCTATCTTTACACTCGTCTATCTTAGCTTTGAGTTCTTCAATCTTTTGAGTTAAATCTTCGACTTTCTGTGTAGCTTCCTCATGCTTCTGGTTCATCTCGGAAACTTTATCACGGGCATTTTCATAGGCATGAACTACATTATCGATCTGTGTAGCAAGAGATTTTACGACATAACCGATTACCGCTGCAACCGCCGCTGTAGCAATAGTACCAAGCAGCGCTTTTCCAAACGCTTTCGCCACGCTTGTAGCCGTCCGTGTGCTGGCCGTATAAACCTTCATCACGTCATCCAAGTTGTTGGTGTTCTGTGCAACGTCCCTGGCTACTTTGCTGGAATCTTTGAGGGTAGAATTGAAAATCTCAGCACCTTTGCCGGCCTTTTCTTCTTCTGAAGTCATATTTTTCATCTGTTCAATATAACTTTGAAGAGCTGCCGTATCTGCTGCCACTTGTTTACTATCCATAAAACCAGTGACTTTCCCAAACATTTCTTGTATCTTTTGTTGTATAGATGATTACTGTGTGATATAATCATTATAAGGTTATAATTACTGTTTAGGAGGTTAAAAGATATGGCAACAAATCCCCCAGTAAGAATTGTATGTCCTCACTGTGGTTTTATGGAAGTATACTTTAATCCGAGTAAATTTCCTATTTGTGAATGCTGTGGTTATGAAGACCCTATTATTATAAATCATGAAGATTTTTTGAAGTTTAATAACGAAATTACGGCTAAAGATCCAGATGCAAGTGTTTACGAAGCTTGCCGTGAAAAATATGTCTACCCCAGCGAACACTTCAGCAAAAAAGCCTATAACGATATGCTCAAGTACGCCGAAGAAAAGAAACGGCGTACCCAAGAAGAATACGACCGTATTTGTCATACCCCCAAATGCCCCACCTGCGGCAGTACCGACCTGCGCAAAGTGTCCGTGGGTGCAAAGGCTGTGTCTGTGGGCCTGTTCGGTATCTTTAGCCAGAAAGTGAAAAAGACTTGGCATTGTAACAGCTGTGGATATGAATGGTAATGCTGCGCAGTACGGTGTAGAAGGTGAATCTGTGTGTCGCATCAAGAACAACATTTTGTAGGAATGCACTACTGTGGTAGAGTTTATTATTCTGGTGAAGACGGAGGATATTCGGATTATCTTATTCCTTACTATGCACATGATGAGATTTACGATAATTATTCATCTCAGAATGTTGCAAAGTCAAAAGAAGCACATGCACCAGCTCCCTGTCCTGGCTGTAATATAGAATTAAAAAATACACATTCGCGTTGCGTATTTGAACACCGTCCGTATAATATCTGGGAATGTCCAAGGTGTGAAAGAAAATTTATATTTATAAAAGATGCTAATTGCCAAGGAGTAACTCATGACAGAAAAAGAACTGCAAGAGATTGATGCCCGCATTGCAGAACTGGAAGCGCAAAGCGACGAGTACGAGCGCCAAATCAAGGAGCTGGAAGAGAAAAAGTCGCAAGTAGATGAAAAAATTTCTGACCTAGAAACACAAGCAAGCACATATCGAGTTCTTAATTCTATCAATGATGTAACAGAAGAAAATTCCATGCAAGTTTGGTTATCCAAAGACACTAGAACTACCCCTGTTATGAGCAAATTCTGTGATTCTGATAAGAGTTTTTTAACAATTCCAGAATTTATGTATCCAAGAGCTTTTTTATTAGTTGTAACAAAATATCATTATGGTATACAATATATTGATTCCGGCATGACAATGACTGACTTAAAACAGGAAGGATGTTCTTCAGAAAGCCGTGTTAAAAGAATTGCCATGTCAGAACAAAAAACTAGAATGTCTGCTCTATACAAAGAATTATATAAAGTCATAACCAAACCAATAAATGATGAAGATAAAATCCCATTTGAATACCCTGTTCGTCTTGGCGGGCAAACATACAACAATCAAACTGGTTATGGCAGAACTTATTATGGTTACGACGAATATGAAGAAGGAACCTTGTATGGTGAAACTACTGGATTTGTTGTAATTGGTATAATCGGGAAAGACTGGCCTGTATATTAACATCCAACAATGTCAACCGGGTGTGCGTGAAGTGTAAAACAAGATATTGATGCAAAACTAAAACTAGAAAGGAACGGATTTTTCATGCCCACTATCAATATTAACTCCCCATCTGGAATGGCCGCATTAAAGGCCGCAGCACTCAAGGCCGCAGAGGAACATTACAACAAAGAAGGAATAGAAGTTGAATGCCCTGCGTGTGGTATAAAATTCATTGTAAAGCCAGACCATACCACCTGTCCACACTGTAATAAAAGCATAGTAGTTACATTTGAATAACCACTGTAAATCCCTTCAGCTGTTCTTCCAATTCCGCTGCAAGTGCTTTGGTTTTATTCAGTTGGGCTTCAAGTTCTTTAGCCTTTTCTATAGCTTCATCAACGCCGGTAATTTTAACAGGAATTTTACAATCATTCATAAGATCACCCCCTTGTTGCAATATAAGGTGGATAGAGTTTGTGTGAAGTGTAAGACGAGATATTAAGGATAGATGGATATAAAAAACCAACAGCATAGCCACTGTTGAGTTCTTTACACACCTTATCAATTATCAAACCAAGATTTCTTTACCTTAGAATCTTCAGGGTAAGTCAAGCTCGTATATTCAATTCTGTTCAACGGCACAGTGGCTATACTGCATTCCGGCGTGTCAAACTCGTCTCCTGTCGCATTATAGAGCTTGTAATCCTTTACAATTACTCCCATGGCATCTTTATCAATTCCAATATATATACCGCTGACAATCCATTTATCAGTTTTAACGTAAATATAGGTGCCCTTTTCGTAGTCTATCACATCGTAAAAAACAGTTTTACTGGGCGAAAAGGATATCGTTTTTTTGAAAAGATTTTTTACCCAGGTGGTACGGCTCAAGACATACACAATAAGAGCTGCTACAACTGCAATTACAAAATCCCATACCACATTATTAACACAAAGAACAAGAATAAAGCTAACTACAACAGAACACATAATATAATGTTCTGGTAGTTTTTTGTCATGCAATCGCGTATAAATCCATAAAAATATAAACCCTGGCGCAATGTATTTAAGTACCAAAGGCACGGCTTCAATATAACTAATTATATCCGTTGCTGTCAATTAGCATCACCCCTTATCATTTTTTGGTTTTGGCGGCTTCTGGATATCCTCTTTTCGTGTTCCTTTATTCTTAGGAACATAAGTGAATTGCTGGCGGCGGATCTCTTCTTGTTTCTTTTCAAGCTCAGTCATTATACAACCACTCCTTATTGATTGTTGGAATAATTATATAATAGCATAGGAGTGTAGTTAATACAATATTAAACCGGTATTACCGAACTATAACAGACATTAACATATACGACATTCCTATGGTCGCAAAGAAACATAAAATAGCTAAAGCGAAATCTCCACCGTCCATAAAGCTCACCTCATAAAAGGAATAAATCATGACACCTGACGAAAATCTACAGGAGCTTCAGACTCAAAATACAGAATCTCCTGCACCTCAAAAACATAGGCTACCTACTATCCGTTCTGCCATTCCTGCTGTTCTTATAAATATTACAACGCTTGCTATCGCCGCTCTTTGTTTCTTTGGTTGGTATGATAACCAAAAGCCTATTCTAATTCAATCGGGGTACGATCAAGGCTACTCCGAAGGATACGACATAGGACATCAGAACGGTTATGACGCCGGTAACTCCTATGGTTATGATAAAGGCAAGTCAGACGGCTATGATGCTGGTTATAGTGCCGGTAAAAAGAAAGCCTATACTTCCGCATACGAAGACGGGAAAACGGCAGGATATAATCAAGGCTATTCCATTGGAGAACAACATGGCAAGGAAGAAGCCAGCAAAGAATCATATAACGAAGGATATGAGGCTGGCAAAAAAGACGGATACAACAGCGGTTACTCTGCTGGTCAATCATCGGTTCAATCTTACTCTGCTCCCACTTCTTCTGAAACAACAAATTCAGCATCTGTGATTACCGATAGTTACACAGTCTATGTTACCAAAACAGGCTCTAAATATCATCGTGCAGGTTGTTCCTATCTTCGTAAAAGCAGTATGGCTATGGATCTATCAGAAGCACGAAAATACTACACGCCATGTAGCCGTTGTAACCCTCCGTCTTAAATTTTGAAGATTGACGATAAGCCTTCCTTTAGTTCTTCAAAAAACTGTTCAACATCCTGTGTGTTGTTATTGGCGTTTTCCTGCCCCTGTAATTCTTTAATTAGCGCCGCAATCTCTTTGGCGTTGCCCGTAATCTGAATTGTCATAAAACCCTCTTCTTTATATGTAGATTGGCTACTTGGCATAAACATCTCTCTGGTACTTTTGCGATTGTTTAGATTAACGTTCGGTTTATATGTAGCACCCATAATCATCCCTCCGTTCCTTGATTTTTGGGGCAATTAAAACAGCCGCCGTTATAAATTCCCATCATCGCAAACTTGTCCATTTGCTCCGCTTGGTTTGCCGTCAAGGTTTTGCAGTTGATTGCTACTGTCCGCATAACATATTCGCACTTATAAATCATCGCATTCTGTTCAGCACTATATTCTCGCTCAAACAGTACCTTGCGCTGGCAAGGCTTCAAAATACCTTCCATAAATGCCATAAAAATTTCCTCAATTTCCTATTATCTCCATTAGGAGGTGTTTTATAATGTCAAACATACAAGGAACACATATCTGCACTTATTGCGGGCAGACGATTCATTGGTATCTTCCATCAAGAAATCGCTATGCGTCAATAGGGACTTATCAATTGTTTACGATGCCAAGCGTCGATAAAGATAGTGTTCCTGTAAAAGAGGACATAGACCCAGATACCTGTAAGCTTATTTACTCATATGATTGTCCTCTTTGTGGTCAGTACAATTCTTTCCCTCGCACTTGCAACAACAGCTCTGAATAAACGCATCTAAAACTTTCTTTTCAGAATTGTAATCCATGTCCTTATAAGCTATGTCGCTACAATCAATTAAAATTATGTGTTTTTCTTTCCCGTCATCACAGCAATAGCACAACTCGTCTTGTTTTACGTCATATGTACGGTTAAACAACAATTCTTTTTGGCACTGTCTCAATAAATCATTTGGTTCCATAAAAATTACCTCTCAAAAATACCAAAAGCCCCGGCCATTCAAGGTCGGGGCTTGTTTTATATATTATTCTGGCGGCCACTCCATCCGCAGTGTTACGATTCCGTCATGAGAATGTAGACAAAGATCACAACATTTAATGATGTCTAACCCAATTAAAAAATCAAAATCTTCCTCTGGATCATGAAATGTTCCTAGTTGAATACTTGTAACTGGAATCGTCTCGCATATTTTCAATGTCGTATTATACACATCCCCGCAGTCTTCGCCACTAACACCATGATATGTTTTTAGCCCCATAGAGGTCAACTTTAACTCTTTAGCTAAACGTTCAGATATGGCACTAGACGAAGAGCCGGTATCTAAGATCCCATTACCACGCCAAATACGGCCAGTCCCATCGTTATATGGCGTACTGATTGCTACCCATAAAAATTTAGTATCGCCTATTGTGTAATCAATGGTAAAACTAGCCATTATCTTAATTACCTCTCGTATTTTATGTTGATAATATGCTGTTCAAATTTTTGTTTCATACTAGGCACTTCGTACCACACAGAACCTCGTATGGTACACTTCTCCATAGGAATATTCCGGAGGTTGCATTCTGTTGCAATAACTTTTTGATTGTATACAATAATGGATTTACCACCGTATTTTTCTCGCAAATCTTTTTTATGCTTTTTAATCCAATGAACATTACGCTTAACGTCTAGCCATTCTTTTATTTTTTTTATTATACCATTCAACCACTTCACTTTCAACTCATCTCCTCAAAAAACCACCTTCATAAATATATTTTTATAACCTTCTTACGGCTTTCCCGTAATGTTCTGACTGTCTTTCTTCCCGTCTGGTTTTCACCATGGAATAGGGCTACCCATACAGTCGATGAACCAAAACACCAAAGTTCACACATCTTCTTCTGCGCACATTCCTGCACGCGGTGTCTCGGCTGCTGACTGAGCATTGTTTACGCGGGTTAGCACCCCCCCGTAGGGGCGGCTTTTCTCTCAGCATACCGCATCCGCATACTTGTTTCTGCCTTTCGGCTCCATAGTGTTCCATTACCGGCTCACTATGGCTATGCGGCTCTTAGCCCTTCCCAGCAATTTGGGTATTTAATTATTTGGCACCTGCATCCTACACAACTATTCCCCTTGTGTAAACGGGCATACAATTTACCACTGGTGCCTTTGTTCTTAATAAGTGACGTTACAAGCCCTGTACTAATACCAGTTAGTGCAGTTGGAATTAGTCCAAAATTGTCAACAAGCTTCACAGCTTCATCAGCAAGATTGGCAATATGTGTTGCTAATTCAATAAAGAATTTTATCAGATCGCTATCCAGCACATCCTTAGAAAGCTTCTCAAATGCTGCTGTGAACTGCGAGATTTTACCATTGATGCTATCAAGGTAAGTTTCGTTTTCTTTTGTGGCGCTGCCGGCAGATTCAGCGGCAGTCTTGGCGGCATCCTGTGCGTCCTTCCAGTTGTCCAGCATACCGGAAACAACGTTAGCGCGGTTCTTGCCAGCAACCTGTTCCAACAGAGATGCTTTGTCAACATCGTTCATCTTTTTCCAAACGTTGGCAATGCCTTCCATGATCTCATAGGTTGACTTAAAGTCTCCACTCTTGGTCAGGATATCAAATCCACCTTTGCCGTCAACATTGGTCAATGCCTTAATCTGTTCTCGCAGCTTGGAGGTGCTCACCGCAACGTCGTCCGTGCTTTCGCCCATCTGTTCAAGATCGGTCTTTGCGCCACGGATGCGCAGTGACAATACTTTTAGCGCGTTACCTACCGACTCCGGGTCCTGCGCAACATCATTGGCAGCCACAATCATACCAATACTCTGGTCCAACGTGTTTCCTGCGGTATGCAAGGCGGATGCCGAGCGCTGTAGTGCATTGCCAACTCCAGCCGAGGAGATGGCATAATTATTCAAGCTGTTACTTTCACGGATCAACCGTTACTGACCGTAAACAATACGGCGGGTAGTCATTTCTGGCTACCTCTCATGTTTCAAGTATTAGGTTATAGCATGAGTTCGGACTGTATATTACCGATGTCTTATCGGAATTTACTTCAACATACCTGTTGCCAAGTATATCCTGCAGTCTCTAGGGATTTATAGAATTTAACGATTTTATCTTCAACTTGTTCCGCAGTTAAAGTGTATGGCAATCTTAACAACGGAATTTTATTATGTTTGCAATAATTATTTTTTATACTGTCTCTTTTTTGAATGGCGTTTAATTCTTTTTCACCACCCCATAAATCAATAGCCTTAAAATGTTGTTGCCCATCATATTCAATAAGAAATAAGACATCATCATTATTTTTTATTGCAAAATCAAAATGTAAAACTTTTTTATCTCTACAATCGTCAAAGGAATACTGCATCTCATAGTCGTAATGATACTTTTTAAGAATATTTTCAATAAGTCGTTCACCCGATGACTTTATTGCACAACCACAAGACGCAACATGCCCATCTAAAACTCGTGCAGGTAATTCAACAAAATGATTACCGCATATACCGCATTCGCATTCCCATAACCATTGCCCTTTGTTGTTCTTTTTATACTGGTGCAATAATTTAACACCATACATCGTTACAGTATTAGTAAAATCTTTTGTATTTGCAGCGCTAGTTCTTTCTTTGTGAAGGCAGCCACAAGATTGTGTATGCCCATTTACAAGATCTGCATTTGCAACGCTTGTAACGTTTCCGCAATCACACCTGCACAAACATTTTGTAGGCCGGGTGTTCCAATCCATTGAAAGAACGGTTAATCTTCCAAACTTCTTACCAGTAAGATCTTTTCGTAAGCTTTTTATTCTGCGTTTTGCTGTATCGCACCCACAAGAAGTTTTCCCACTATGCAGTAGTGCATCAGCAGTTGTAGTAATTATATTCCCACAATCGCACCTACATACGCATCGTGCTCGTGGCTTTCCTCCTTGTGGTCCAATGCAATTATAAATCATTTCAAGTACAACCAATTTTCCGTAGCGATTGCCGGTCAAATCTTTTCGTTTGTTAGAGATTGTTCCTTTAATAAACTGACCTTTGTTGTTTCTTATACACATAAAAAAATAACCTTCCCATTGCCATACAGGAAGTTATCGTTAAATTCCATATCTTTCCTCGGTCTTGGGTGCCTCCACCCTTTAACCGATATAGTAAATTTGGGGCAATGTTGTTTACCCACATCATTAAATTTATCAACAATGCTGGTTACATCTTTTGCTTCAACGCCAAACGCTTTCATTGTGGAAATGATAGATTCACTAGCGTCATTGACACTAGAAATTCCATCCCCCACATGTTGGTACAGGACGGCCGCGTCAGCCAATTCTTTGGAATCTTTCAAATTGTAACCTAACCGTGCAAAATCAGCACTGGCCGTTACAATATCGCTGATAGAAGCGCCCAGGTTCTTTGCTCGCGTACCGGCATCATCCAAAAACGCATCGTATGTATTGTCAGTTTCGTCTGTAACCTTTTTCAGCTCGGTCATGGCAGAATCAATATTCACCACGTTCTGGTAAATCTGTCGTAACCCTTGCTCAACCATGCTAATTACCTGGCTGGCAAACTGACTCTTGATATTTGTCTCAAACAACTTTTTGAACTTCATCGCCAGCGTATCAGTTTCAAGGCCAGCATCCTGCACTGCCTTTTTCAGTTCTGCAAATTCCTTGGATGCTTCGCTTGCATATTCCTGGCCGTTTTGCTGTGTGATTTTCCCGGATTTTAGCAATTCCTGATAGCGTTCAATATACTCAAGATATCGTGCATATATCGCAGGATCAGTTGTAATTTTAGAGTTATTAGACAAATACCTCTGTGCTGTATACAAAGAATTAGAAACACTCTTAATATAAGTGTTCACATCACGCTGAGATTTAAGGTTGCCATTAAACTTATCAGCTTCCGCCTTTGTTTCGCCAATCTTTGTCTTAACAACGTTTAGCGCATCAGAGACACTTTCAATCGGTGTTTTGGCATCCTTGAATTTGTTGGCCATTGCAGCAATAAAAGTTGGAACGTCAGCCGCAGATTTAACCTTTTCGGCTTCTTCAACCATTTTTTTAAGAGCACTTTCAGTTTGCTGATAATCGTCTCTCTGTTTGAATCCCTTATTGCCAGCGCTCCGCTGTAAAGCCGTTAGCATCGTCTGGTAGTTTGCCAAAAAGTCCTTAATCTGCTCAAACTGGCGTTCATTACTTCTAGTACCATTGTCAGCCATGGTATCATTGGCCGTCTTTACTGCTGTCGTGAATCTTTCAGCAGCAGATGAACCATTCTTCATGGTTGTTACAAGGGCATCAAAACTTTCAGAACTCCAATCATTCTCATACGCTTTACGGGCATCGTCTATGGCTTTTTGAGATTCTTCAAGCTCTTTTCGCAGGCGTACAATCTTAGCGCTTTCTGTGCCATCAACTTTCAGATTCAGAGCCTTGCTGATTGCATCTGTCGGATCGATATCTTTAATTTTTTTTCGCTGGTCGGCAATATGAGTTATTTCGGCAGCTTTCTGCTCAATATTGGTTAGAGTTTTGTCAAATAACTTTAAGGCGTCTAATCCCAGTGTGTCTCCAGACAACTCAGAGCTTAACCGTTTTCCAAGTTCTTTCGCAGCTACTTCAATTTCATTCAGTTTACTAGCGAACTTTTTGAAAGTATCACCGTCACTTTTGATCTCTTTACCCTTGGCAATCGTGTCGTTCAACGCATCAAATCGCTGCTGTAATTCTGTAGCAAGAGCCTGCCGCTGTTCAAGGTCTTGCGCACTCTTAATTGCGCTTTGTGCCGCCGCTTTGGCCGCTTCCTGGGTTTCTTTATTAACCTGCTTTACACCTTCCGCCATCTCGGTGGTCCGGCTAACAATATCTGCCCATGTTGTTGCGGCTTTTTCGCTGCCATTATAAAAGGCAGTAATGTCATCATTCAGTTCAGCAAATTGCTTGGTGTAACTATCTTTTACAGCGCCTTCCGGCACCTGCTTAATCATTGCACCAAGATTACCGGTCTTCATTGCCAGCGATGTTACATGGCTATTATCAGGGCTGGTTTGCAGCATCGCGTCCTTGCGGATCTTAGTGGAGATTTTCTTAATCTGCTCATCAACAGAATTGTTAATCAGCTCCGCAAACTGGTCCATGTTTACCTCGTCGGTCATGGTTTTCAGTTTGGCAAGGTCCGCCATGCTGTCCGTAATGCTCTTGGCTGCATTCGTTAGACTATTAAATACGGCAGTAATTTCCGCAAAGCCATTCACAATATCAGTCTTGGCCTTTTGGGCATCGACTGTACTTTGCTGTGCCTTGGCAAGTTTTGCATCAAGGCCGCTGGTATCTTTCAGCGTAGCCAGTGCCTGGTTCAGTGCTTCATCCAGCGTCGCTTTGAATCGCTGGGTGGCTTCTGTTACTGCCGCATCAACCTTCGGCGTTACCGTTTTGCCGCTTTCATCTTTTGGCAGTTCAACACTGTTAATGGCACTCAGCTCACCAATCGACTTCTTATAGAAATCAACAATGTTGTTGATAAAGTTCCCAAGCTTGCGATAAGTTGTCGCATTCCTGCTGCCATCAATCTCTGCCACTTTGTCCAGGTCTTCCTGTAACCCTGCTGCAATGTTAGCATAACTGGTAAACAGTCGCTTCAATCGGTTCCCGGCGTTCACAAGTGTTTTCACACTGGCATCAATCGTTCCGCTGGCCTGTGCAGCTTCGCTCAATGCGGTGGTAGCCCGGCTAACCTTTTCGCCAGCATTATTCAAGGTCGCACCAACAGTTTCCATCTGGGCAGAAAGCTCCTGTGCAGCACTCTGCTGTTGTTTTGCCGCATCGGCCGTTGTAGTCGCGGTGCGCTCGCCAGTGGTTTTATAAGCCAGAATAATAGCGTTTACTTCATCAGATGCCGCAATAATCTGCGCTGCTTTTTCAGCAAACCCATTTGTCGCAGCGCCAATCTTGGCAAACTTGGTAAACACCGTGTGGATCTGGGTGCTGGCCTCGTTCGCTTTTGTAACACTGGCGGCCACATCATCCATGCTGGCAGTCTCAGCAGTGGCTTTCTTTCCACGCTTGGCCTTGGTTACGGTTCCGTTCATAATGCCAGCATTGGTCTTTATGTCAGCCAGGGATTCACTATACTGCTTAAAAGTATTGTTTAGGGCAATCGCAGCCTCAATCATGGGGCGGGTCGCTTCTTTTGCTCCGTCTGCACTGGTAGCCGCTGTTTTCAATTCGGTCGTAATGGTGCTAATTGAATTACTGGCATTGGTGATAGCATTTTTAACCGCGTCCGCCGCTTTTTCTGCGTTCAATACCAACTGCTGCAGCTTTACAGCTTCATCAACCTCGGTAGTATCCGCTTTCTGCGTCTTTTTGCCGCCGCGCTTTCCTTTGGCCGTTTTATCTTCCTTGGTTAAGCTGGTCAAAAAGGCCGTCGAGATTGCCAAAGTTTTATTGATGCTCTCAATGGCCGCATTAAATTCAGCAGCTTTTGTTTTGGTCGTTTCAAGCTTCGGGTTGCTTTCTACCACAGCATTAACGAACGCAGAAACTTTATCCAGAACATCTTTTACCTTGCTGGGGTTAATTGCCGAAAGCGTTTCAAGCAAGGTTTTCGCATCATCAGCCTTGTCTTTACCGTCTGTAATACTGGTTGCCTCAGATTTCAATTTTGAGATTTTATCCGCAATCTGTTCCTTTTGCTCAGCTAGAGTTTTAAGGGCATTGATGCTATCTTGGGTTGCTTTTACGATAGCCTTTTCAGCTTCCAGAGTTCCCTGCTTAGCTTCGGTAATTTCCAGCTGAGCATCCTTCATTTTATTAAGTTGCTCAACAATATACGAACTGGTTTCTTTTACGCGGGTATCGATCTGTTCGTCGTTGAGATCAACATTAAGCTTAACTTTATTGTCAGGCTGCTCCGCTACCTCATCATATTTTTGCGATAACTCTTTGGTTTTTTGCTCAATCTCTTTGCCGATGTCTTCTGTAACAGAATCTACATTTTCGATAGCTTTCTTCCTCACATCGTCAGGTAAAACTCCAATTAGAGATGTTATCTGTGCAAAATATGCTTGATACTTTATCGCGGCTTTTTTAGCGGCTTCATCTGTTTCTGCAGAAGCAACATCTTTAGCTGCGTTATCAAGGTTTTCTTTTAGATTTTTGAATATACTGCTAAAATGATTAAAAGCATCGTCTATGTCTTCGTCTGCCTCATTAGTAGATGTCTTTACAATTTTGCCGTATTTTGCAATGGCGTCAGCGACATCATCGGAATTTTGTTTAATATATTCCTCAAGATTTCCTTCGTCGCCTTGAACTACAAAATTTTTATAAGACTTAACAATGCCTTTGATTTCAGATCCGATTTTCGTTTGAGCATGATTAACAGCGGCCTTTATTTCCGTGGAACCTTTATCTAAAGTTTTTTCAATCGTATCAAACTGGGCCGACAGGGCGCTCTTCGCTTCTTCTGCCGTTTCATCAATTCCTCCACGAAACGAACTGTCGGTCATTATATTCAAAATATCTTTTTGAACAGACTTTAATGTTTCTGCCGTTGTTGCCGCAACATTATTGTTTACACCCTCACTACTAGAAATAACTTTATTAAAATCAGAAACGGCTGTGCTTAATTCTACATAAGCGTCTCGTTCACAATTAAGGTTTTTAATAATAGCTGAATTATCGATCTTACCCTTTTGTGTTGAAGTCAACTGAGTTTGATCATTTAGATTTTTTTGAGCGCTTGTTTGTTTATTGATTGCGTCAACAGCATTTTTTCGCTCTTGGGCACTTTGGGCTAACAGATTTACATTTGTGATCAGTGCCGCCTTTTCACGCTCCTGGGCTTGACGTATGACTATAGCAGCCTGTTGTGCGCTTTCAGCATAAGAATCCATTTCTTTTCTAACTTTCTCCATGCTGTTCTGTAATGTACTGGCTACCGTCTTGCTAATTTTCGTCAGCTGCTTTTCAAGGCTCTTAGGATCAATCTGTACATTAAACTTTTTGTTTTTCGCAATCTCATCCAGTTTCCCCTGCACACCACCGCCGTCAGGTTCAACTTTTACCTTAATACTTAAATCTTCCGCCATATACTTTCCCCCTTACGGTTCGGCTCAAGCCTTCAAAGGCCGATTTCTTTTTTTCAAATCAGCCGCTCAAGACAAGAGCCGAAGCTCTCGTCGCGTTAATTATCAGGGAACTGCTCTTTTATGGCTTTCACAATCTCTCCATGTACGGCGCTGTTCCCATCTGCGATTTCTTTTGCCGTGTTTGCCACAAACGGGCGCGGGTGCAAATAGGCCGCATCAGGTGGCGAACCCCAAATGTTTTTTACATCGCCCTTCTCCACCATCTCAGCAAGCGGTGTATTGGTGCCGGTTTTGTATTGCCCACCAACGGCTGATTCATTCGGCACACCAATATCCTTTACCGTAAGCACATGTTCTCTTACACTGCTCACCACGCTGCTGTCGGCTTCCAATGCTCCTTCGCCCTGGCCGCGGCGCTCATATACTTTCGGCTGGTATACATCCAGTACATCTTCCTGGATATGCTTCTTCAAACAATTCTCCACAGCCGTTTTCGCCCCGCCATTCAGTGCCAGGTTAATTCGCCGCTGCAATTCCAGTTCCAGCCCTTTCTGTGTGCTTACCGTCTTGGCCATTTAACTCTCCTTGCCGTTCACAACCTCAATCTTCACGGGCGGCTTCTTTGCGGGCTGCTCTCCTTCACGCACTTTCTTTACCAGATCAGCCAAAAATTCCTGGTCTCCAAGCTGGCTCAAATTCCCTGCAATTTCTGCAAAGGCGTCTGCAATCCGGTCAAGCGGGTCCGGGTGATTGATCGCATCAAATACCTTCATGTATTTTTCTTTCCGGTCTTTCATCTCGGCTTCACATGCCTCATAAAGTCCCGCTGTAATCACCGCAATGTCTGGGTCTTCCACAATTTCAATACCCTGTCGACTGTAAATAAAGTCGCACATCTCATCTGTGTCCATCTTGTCCAGCTCCGCTTCCGGGGCAAAAAAGGTAATCACCGCAATGCGCCAAGCATAATCAAACAGCGCGTAATACTGCTTGCCGTCCTTCTCGCACATGTCGCAAACAAAATCCACAAATCGGATTCTGTCGCCCACACGGATGTTCTTCTTAATTTCCATAAAAAACTCCTTACAAAAAAAATAAAAGCCCGCCCCATCTTTCAGGGGCAGGCCAGCTTACAGCGTGTCATAATCAATCCACCCACCACGCCGTTTACGGTACACAATCCAGCGCAAATGCTCATCCGGGTACAGGTAATCAAACATCTTCCGCTTCATCAGTGCCACAGTATCTGGGCACCCCTTGGTGTCAATTACCTCTGTTGTGCCGTCTTTATACTTCAACCAAAAATCAGCCACATAGTTAATGGCTCGCACCGTCTCCGTTCTTCCCCCACGTTCCTTGCGGTATTTTGGCTGTAGCTCATAGGGTTTCTGCAGCTGATAATCCACAATCTCTCCGCTGGCAACCCCCGGCAGCACAACATCCTTGTAATACTTCATCTCAAGTTCAGAGTCAAACACAATCCCGTCATAGGTGCGTTTGCTCTTGTCACGGCTCACATTATACTTGCTTCGTCCGCTTACTTGCACAGCTCAATCTTCCCGTCTGCAATCTTGAACTTAACCACATCGCCAACGGCATAGCCGTCTTTCACCGGCACCTGGTAGCCGTGTCCATCACATTCAAAACCCATGTAACCGCGTTCCTTGTTGCAGTACACAACCACGCCCTTCAGCGGGCGCACCTGACGCTTCAGGGTCACTTTGGGCGGGGCAGCAATTTCAACAGGTTCAATCTTCACATCGGTAAAACCGCCGGTATTCTTGTCTTCCATGCACGCCACTCCTTTCGCGTTCTAAAAATGGAGGAGCTTTTCGCTCCCCCACGGATCAAACATCACAATTCAAACCTATATATAATAAGGTAGGAATTTGCGTTGATCACTCCATAAAGTTCATGTCGTAAATGTCGCCATCCTGGTTGGCCATGCAGTCAAAGGTGATAGAAACAGTGGTCGGATCACCAGTGTTCTGGAAAGCCAGGCTGAAACTTGCCTGCGGCTGAGCCTTGTAGTAAACCAGCTCGCACTGCACAATCTCGTCGTCCTCGGTCTTGAACGGCATCATACCGTGGATCTCAAAGGCACGCGGGAATGTGTCAGAATCAAACTTGACAGTCTGAACACCATCGTTCTTGTCGTAGAAGTAGTAGGCAATATAGTTCTTGCCGTCCTGCAGGCCAGCACCAGCAACCTTCTTGTCAGTGGTGGTAAGATCGCTGATCTCAGTACCAGCGTCGTCAGAAACAGCAAAAACCTGCACAGTGCCGGCCTTCGGGGTCTCACTCAGCTCAATGCCATCAGTGGTGGCGGTCAGTACCTCGCGCTTCATAATCTTTGCAACCTTGCCAATGTCCTGGCCGCTCAGCAGGGCAAACAGCTTAACAGGCATGATCTGGGTATCAACTTTCAGGGTGCCTGCACGCTCGCCATCAAAGCCAACACGGTTCGGTGCGCCCTGGCCGCCCTTTGCAAACACGCGGTTTGCGGTAAAGTCAGTGGTAGTCACGTTGGCAAAATCAATGGGCAGAAAAACTTTCTTGGTCTTGTAATCAAGCAGAACCAGATCAGCAACTTCACGGTTCGCCATATTCGGATTTACAGCCATATCTTATTCCTCCGTTATTGTTTATCAGTTTCCATGCGTTTGTACCATCCGCCAAGGTCGTTCTCGCCACCCCATACGGCATAGTTCATGTCATGGATCTCATTTTGTTTTTTTATGTTCTGACGGTTAAAAGTGTCATGCACCTGGTACACCGTCAAATCATAAATGTTCGTATAATTCAGGCTGTTATGGTTTGTCGCCAGCGCAGAGATGATGTTCCCCAGCTCCAAATCAGGGTTACTCTTATACCCTTTTCGTTTCGATTTTTCATATTCAGCCTTTTTCTTTTGGAATCGTTCATAAAACTTGCGGGCAGCCTCATTTTTGAACTTCAAGTTTTCCTCCCGCTTCTGGTCTATGTACGCGGTTTGCAGGCAAATGTCGCAAATCTCTGCCCAGTTATCTCGCGTTATGGAACCATCAATCAGGATCTTATCGTCCACTTCGGTTTTATTCACCAGCACAGCATGGTGCGCTTCATCATATTCAAGCGGCGCATCAATAAAAAAGGCCAGTGCGGCAATCATCTCCGCCTGGCTTTCTTTGCTCATACTCAATAAATCAAAGGTGTTAATGGTGGCTTTTTCCTCCTCGCTCAAAGCTTCATACGGGTTCTCCTGCCCTGTTACCTTGGCAATGTCTTCAAACATCGCCTGCGGTGTCAGCAGCAAGGTACTTAGCGCAAACTGATAGCTCATATAGCCGCGCTTGTTAATGTCGCTCAGTCGGGGCGAGTGTACTCTGCCCACATTTTTCACCATAAAACCTTCGGGGTTCTGCAATTCATAGTACGGTACTTTCACTTTGCGCCACCCATCTTGCGGTTGAACGCCATCACTTCGTATGTAATGCAGCGGCCATAATAATTATTATTCGGCTTGTATACATCATTGTTCAGTAACCGTACCTTCCCAATTCCAAAATCTTCGCTGCCGTTCAGCAAACGGTCAACATTCATGGCCAACACATCGGCCTTCGTCCCCAGCACGCCGGGGTGTCGGTAACTCTTCATTACCTTCTTATTGCAATAGGCAAAAATGTACAGGTACACTCTATATGCCGTATCGCTCGATGCCTTAGCCACCACGGTCTCCATGCACAGATAGGTGTCCGCCGTTTCATTGATCTCCGGCACATACTCAAACTCATAAATATGTCCGGTACTAATGCTCTTATCGCCCAGTAGCATCTCGTCCGTGTCGGTATCATCGTCCACGGGGCCAAGCAGCAGGTTAATAATGGTGTCGTCCTGTGCCAGCAGGGCGGCTACTTTGTGTTTGTATTCTCCCAGCTCACTCAGGTTCATACGTCCACCACCTTTACTGCAATGCTGTCTGTGCTCTTGCCGTCCGGTGCCACAACCGTCAGTTTCACGGTAGCTCCATTCAGCGCGGCATTATCCTCTGCGCATACCCGGCAGCTGTCCCCAGTTACCCGGTTCCACTGCACACTGTTGGCAAGGTATACCTTTGTTTCAAGTGTTTTATCATCAACGCTCAGGCTCCAGGTGCATCCCGGCAGCGGCTTGCCATCAATCGTGGCCTTAAAAATCTTGCCACGCCCGCAAATGCGCACTTTAGGTTCGCCCGCGTATTTAATAACCACTTCGCCGTCCTCCGGTGCTTGCTTTACCTCCTGGTAATCACACAGCATCTTTTCGGCGTTATCCTGTTCTTCCACATGTTGGTCTTGTTCAAGGTTCAAAACCAAAAATCCCGTCTGGGCGTCATTCCAGTCATAGCGTTCTGTCATAGCGTCCACACAGGTCACACGGTAAGTTTTAGGCTTGCCGTTAATCTGCTCCATCATCAGGCGTTTCCCCACATCCAGCAAAGCCGATTCCTCATCATACGGTATTTTCACCTGGAATTCGCGGCTGGAAATGGTCATGTATACATCTTCGTTCAGGTTAGAAAAATACGGTTTGTCCACCACTGCCCACCGGGTAATAATTTCCCCGGTCTCATGGTTCTGCCACTGGATGCTCCGGTTACACAGCTCAATTTTGCCGCGCACGGTTATTTCATCGTCCGCATCGCGCTCTGTAATCAGCCAATGGCTTTTACTGAACAGCATAATTTTTCCAATCTCAAAGTTGTCGCCCGGCATGGTGCGTATAATCTTCTGGTTTGTCACCGTGCTGCTAATAATCATCATGTGGTGGGGTACCCCCTCAATCTCTACCTCTTTATAGGCAGGGGAGTCAGGTCCCATCCTCAGCGTGTCCCGTTTGCTCTTTTCAACCATCCGGTCACGCCGCGTACTTCCGTGCCTGCCAAGCATAGCAGCATATGTCTCATAGTTCATACGCTACCACCTCACTCAGTCAAACTCGAAATTTCCCCATTGCGGAAAGAGTACAGGTTAATCTCCTTCATCTGCTGCCGTTCTGTCGTGGTCAGCAGGGTCGTCATCTTCTCCAACAGGTTGGCTGGCGAAAACAACGTAAAATCCTTTGTGCTCAATCCGTTCTGCAATGCGTCTGTGTTATAAACATACTGGCGCACAAAATGCACAATCATGCCCAGTGCCAAAATATCCTTCTCGCGGTTCGTCAGCGTAATGTTGAACTCCAGCAGGTCATCTTCCCTGTCATTCAGGTCCTGTTTGCACACATCCTCAAAATCGCTGATCGCCATCTTCAAAAGATCCAGCTGCATTGCTTCTCTTGTCACCGCATCGTAGTCCAGGAACTCATAGTTGCGGACTTGGCCACGGTAACGCTCATAAACTTCCTCGTATCTTGTGCCCATTGGCCCGCACCATCCCTCTCATTATTCTTCAGTTCCGCCGATCGTCACAATCTCAACGCCGCTCTTGCGGGTTCTGGGTTTCTTGGGTGCCTCCAACGCAACGGATTCTTCCAAATCGCAATCCAGCACATCGTTCAATGCTTTAATCATGGCACGGCTGTCCAGCTGGTCTGCTTTCAGCATCTCCTTTGCGCGGATACGGATGCTGTCGCGCATCCCCTCGCTCATCTTGGGCACCTTCTCGCGGATCTCATCCGGGATCCACTTAAATACCTCGTCAAAGTTCTCCGTGGTCAGCGCATTCTTGTAATAACGTTCCACACCCAGCTTGCGCAATACGTTGGCGTCCTCAATCAAAATCCAGTTATCACGGAAAAACCGCGGCTGGCTGCCACGCATTACAAGCAGCTCGGCGTAGTCCATCTCCTGCACCTCGCCAAACTCGGTCCACTCAACGGTGTAGCCGGGGTTGCGGGTCGAAGCATAAAACAAGTTGCCATGGGTGCCGTTCTTGCATTCCACCATGGTCTCATTGGTAATCTTCGCAGTTGCCAAAACATACCTCCAAAATATTCCTTATATAAAAAAGAACCCCGCCTTGCGGCAGGGGTATCGTTCAGCTCAAAACCTTATCAGGCAAACTTGTAGCTACCAAAGTCGCGGTCCAGAATGATAGAAACACCGGTGCGCTTGGTCATCAGGAATTCCTGGGTCAGGTCGGCCTTGTTCATCGGGTCGCCCATCAGCATGGTAACTTCACCCTCAGTAACGCGCTTCACGGGCTTGGTGTCACCGGCAAAAATGTAAACGGTGTCGTCAGGCAGAATAAACTCAGTGGAGCCAATTTTGTGGCGCTGCTTCATGGCAACCAGCGGGGTGCCAGCAATGTGGCCCAGGTAGCCCATGCTGTACAGGTCGCTCTTGGCCTGCTCGCCCATGGTAGCAGTAGTAATCTTGCGCAGTGCCTTACGGGTGCCAACAATCGTAGCGGTGTCGCCGGTAGAAGCCTCAATGTGCTCAATCAGGTCCAGCAGCTTGTCCTCGTTGTAAGAACCGCTCTGGGTATAAACGGGGTCCAGCTTGGTGAACATGCTGGTCCATGCCAGATAAGCGCTGTCCAGATCGTACTGAGTAAAGCTGCGGCCAACGGTGTCAACCAGGTCATTAAAGTCAATGCGGCCAGCCAGCACGCGGTTCATTTCCTCGTAAACCTTCACAGCACGCAGCTGGGTGTTCACGGTAATGTCCTGGCCGGCTTCCAGGCGCTGGCGGCGCACAGCCTGGCTACCTTCAGCAATGTCAGCAACGGTCAGCAGGCACGGCTTGGTGGTATGGAAAATGTTGGTATCGCCCAGAGAGGTGTTGCGGTCCTCAATAAAATTGGTAAAGAACTCGTCACCTTTCAGGCCCTCTTCACTGACCTTTTCAATCAGAACTTCGGTAATAGCAAACAGATTGCTGCACTTACCGTCGCGGATATCCTTGTAGCTCATGCTGGTCTTGCCATTATTAGCCTCAATCATGGCCTGGCGCAGAACTTCCTGGCTGTCTTTCACGCTGTATTCGCCCAGGTGGCCATGGTAGCCATCAACGGCCAGCTTAATCAGTTTCTCATCCATGTTAATACTCCTTTACATATAAAGATAGGTGCAGCCATAGGCCACACCAGTAATTAGTTATAACTAACTCGCTAATACAAAAAATCAGGCGATCACATCAACGATGTAATAGGTATACTGGCCGTCGCCAAAGCCAACCTTCACAGGGTCGCGCTTGATCACACCAAAAACATTGTCAGCAGAAGCATCAGCCTCAATTTTCAGCTTGGTAGAACCAGCAGCAAAGGCAACAAACTTGCCCTTTTCGGGGGTACCGTCAAAAGCTTCAGCAGTAACGCGGAAAGAATCAGCGCCGGCAACCAGCAGGTAAACGCGAACAGGCTTGCCAGCTTCGTTCTCCCACTCGGTCAGGTAATGGGTGCGGGTCTCATCGTAAAACAGCTCAACACCGGCAACCAGGGCCAGCAGGGAGCGCTTGGAATCAGCAGCAGGTGCTTCAGCCTTGTAGGTTTCGGGGCCGATCGCATCACCAATCACAACAATGTTGCCATTATCAATGGCGGCAGGGCTGCCATCCTTGTAAAAAACAACACTCTTCAGGTAGGCAGCGTTGCTGGAACCAACCAGCATATCGGTGCCAACAACAGCATGTTTAATGTTAGCCATAATATGTAACTCCTTTTTTTTACTCTTTTGTATGCAGGTAACGTTCGAACAGGTCGCCATAGCGCTTCTCTGTTTTCTGGGTGCCATTCACGCCAAACCGTACCTTGTTTACCTCGCCCTTCTTTTCTTTGGGCGGAACATAACTGAACTCAGCGGCCTTCTTGCCCAACAGCTTGTAGCAAGCATCTTCCAAAACGGTAAACTCCATCGTCTTGTTATCTCGCAGCTTTGCATAATCAGCATCGCCATCCAGCTTCTGATCCATAACGGCAAACAGCTGTTCGCGTTTAGCGCTCTCTTCTTCTTTGGCAGCAGCAGCCTCGGCCGCAACGTAAGCATCATATTTCGGCTTCATCTCGTCATACTCTGCTTTCAGTTCGCTGTACTGCTTGTTGGCAGCCTCCAGTTTTTCGGTCTGCTCTTTGGCCTTGTCGCCCATGGTGCTGTATAGCGCGGGCACGCCAATATCGGCACTGCCTTCATCCCAGGCTTCGTACTTTACCTTCATGCGTTTCTTGCTGGCAAAATCAACTTTCACGTTGTCGCCATCCATGGTAAAGGTAAAGCTGTAGATCTTCCAATCCTGGCAATCCATCACAACGGCAAGGTCATCCTGCACATCCTGCAGCCAATAGCGGCTCACTTCATAGCCCCACGGGTCAATCATGGTTTCAGCACTAATGGCCTCGTTTACTTCGTTCAGCTTGTCGCACAGGTTCAGGCTGTAATCCGCAGCAGGTTCGCCGCCTTCCGGCTCCGCAGCGGGTTCCGGTTCTGCCGGTTCAGCAGCAGGCTCTGCAGCCGGCTCACTTTCCGGTTCACCCTGCGGCTCTTCCGGCTCGGCAGATTTTGCTGCAGCCATCTCTTCACACTTCGCTTTCAGTTCCTCAATGGTAATTTCCTCCAAAGAGAACTCCAGCGTAGAAGCGTCAATGCCGTAAGAAGCCAGAATTTCTTCTTTTTCTTTCAAGCAATCGTCTCCTTTCGCAAAATTATCTATCTGAGCCTCCTTGGAGGATTCAGATCTCTGTAAAGCTGTGTATTCCGCCAGCATATCCTTAACCTGGCTCGCAATCGTCGCGGCAGTAAAATTCGCCGTAACTGTGCTGCCCGTCATTGCTGGTCGGATTTGCGGGTCAGTGGTGGAAAGCACGCAGCAGCCATCAAAATCAAAATTCTGCACAACATAGTAGCCGTCTTTATCCACATAGCCTTCCATGTTGGTGATCTCCATGCTCTGCCCTTTCACCACATCCCGCTCAAAAATCCCACAGGAATCGTCAAACTTGGTCCACAGCAACCCGTCAACGCGCAAATATTCCCGTGTTTTTCCTGTGCCATCATCCCGGCTTACCCAGCGCGGGTTGCAGCTCTCCGGTATCACACCGTAAGCGCTACCGGCATATACATATCGAATCCCGTCCTCGTCCACAATCAGCTCATGTTCGTGGCCCTTAAAATCAAGCTCATCATCGTCATTTTGCTCAATGTATCCAAGGATCGGGGTATTCGCAATACTCTTTGCTGCCCGGTCAACTACCTCTTTTTCAAACCGCGATCCGTTCAGGTTGCCGCCAGTATGCAGCACATCAATTGTCACGTTAATAAAACGCGCATCTTTGCCCATCACTTCTCCGGTTTTTTCAAAGGTAATTGGCAGGCGATTCAACCGCTCACTCACATCCAATCACCCCGTAAACTAAAAAAGGCCGCTTGCATAGCGGTCTCTCAAAAGTAATTTCGTTTTTTCTGCTGTGCGGCAAACTCCTGCACAGCCTTCAAATCATCGTCGTCAAGTTCAAAAATATATACTGTATGGCCGCCACTGTCGCGCTCTTCCCGCACCAGCTTCTTTTTCTGGCGCAGCAAATATAGTACCACGTCACGGCCGCGCACCTTAACTTCACGCTTCATCGATCAATCAGCCTCCTGTCGCAAGGTCTTCCTCGCTGCTGTTCTCGCCTGCGTCTGTCAGCGCCTTACCCTCACTTGCATTGGTGGGGCGTCCGCCTTCATCTGTCGCGGCATTACTGTCAGCAGCGCTCTGCGTGTTGGAGCTTATCAGCGGCACCTCATTGGCCGACAGGTTCAATACCGTGTTTTCCAGGTACTGCATGTTCTCCATATCGCTTGGGCTGTATCCGCTTGTCGCCATAATGGCACTGCGCACCGGCATTCCGTACTGGCCATCTTTTACAAGACGGTCATGCACTTCCTGCCGGTTAAAATACGTCACATCTAAAATATTTACCTTAAACTTAACTGCCGTCGAAACACTCTTTAATTTACGGTTGATCCAGCGTTCAATCTGCCGCATCATCGCAAACACAATCATCTGGTCATTCACGGTAGAAAGGCTCAGCGTAGAGCTGCTGGGGTCTTCACCGCCACCAAACAGGATCGAGTTTACACCTGCCTGCTTCCACATCGAATTTTCAGCTTTTGCCACATCGTCACTGCCGCTTACAGCTCCACTTTTTTCAAAGTCCCAGCTGCTGATCTTCATCGGACTCATAATCGCGCCAATGTTCTCCGGCAGCACATTGCACAGCATGTCGTAAAACTCTTTGCACAGGTCGTAGTCAATCAAAAATGTACCGTCATCCCCCACTGGAATCTCCAGCGCCAACGCCTTGTAATTATTCACTTCACTGGCATCTTTACTGATCGCCCGGTAGTCTTCAATATCCGCCAGTGCGCTGAACAAGCTCACAAACGGCGGGATCGGCACATACGTCTGCTCGTTTACTTTCAAACAGATAGAATTTTCACTTGACAACTCCTGCCACTTCAAGCCGGAATCCTTCTGGTACGCACTGTACATCGTGGTAAATTCCGGCGGAAAATTTGGTAATCGCTCACGGTGGGAATCAAAGTAAGAAAAATTGAACGCAAAGTTGTATACACCATCCTCAATGCTGCTGATCTTGCAATAGTCTGCATCCAGCTGCTGGAATGTGTAGCTGTCGTTCGTTTCCCATGCGTATCCGTAATACACATCATCACGGAACGCCACCATCAACGCCCGGCTGAACTCGTGCCGCAGGTTCATCTTTTCCAACTGTGCCGTCACCGCATAGTAACCTTTTTTGAACTTTTGCAGGTTCACATTCTTGGAATAATCAACGCCATACGGCACCACAATGTAACTGAACGTGCTCATGTTGGCAAAATACTGGATCAGCCGCCTGTAATAGTTCGAAATATTGAACAGGTATTGGCTCATCTGCCGCAGCTGCACTTCATAGTTGGCCGGGTTCGCCAAATAGGTAACAATCTGGCTCTTGGTGTACTTTTTATAAGTAGGGTTGTAGTCGCGGTTATTTACCAGGTCGCGGATCTTCACGTTCGCCAGGTTCGCATACCGTACCTTACTCATAAATTCCGTCAATGGCACAAAGCTTTTCTTGCCGTCCGGGCTGATCATGGCGACCTTTTTCTGCTGTATTTCTTCCATATAGCCGCCTCCTTAATGCCGCAGTCTGGGTGCTCTAAAGTTCATTTCAATCTTCTTATTGCGCATAAAGTTTTTACTCATCATGCGTTCAACCTGCAGCGCAATATAATAGTTGTAGCTCAGGCTGCTGTAACGGTCCTTGCGTGCGCCGGGCTTCTCATGCACACGGATCAAATTATTCGTTGCTTCATATTCCAGGTTCACCAGCTCATTTACAGCTAATCCGGTATTGATGTACGGCATCTGCAGCGCCATCTTCTCCATGGGTGAAAGCTTGTCGTAACCTTTAATGTTCGCCCGCAAAATCTCTTCGCAGTCATATTCGGATTCCAAAAACCGGATTCTCCCTTGTTGGATTCCGCTTCGCAACGCAATTGTCACGTCATTATTAAACTGGCTGCTGCCCATGATCGCCCAAATCACCTTGGGTGCCGTCTTGTCGGGGCACCGTTCCTGGAAATCCGGGTTATTGCAGCAGTTCAGCGGTGGGTATGTCTCGCCCGTCTCCGGGTCATAGCACTCGTGCATCAGCAGATCCATAATGGGAGCACCAAGGCCCTTTGCGTCAATGCCAATGTAGTCACACTCAAAATACTTAAAGTAGCGGCGTAGCTTCAGCACCAAATCCTGCGTAATAATACCCTCACAATTTTCGGTGTACACCATGTTGCTGGTACACTTGCCTGTACTGTCCGGCACCAAACTGTTCAAAAAGATGCTGGTGGCGTCATTGTCGCGGCGCTTAGAACTCATCAGGGCAATATCAACGGTTAAAATTCGCTTCTCACCGGTCTTCTTGGCCGGCAACTGGCAAGCCGCCTTATTGTTCAAAATCATGTTTGGTGCATAGAACGCTTTTATGATCTTGCGCTGCTTGTTAATATCGTCAAAGCTAAATAGCCCGCCGTCTGTCGTACCAATAAACAACGCCTCATTTTCCATGCGGAACCGTATGTCAGAAAACGTCGATTCTGTCATCTCGTCTTCTACCTGGCTCTTCAGCAGCAGGTTTTCCTTAATACTCATCTGGTACGGGAATCGGAAACAATAGTAATTTTTCGTGGTGTCAAACATGTTCACAAAGTAATCCTTGCACAAATCCCATGACCAGTGCTGTTCAAACCATGCAGAGCTTAGGTACATCTGCTGGTTGCGTTCCGCCAGGTGGGCATACTTGGGGTTATCCATGTAGCCGGGGTGGCGGATGTAGTTCAAAAACTTCTTCAAAACCAGATCCAGCACTTCCTTGTCAACCATGCGGTACTCGTCAATAATCAACAGGCTCGCACGGCCGCCACGGGCAGTGTCTGCGGCGGTCACAACCTCAATCACGCTGTCATTGCGGAAGGTTATCTTCGCCACACTCTGGTTTATCGTTATATCTTTTATCTCACTGCGCAGTAATGGGCTTCGCGGTACCAACTCCTGCTCAATCTTTTTCAGTACCAAGCTGCCCTGATTTCGCGTTTTGCTCGCAATCACAATCAGGCTGCCTGGGTACAAGATCGCTTTCCAACAACAGAAAATTGCACATAGGAACGTTTTGCCTAGACCACGCGCCGCTATAAAACAAAAATTTGTGCATAGCGCCATGCAATAAATCAAAATCTGTTGGAACATCTTCAGGTTTACGTTCAAATAATCCTTGCAAAACCTCTGCGGGTTTGCCCGGTAAAAGCTGGCCCACAGCGCCACGGCGTTCATGATCCGGCTTGTCTTATCTTCCGTAACCTCTCTTGCAGTTTTCTTCACCATTCAAGCACCACCTCACTCTCCGGGGGTGCCAAAAATAGCGTTGCGGATACTCTCGTTCTCTTCCTCTTCTCCGCCAGTGTATTCAGGTCGGTGCGCCGTATAAGGTGCCATACCTTCCTCGTATTCTTTCTGCCATGGGTTCTTGATCTTGAACAGTTCCATCATTGGCCCTGTCACCCAAGTGCGGAAATATTTACCAATCCCATCCACGTCTTTCCATTCAGGCGCAGCTTCCGGGATCGGCTTTTTGTCTTCCCACTTTTTAATCAAGGTGCCAAAGGTGTTTGCCTCTGCCAGCGCATTATCGTTCGTCTGGTTCGGCTTAATATTGGCGCTGCCCAGCAGGTTCTGCAAAGTATCACTGGCCTCTTTTACCTTCTTGGTGTCACCCGTCTGGTATGCCTTGGTCAGCATAATCTGCGCCATACTGATTGCTTTGAATAATTCTTCCTGCGCCTTGGTGGAGCACTCATACCGGGTAATCCAGTCCTTGTATTCATTGTCCAGCCGCACATACTCGGCCTCGTTGAACCCTGGCCCCCAAAACCCAACCATACGCTGGCTTACTTTGCCGCCGTTTGGTCGTGTCTCGCTGATATCGCTTACATCATTGATCACCCGCCCGTTAATTTCTTCCAGGTAGGTATCAAAGGTCTTGCCATGGTTCTGGGTCATGTTGCAATGTCTGATCCAAGCTGTCATCCGGCTTGTGTTCGGGGCGTGCTTTGCCGTGCTTTTCAGCAGGCCCTCGCTGTAATAAATGTCAAACAGCATGCACACCCGCTTCATGGCCTCATCCTCATTACCCAGCGCCTGGGTATAATGGTCAACCAGCTTGTCCATGCAGCTTTTGCATACCGGGAAGTAATGGTTGTTTCCTCGCCACAGCTCACTCTGCGCAGGGGAAAAATTATCCTTCTGGTGCATAAACCGCTTGCCGCAACAGGCGCAAACAAAATACGCAGGCCCATCGTCCTCTGCCATCATGCGGCGGATCTTGGCCTGCGCTTCTGCGTTTTCTCGTAAAATTGTAGCTTTATTTTTAGAGCCTTTCGGTCTTCCGGCCATGTTCAGTCACCCGCCTTATCGGCGCGGTTCCCGTTCTCATCATAATCACGGAAGTTGTTCCGGCACTCGTTCCAAAACTCCACCACATCCATCAATTTCTGGCTGCGCTTAAACACACAGTAGCTTGTCTGGGTAATGGGGTTTATCTGCCGGCTCTCATAGCTCAAACCAAACGCCTTCAAAAAATTCGTAAGCCGCGCCGAATAACTGCAAAAGTATTCGGGCTGCTTCTTCTCATACTCACCCACTCTAACAACCATCCCCTCTCATCAAAAAATCCCACGCTCTAATCCAGCGTAATATCATAACAGCAGTCAACGCCGTAAGCATTCACCACCAGCACGTTCTGCTCCGGTTTATTTCGCAATCTCTTATCCATGCAGTAACTGTCCGCGCCATCCACACAGCCGCTTTCGTATACTTTCGTATCGTATACAGTCGTCAGGGCATTGGTGTGGCGGTGTCCCATCAGCACAATGTCAGGCTTATCACCTGTCATCATAGTCAAGGTCTGTACCACGCTGCCCGGTGTGTCTTTGTCACCATGCACTGCATACACCAGTCGGCCGCGTACCATAAAGTCCGCAATCGTCTCGTCAATCGTATTCTGGTAGGTTTCTACATTGCCAAGTGCCGCACAGCGTGCGTCCACAATATAAGTCACAAGCTTGTCCAGGTATTCACCGTGCTGGTTATCTTCCTTGGCGGGGAACACCCGGCTATGGTTGCCCGGCACACTATAAATGTATACATGTTCAAACATGCGGCTCAGTTCAGCCACAAACCAACTCACGGCTTCCCCAGCGCTAATTACCTGGTCCACTACATTCTCGTTGTTTTCCAACCGGTTGTTCAGGTGGATCTCACCGTTTACCAGGTCTCCGCCCAGCACCAAAAAACAATTCTGGCCATTGTGGCGCTGTTGGATCACATACACCTTTTCCGCATAACGCTTCAGCCGGGCACGCAGTACCTGTTGGTCAAAGCTATTGTAAAGGTTCTCAATCTTAACCCCCGCATGCAGGTCGGTCAGGTGAACAATCAGATCGGTCGTCAGTGCTTCTGTACTAACTACCCCAATGTGTTCAAAAGTCTCCGGCTTATAAGCGCTGAACCGCCGTTCAATCAGCTCTCGCATGCTCTCTCCACGGGCTTGTACCCGCATCAGGCGGCTCACTTCATTGCGCTCGTCCCGCAGCTTGACCTTTTCTTTCTCCAGCTCGCGGCGCTGCTCTTTAATCTCGCCCAAAATCTGCTGGGCGTCACTCAGGTTAGTTTCACTGGCGTGCGCCAGAATGTTGAACGCCTTCCAGTTCTTGCGGTATACGCACTCATCCTTGTCCTGGCCCAGCTCTTTATTGATCACATCCGCCACATCGTCCCAGGTGCCAATCTGGTCCTTGGCAGCACAAATGCGGTAGATGTATTCATTGTCAGTTTCCTTGGCAAGCTTGTGCAGTTCAAGCATTCACGTCACCCCGTGTATTCACAATTCCGGTGCGGCGCTGGTCACGCTCCATCTCAGCCAAAGCTTCCTGCGCAAAATAGTTGTTGGGCAAAGCCTGCAGCACATACGGCAGCTCGTCTACCATTGTCTTGTTCACGGTCGTAACCATATGTACACCGGGGAACTTCTTGCGCAACATTTTTGCTTCTTCCTTAGAAATAACAATCATCTTCAAAAATCTCCTTATAAAAAAAGAATCTGAGAATAAAAAGAACCCCCGGCCATAATGGTCAGGGGCGCTCTACCCTCTATAATCATATATAGGGGGTTTTCAGCTTCAAGCGTTACAAGGTATTATTTTTGTTTCTGTAACGGGTCACGCGGGCCAACGTCTTGGCGTTTTTCTCCAATTCCGCGCAGGTTTTGCAGTAGTGCGCCTTGGCATTCCACGCAATCTCTTCCCCACACTTTTCGCAGTACCGGTTGTCAAACAGCCCAATCTCTGCGCACAAATTATCCATATCCAACCGGTTGTTCTCTGCCGTCACATCCCAGCAGTAAACAACTTCGCTTTTGTGATCATAAAACGGGTACTCATACAAACAGCCAATCCGCCCCGGACCCGGCTTGCAAGTAATTCGGTTCAATATGCCGCACTTATCACTCAGCACATCCAGCTCCACCGGTGCTTCATAACCGTCCCACCAGTTCGCGCCATCAATGTGTATCGCCGTCACATCTCGCCCAAAGCAAGAGCAGAACTGTTTGATCCTGTATCGGTTCATCAGATCCAGCGTATCACTACCATTCAGCCGGCACATAACAATCACGCCAAGCAAAACCTTTACCTGTCGCTGCGTCAGCCCATAAGTACGGATCGCCAGCCGGATGTAAGTCAGGTCGCTATCATAGAGGCAAATCTTATCAACCTGCCGCAGTCCGCACTTCTTCAGCTGTTTTTTCTTGTACTGCTGGATTAGGTCCAACCGGTCATACTGCCTTATGTACTTGGGGTCTGTATGGGCCAGCTGCATATCTGCACAAAAATCTGGCTCATACCCACTCTGCGCCAACAGCCGCCGTAACAGCCGCGGGCTTTCATTGTAATCGTCAAAGTTATCCAGCAGCATCTTTTCATTGCAATAATAGCTGTAATACATTACCCCTCTCCTCCTTCAATCGGTTCAATGTTCAGTTCGTTGCCAACCGGCACCAGGGCATAACGCTTACCCAGGTACTCATATTCACCGTCATCGCACAGCTGCGGCAAGCAAATGTTCACCTGCTGGATGTTCTCCACAATGCCGGTGCCGGCCACCACCCACATAAACTTCTTGCTGCGGCGGGGGTATTTCTGGTAGCAAAGCATCACTGCAATGTTGGCCAGTTCTTTGGGGTCAAGGCAAATCTCTGCGCACCGGGCACGGAACTTGTTATAGTACAGCTGCCAGTCAACCTCAAAGTTGGCGGCAAACTCCTTTGTAACGCCCTCAGCCTCCAGCTCATCTTTGAACCGGTCAAAGTAACGGCAGTGGTATTCAGTCTCTGCCAGCTCGGCTACCGTTTTATTAAACTCAAAGTAGATTTTTTCAATCGCATCAAAATGCTCCTGGCTGAATCCCACCTTCCCGTCAATCATAATTGTGTAATCAAACCCGTCACTCCTTTTGTGGCGCAGCCCGTCCGCCCACTTTTCAATAACCCAACACATCTTATTCATGTTGCTGTGGGCGCAGCTCAGGCGCTTCATCCGCTTGTAGTACGGGCTTGCATATTTCATAAAATACGGCAAAGGTCTGCCATACTTGGCAATCTGCCGCGGCACCGGGTACAGCACACCGGTTTTGGCGAAGTCAATAGCTTTCGTTTTTTCAATTATCCCGTATGTCACCATACAGGCCAGACTATCTCTTCCATGTTTCCATGGCCACGCGCTTGGCGTCCGGGCTATCATCTCCCGGCCTACAGGGCTACACTCATCACCCTTAGTCGTTACACCTTCAATAATTACCAATAACTGGCAATCAAAGCTTGGCACGGTATTGTCTTTATACTTTATTATTTTTTTTACTTGACATCCTTAAAAGTGATCCCTCTATGAATGCCATTTATTTTTGAAGAACTACATCCGTACATTCTTGCAACCTGGCTTTCGTTGTAGCCTTCTGCCAATAATGCTCGAATCTTCCTAACTTCTTCTTCTGTTAAGATATGTCGTTTTCTGACAGAAGCTTTACTTCTAATATAATCATCCCAACCAGGAACAATAATATGGCCCCAGGAACGCTCATGAGATATAGAAGATATCGTAGAGTATTTCTGCTCGTAACGTGTAGCCACCTCTTTAATGGAATCTCCGTGAACAAGATCTTCCTTGATATGTGCAACTAATGATTCATTTAATACTGCAACAGGTGACTTTGAACCAAGGTTTGCATAGCGAATACGCTCCTTTGTTTCATCTGTGACAACTCGGTTTTTCATATATTCGCTACGAGTCTTCCTGAATACCTGATCGTACTCACGCTCTGGACGCTTCATATCCTTCACACACTTATTTTTATAATAAGAGTTACCACCTTTCTGTGTGTTGTAGCCATCCTCAACACTATTGAACATTTTTATATACTTTCGCTCCAAGTTATCTAACTTTGAGTCATCATTTTCAATCTCTAAAATTTCAAACACAAAACTATCTTGACCGTAAAGCTTATAGTCGTCAATAAATTTTTGAGTATGACCACTGTTACACTTAAATCCGCTTATATGCTTTAGAAAACGTTTACGGAACCCGGCTCTTGTTTGACCAATGTAAACTTTGCCATTCTTTATGTTTTTAATAATATAGATACCATGATTTTTCTCGTCCTCAATCTTTATATTGTAAATCATCATTTTCACCTCCTTCCGGTGTAACAAATCGGTTTTCAAAATAATAAAGTATAAAGAGTTTCACCGTTAGCCGCCCATTAGGCGACACTGCTGATAAGGCATTCACGCGGTTTTACAACGGCGAAGCCACCGTTGGTTATGGAGAGCAGATCAACATACCGGGCGTATGTTTCTTTCTGCTTCTCGGTTTTTGGTGTTTTGTTGTGGTAGCAGCTCGCGTAATTGGAAATCTCACCAATCAAACTCTTCAAGCTGCGCATAATGCACGCCGTGCGGTTCTGGATCGTATCCTTCTCCGCCAGCGCAGTTACTTTATCTTCAATGTCAATTACAATTTTTGCGTTCCTGTCCACACCCTTCATCATCAAAGGGCTGTCAAGAAGCAATGTAAGATCTCCCATAAAAACCTGATGTACTTAATTGACAAAGTATTCAGGTTTTTCTCGACTATATCATATCCATGCCACACCGCAGTGTAGTTTAGGTCACAGCGCTTCCACAACGGGACTTTCACCCGCCATGTACTCTACTGACTCAACTTAACAAGTTGGTTTTCGATAGTCTGTGGATTTGACCGTCTTGTTCGAGTTTGTTTTGCTGTTCCTTCTGTTTACGTTCCCTCTTATCAGCAATAAATTTTGAGTGAGCATAAGCATCCGGCCACGGAATATTTAACGTGTTGGCGATTTCAAATGGACGCATACCATCAGCATACATTTGTTCCATCTGAGAAATTTCTTCATCGGTATACTTTCGTTCACCAGCTTTTTTATGTAAAACGGTAATACTATGAATGCAATTTTCTTTGGTTGTCATCCATTCCAAATTTGAAACATCGTTGTGTGACTTGTTTCCATCCTTATGGTTCACAACAGGTTTATCCATAGGATTTTCAATAAAAGCCATTGCCACAAGAACATGAACACGCTTTATTTTCTTCACTCCATCTTTACAAAGAGTGCAGATTTTATAACCATATGCATTCATTCTTTGAGCAACAAGAGACTCGTCTAAATGCTTAAAACGACATCCTTTACGCCCAGATCTCCAAGATCTTGCGTTGCGTTTTACACGTCCCAGGTTACTTACGCTGTAAAGTTCTTCATACCCTACAACGGGCATCCAAACTTCACCTTCTAAAGATTCAACCATCATCTTCACCTCCTTTTCTTTTATATTTTGCAGACGGTCAAACACCGGATTATACTTCGCAGTACGTCCCCGGTTAGCAGTTAATCAAACCATCATTTCCTATGGCTCCATAAAAATATGTATTAACCACACCATGATTTTTCATGTTCACTGTGTTTTATATCCGATCGTTTCCAATCGGTACGACAGAGGCTTCTCGCCTGATCGTAGTCGGCCCCGTTAAGCCGTTGCGGGGTAATGCTCTTGCAATTAACAATCAACGTGTTCACCAACTGGCCGCAATATTTTTCCAGCAGCGGGTTGGTCACGCCCTTCAGGATCACATGCTCGCTCTTGCAAATGTGCGGGTTGCGTTCAATCAGCCGTTCGCCAAGCGTTGTCCCTGTTCTGTCAAAACTGTAAAACTCGTCCGCCTCCAGCGCTCCCTTCAAGGGTAGACCGGCAATGTGTTCCATCAGCATAATCAGGTCAGGCACTAAGAACTTAAAGCTTCCGCGTAGCCACAATTTACCGCACTTCATGTCGTCCTTATATTTTCCAAGCAGGTTGGTTATGTACTTTCGCACCCCCTCCTCTTTCAACATCTCCGGGTTCTTCAAAATCGCCGCGCAATAATTATTCAGCGGTTTGTGCCGGTCAGCCAGCATGCCCAAAAAGCAGTAGGTGTATACCGGGTCACCGTTCTCAATCTTTTCAACCCAATCAATGCTGTAATCTGCCAGATGCTCAAACTCGTCTACCGGCAAATCCAGGTCCTGCAAAATCTGGTAGTTGCCGCGGGTGTATAGCGGTTCTGTGTCAATATCAAACTGCCACTTTGCAATGCCAATGCAGTGCTTGTTCTTCTTGAACTGGTACCAGTATTCCTCCCAGTCCGCAATCGTGCCGGTCTTCTTAAAATACTTGTACCCCTTGTACATGCTCTCACACGCAATAATCTTGGGTTCAGCCCCTGGGCTGACATCGTGTTCCACGCCCCAAATGTCTTTAATAAACCGTACCCCGCGTTCTGCAAAAAACGTTTCATAATCCATCTGGTTCAGTACACCCTTAAAGTACGGCATACGCCACACCACACTGGTCACGGGCGTCTCACTGCCCAACCGCCGCTGTATCTCCTGCATAATCTTGGGGTGTGCAATCCCGCAGCCGTCAAAGGCATTTATCTCAATGTCGCGGGTAGTTTCTGCAATGTCTTTCTGCACCCACTCGCGGTCAGCCCCGGTCTTGCGGTCTTTGAACTGGATCTTGCGGTCATATACATATTTAATGTTCTGGTTTGGTATTGTCACAAAACAGTCCGGCACCACCACAATGGTCGGGTACCAGTTCTCAATGCAGTGGCAGCTGGAATACATCAGGCCGCGGTAAGCGTAAAATTTCTGGTTTGTTCTTCTGCGTTCGCTAGGCGCAAAAGTTTCAGCTTGCAATTATATATCAAAGCATCTTGTGCTCATCGAAGCTGTACTTTACAACATTACTATTTTTCAGCGCAGCTTTGCACATGGCATATGCTTGCAGATACTCTTCCTGTTTAATTACGGTATGACGAGTGTGAACAAAACGAATAATTTTATAACCTTTACTCAAGATAAAATCTTCACGCTGTTTTTCTCGTGCTTCAAATTCTTCTTGGGTGCAATTCCCATATAAAACATTAGCTTTATGCCCAGAGCCGTCAAGCTCGATAATAACATTGTCTTCCAATAAGATATCTGCCAAGTATCTACCAATAGGAAAATTCAAGTCTCCGCCTAACAGTCTGCAAATACGTTCTTGTTCCGGGCTACTCTTACCTGTCCTATTCAGATATGTGGTAACAGCAATCTTTTCTCGGACAGAATCAAGCGACAAGGGATAATCAACGCCGTATTTTTCACGGTTCGCCAATCGTGTTTTTTCAAGAATTTCCTTGCTTTTGCTAGGATGATCAACCCCGTACCGCTCAAGCATTGTAGCTTTAATTTTTTCATGACGGATTTCTTGAAAATTCTCCCCGTAATGTTCTATCAAAGAGGCTCTATTTTTCGCTTTGATTTCATCGTTCATCATGGGGTTAGGAGTACCATAAACCTCCATATACTTCTGTACTTTTTTCTGCTTGACCGATTCAAGACGGTTGGTACTAGAGGTTCCGTAGTTAATAAGGTTGGATTCTGCAATCTTAAAGTGTTCACACTGACGGCAAGCACATTTATGAACAGTTCCATTGAGTACACGCTGATAATACTTCTTATAAACCATGGTGTATTCTTTGCCGCAGTAATCACAGATAACGCGCACTCGTTTATTCGAACCATGACTTAATGTTTTTACATCAACCATTTTGCCATTGACTTCAGCAAACTGATTTTCAACTAACATGTTTTCTCACCTCCTTCTTTTCTTTATTGTTAAAGCGAGTTTTGCAAGCCTCATTTCTCTATGTTTCCATAGATGCACTGACTATATCTTCATCCCGGTAGGATGCTCCCCATTCTCGGCGCTTTGCCTTACCCGCACTCGCGGTAGTCGATGAACGTTCCCCTGTTCAGGGCTTCGCTGCTGATTACCTAATCCTGGCAGTTTTCAAGCTTTCACACTTGCGCTTGTTTCATCGCTGTGTTGTAGCCCGCCAAGCTCTAAAGGCGTCCCAGCAATTAAAGGAGTTTGCTAATAACAATTACTTGCTATAGGAGCAATTTTAACAACTACTCAATACTGTTTCCTGAATTTGTATTCCCATTGTGATTCTCACGTCAAGGTCGTGGGCCAACCGCCTGTCCACAAAGCTCAAGATACCCTGCCGCACCATACTGGCGCTGCGTTCACTCAGCACAAACTCTTGCTTTCCAATCTTAAACCCGTGCTGGATCAACCGCTTCATGGCCGCCTTCTTGTTCTGGCCACCCACGCAATCCACAAACACAACAAACCGATTGTACTCGTTGCTCTCGTATGTAAGCAGCCGGATCTGCCGGAACAGCATGTTATCACCCTGCTTTACATAAAAGCGCTCTTCCTCCTCCTGGCTGATCTGGATGTTATAGTCATGATTGATAATGTAGGTCAGGTTCAACTTTCGCACAATATATAGTGGTGGTGCGAACATTACTCGTCCTCCTTGTTATCCGGGTCATTCTCTTTGTCCTCGGCTTTTTCCAGGTTGTAAATCTTTTCAATACTAACCCGCCCGCTGTCAAACGCCTCACGGGAAAGTGCCGCCCACAGCAGCGCGTACAAAACCGGCAGTGCCACAAAAATTCCAACTGTGGCCACAGTGCCCAACATCTGCAACGCCAGCCGGATCACCACAATGCAGCTTCCAACCAGCACCATGGCCTTAAATCCCTGCCACAGGTCATGCAGAAAATTTGTCAGTATCAACAAAGTTTCAGCTTCTTTCTTGTTCAAAGTTTTATACCTCCAAAAAAACATTTTTTCGTAGAAAAGGTAAAGTGGGCAATATACGTTCGTTTTGCTCAGAATATTTCATCCTTACACAATCCCCGGTCACTGTAATTGTCAGGCGGCATTCCCCACCCATCGCAAAACTGGGTGTTGCACAACTCTTCCATCGGCGGTTCTGGTGAGGTTTCCTGTTCCGGTTCTGGCATTACCTCCTCTGCTGGTTCTGGCTTGTCCTCCGTTCCGCATGTCTGGCCTGCCGGGTACCAGTTGGAGCCTGCTCGGTTGGGTTTGCGCCGGTACCGGTTCTTTGTTTCGCGCACAACTTTCTCCACCATGTTGTCGCCACACATTAGCGGTAGCGCCAAAATCATCTCCGGCCGGTCAGATTCCAGGCTTCCCTTTTCAATCGCTCCGTAGTACGGAATAACCAGCCCACACTGGTACATAACCCGGATGGCGTTTGATACGGTCTTGTCGGCCAAGTGCAGTTCTTTGGAAATCGCTTTAATATATCCTACCCACGTTGCCACAAACCCCATCTTTTCCTTACCGTATGTACGCTGCCACAGGCGGTACCGCAACCGCAGGTAACAGTAGATTCGGTACAAATTGTTCGTGCCACGCCCTGTAGAATAGGCAGTAGCCACTCTGTTTAATAGCAAGAAATATTCGTTTGAGGTCAGTGAAGCATAACCAAACTTTCCGTCCTTGTCTTCTTTGCCAAACACCTCGTTCAGATCTTTGAACCGATACTTAAACGGTTTGGTCGGTTTTGCCCGGTTGTACCCCTCTGTCATAATCACGCCACATGCTTCTAAAAACTCAACTGCATCTGCCGCACGGTTGTAGTATCTGCGGTGCTGGCAATCTTTCCCAAACGTTCCAGCCAGCTCGACCAGCTCTGACAGGCTCGTATAACTGTAAAATCGTAAATCGTAAAACGGCGAATACTTTGCGTACATCAGCATGTAAACCGGCAGTAACTCCGACACGTCCTTGCGCAAAATCAACTCTTCCGGCACCTGCATAACCTGCTTTGCTAAGTAGGAACCATTCGTATACATTAAAAAACGCTCCTTTGCCGCATTAAAAAACGGCTCAAAAATAATCATTCAATTCTTAAAAAACGGCTCGAAAAACGCATTTTGGAAAACGATGTTCAGAAACGATGCAAAATCCGCAGTCCAATTCGTTTTTGAACAACGAAAAACCTGGGGTAAAACCAACATTCACTTACGCTTAATAAGAAAAACCTTAATAAAGAAATATAGGTGGTACTTTTGCTCGGCGTTTGGCCCTCCGGGAATTCGTATCCGCCAACCATTTCGCTTGTTCTGCGTGCATCCCAAGCTCAACCGTACCCCTTTAACCCTGTGTGGGCGCATGGGTTTTGGTGGGATCGTTCCTTGGCTCTTTTCGTTCCTGGTTTTATACAATCGCCCAGGCCATAACGTGTCGCTTCAAAAATAGTCCCAGGTCATAGCGCTGCCCGTTTATGTCAAGCCATTGGTGTATTCCTCTGGTTTTTTTGACCCGCTGCAAACAACCGCTTTCTTGTCCAGTCCTGGCTGATCCGGCGCTGATAAAATCACGCTCTTTCTTTTTTCGTTAAATAGTTCTTCCAGGCTCATCTCCCAGCGCTTTTAACGCATCCTGCTGGTTTATGTATCGCATGTCGTATCTCCTTGTGTCGTGGCTCATAGCGCGTCCCTGCGCGTCTCAGGCTATGTTATGTCGTGCGGTGTCGCGGTTTATGAATAGATCTCTGGTTCCGGCATTACTGGTTCCTTAAAACAGCCCAGCCCAAAATCTCCCGGCCAATATTCGCCCTGCAGCCATTCGCTCTGGCTCTGAATAATTTCGTCCAGATTGTCAGGGTCCTTCACCAGGTTCATTGGCATCAGCAGCGGCAGGTACTCGCCTTCGTCATCCATGATAGTGAACAGGTTGGCCAGATCGTCCGCCGTTGCGCTTTGTAACTTTTCAAGCCTTGTCATATGCTTTATCCACCTCCTTAGCCTGCCGTACAGGCGTTTCCAGCTCGTATCTTAGCTAGGCTGAATAAAATTTTGTTTCTGCGATCAAAGGCTCGTCATAGGGGCTTGCAGGGCCATGTCCGTCAATGGAGTCAAGACTCTTTGAAAGTATCTCCCATATATTAAACGTCATTATTTGGTTAATTCCGTCCATGACTTGATCCAGCGTTTTCTCGCCGCGCAGGTACGCACAAAGCAATTTTATTTCATCCCAATAACTTTCATCCGACATGTCCATTATCACAAAATCCCTCCTTTGTTGTTGGGCAATCGTGCAGCGTGCAGTAGCATAAGTCTGGGCGTATAGTGGAGTTTACCACCTCGTCACAATCCTCACACCGCACATATTTTGTCATGATGGGTGCCGCATCAATGGCCTCCAAAACCCGTTGTACCCCATCCAGATAAGCCTGCCATTCGGCCTCTGAATACTTCGGGTCGCGCTCAATGCAGTACGCCTCAAACTCCTCCGCATCAATCAGTCGTGCCATAAAAAATTTTTCACCTTATTTTTCGTTTTTATTGTTCATGAAAATTTTACATATGAACTTTTCGTAATATCTCTTGGCAATGTGTTTTGCTATTGTTATTATCTTCCACACGCTAAAAATCAACAGCGTACAGTTAATCCCCAACATCAACAGCATCAACGGTCCATATATGTAAATCATCAATATGGCGTTCACCGTAGATTCCCATGTCTCGCTCATTGGCTGCCTCCGGTACCCAGGTCTCGCATCATCTCGTCGGTCAGGTAGTACACCGTGCTGGTATACCGATCTTCGAACGATTCATTGTCGTATGTGGTGCGGTCGTAAAAGTCGGCCTTGTAGCTGTAATCTTCATCAGAATATTTTATGGTGACGTAATCTACATCCTCGGTTTCTTCTTTTATGCTCCCATCATCCTGTATTACGCCGCAGTGCAGGTATGTGTCAGCGCCGCAAATGCCGCCATACCGGTTTGTATACGGCCGCGTTTCAAGAAATGCGTAGGAGATCTTGTGCGTGGTATATACAGCAGTTGTGTCTACAGCCTTTGGCGCTTTAGCCTCTAAGTAAAGGCAAAAGTGTACGGCGGCTCCAACAGTCAATACCGCAGTGGCCACAGCGCAAGCGTGAGTTATAGCACTGGCGATTTTTAACTTTGACATATATCCTCCTTAAAAGGCATGGCCGACAAACAAAAAGTTTTCTTTCAAACCATAGAATCCATCCTCCCATTCTTTGGCGGTATCCATGGTAACGTCTTCCACCGGGTGTTGGATCATCCAATCACGCAGGGTGGTCAGCTCGTTGAATAAAATCTTCATGTCGCCGGCAATCTCTTGCTTCTTGGTGTTAAAATCTTCGATTGTGAAATTATTATCAGTCATTGTAGTTTTCCTCCTTATTAGTTGCAGTCTAGAATCTCGAAACTGTCAAGCAGAGTACCGAACGAATTCTCCCAGTCTTTATAGTCTTCCTGTGTGACTTCTTTTACCGGGTTAAGAACAATCCAGTCGTGCAGCTGCCGTATCTCGTCAAGCAATAATTGCAGGTTACTGGCAACCTCTTTCTTGCGGGTTTCAAATTCTTCATTGGTCATTTGTGTATTCCTCCCTCATCTCGGCATTGGCCGATATCTATTCATGTCGCAGTAGCCGCTCAAAGTGTGCATATCGTAAATCATACTGTTTACTACCTCATCACGGCTAAAACCATAACGATCGGCAAAATCCACCATATCTTCAAACATTAAGGCGATCGTGCGGTTGTAATCTTTGATATGTTCAGTTTGTACCTGTTCACCAACGATATAAGTTGCGGGTCTTTTATATTCAGGGTCAATGGTAGGCTGCTCGTCAATGCTATCAAGCACATTGTTTGTGTCATAAGTTCTATCGTCAAGCCCTTTGGCCAGCCATTCAACCTGCATGGCATCAGCGTCAATCAATCGCATTGTAGTTTTTCTCCTTATCCAAGATCAAGTTTGCCTACTGACTTTCAGCTGCCCCGCCATAATTCAATCGTCATGCCGCACCTCTTTTATTCCGGCAACGGCCGGTATTTATTCATATCGCAGTAACCGCTCATGGCGTTCATGTCGTGCAGCATTTCGCTTACTACATCGTTCCGGTCAAGGCCATTGCGGTCTGCATAATCTACCATGTCTTCAAACATTACGGCGATTGTATGTGTGTAATCCTTAATGTGTTCCGTCTGTGGCTGTACGGAATATCTAAAGCATGTTTGTTCCATTGTTAAAAATCTCCAAAGTTATTATTTAAGAATGAGGATTGGTAGCAGTCATAGCGCTTGGTTCCATATGGTCGCCAAAATAAAATTTATGTACGCCCTTGGCCCCTACCCAGTGGTCAAAACTTTCATCAAAGCTGTCACTATGTACTGCAGCCGGCACCTGAATAATGCATGGCACTTTCTGCGCCACCATATCATCTTTACACCACCCGCTGTTGCAGGTTCCGCAGCAAGGTTCCAGTACCAGGTCGTCAAACGGGAACATCATATCGCAGTAGCCTTTGATATATTTGTCATAGACTCGCTCTGCGTTATGCTCATACGGCGTATCGTTCCAGTCGTCGCCGTACCATTCCACCAGGTCATCATCACCCAGGTAGAACCGTACCAGGTTGCCCTTGCGCTCAAAGTCAATAATTTTCATGCCTGCGCGTTTCCTCCTTGGTGGCTTCATGTCCAGAATCAAACATCTTGGTCATATCTGCCGGAAATTCATGCCTGCTGTACATAGCCGCAATCCGCCGCACCAATTCGCACGGATCAGGATTATTTGCCCCAAACTCCGCGTTCAGCTCGTCTTGCGTCACCGGCCATTTAAAGCCAAAGTCACTGCGCTTGATTTTGCACAGTGGCGCTCCTTCATGCCAGAACACGATGCCCTCCATGGCGACCAGCTCCAACCCGCGCCGGATTCCTTCAAAGCTTAGGTTCGGGATGTCAACACTGATCGTGCCATGCCGCACCAGCACGTCCTTGTCCAGCCCGTAGGGATTCTTCTGGAAGTGCGGTCCAATCGCCTCATAAGTTGCATCCAGCAGGTTCTCCAGGCTGTTGTTTCGCGCCTCCACAAACCATTTGTCCGCGGGGTTATCTGCCGCCACTTTCACCCAGTGGGGCCAGTGGCCAGTTACCGGGTCTGGCTCATCACACGGAATCGCACCCTCCGGTACTGCTCTGCTCGGCTTGGCATCAAAGCGCTTGTAGAATTCGCCGTTAATAATCGCGCAACAGGCACCGTCAATCTTCAATGTGGCAATGCTCTCATCCGTCAGCGCCGCTTCACAGCCTGGCATAATCTCGTCATGGATTCCGGTAATCTTGTGGCCACTGAACTCGCGCTTATATAAGGTAGGAATTTTCTTCATTGGTTTTTTACCTCCAAAACTTTGTTAATTATTCAGGTGTCAATCTTGATGCTGCGCATAACAATATCGGCAACAGGTTCGCCCGTTAATGCGCACAGGCAGGCGTAACGGCCAATCCATTCATTGAAGTCTACGTTATCGTTAAAGGTGATTTGCACATAGTTGGTAGAATAGCCATGACTTTTCGCCCATGTGTTCGGCGTACCATTGTCACACTCCAAGCAAACATGCCGGAGGTCTGGATCTGATTCAATAAACCAAACCATGCTGATACCCTGCTCACATAGTGTGGCCATCATTTTTCTGGCGCTCAGTTTTGCGCTGCATGTCTCTGCCGTGCTCCAGTGGGTCGTCTGGCTGGCCTGGTACTCTGCGCACGCATCATCCACGGCCTTATGTGCTGCCTTTGGGTCTCTCACATCAATCGTCACACTGCGCAGCGTGATTGGCTCTGGTGTAGCAGCCGGTGTAAGTAACGTACAGCAGTTTGGGTCAAGCTTCAGCTCACTGGCCGCCAGCACACCACTCGGCTGCAGCCACCGCCCATAGGGGATCTGGTTGTCCGCCACTTTGGTAATAACAAACGTATCGCCCTCGCAGGCTGCATATTGGCGTATACCCGCCCGGTGTGTTTTGGTAATTCGCACTTTGTCGCCCGGTTTTACCAAACAATATCTAGCGGAGCTATTGATGGTGCTTGTGTCGTGATTTTCCATAAATTATTTGCCTCCTTTATTTGCGAAAACTTGTATTTAATAAAGGTAAAAAAACGGGTGCTTGCCAGGCACCCAAATTCAGTGGGTATCTCTATATAGTAGCCAGCGGCGGCACCCCCAACACTGTATCTACCGCCATTGCCGTTGCATCAATCTGCTCCTGGCTCAAGCCAATGTAGCGCATCGTAATGCTCTGGCTGCTGTGGTGGAATTTGTTTTGCAGCGTTTCCATCACCTGGCCAGCCGGCAGCCCGGCCTCTGTCATGGCGTGGTTTGCAGCATAGCCATAGGTCTTGCGCAGGCTGTGGGTACTAATATGCTCTTTAATGCCGCACTCTTTGGCCGCTTGGTTCAAGATCCGCCACACCTGGGTTTCGTCCAGCGGCTGCGGCACTCCCTTGGGGCTGCGCATACTCTGGAACAATGGCCAGCCTGGCTTCAGCACATTCATGGTTCGGCTCCGCATCTCTTCAATCAGGGCGGTAATCGCGCCTGCTGCCAGCGGGGTAATCAGGTCATTGGTGCGCTTGCCGGTCTTTTCATTGATGATAATTACGCGGTGGCGCGGGCAGTTGTGCTCACAATCCCACACATCATCAACGGTAAGGCGTAAAAGATCGCCCACACGCAGGCCCAGTGTCACACCACATATAAATAAGGTATAGTTCCGCTGCCTGTTATACGGGCGTCCCTGGGTGTGCAGGTAGGTGGCTATGGCGTTAAAGTCTTCGCGGCTGCGGATCGGCTCTGCCGGCGTTGGTTTTGCCACACCATTGGTTTTTACCAGGCTCAGTTTGGGCTGTGCATAGCGGGCGGCACGGGCTTTCTTACTGCGGCTCCGCTGGCGCGGCTGTGGTGTTTCGCGTACCAGCTTATAACCCATGGCGGATGCCAGCTGTTCCATTAGGGCGTTGTGGCCGTCAGCATCGGCGCTTGCCTGCATCATTGCCATTAGTAAGCTTGCAGCACCTTGTAGGTCCAGCCCACCTTTGGCCTCTGTGGCTTCCTGCATAGTAACAGTGCGGGGGATAAAGTGAGCTACGCTGTTTCTTTTTTTCATAGTGGGCTTCCCTCCTGTATGGTGTGTCCTGCGGAGCTTTATCCTGCGGAGCTTTATCTTATGGTTCTATTATAGCACCGCTAATTACAAGAAGTCAACAGTGGCAAAAAATAAATTTCAGGAGAAAGCGTAACACAGGCTCCGCCTGTATGGGGCGGGGGTTAGCTGCGCTTGAGGCTATTCAGGTTCCACCTGTAGGGGCGAACCCCCATGTCTGACGACAGCGAGGTCCAATCTTTCCCCGTGGGACCGATAGAACCAACTATACAGTATAAATAGGTAGGAAGACGGCCAACAGGCGATCAGAACACCCTGTGGTGCTCGTTATTGGCCGGATCTGGTCTCAAAATGGATGGATCTGCCCCTGGTGAAGGCCCAAAGAGGGTGTTTTCGGGGATCAAAAAGCTCCGCCAGAGTCGTTCCGAGGCGTTTTCGAGCGGAAATTATGCGTTTTTTAGCGTTTTGGCGCTGTTTTTGCGCGTTTTAGTGGCCAAATTGTGCGTTTTTATGGCGTTTTTGGGTAAAAAAATAAGGCCCCGAAGGAGCCTAGAAAGCGGATTGTTATGCGGTTTTCTTCGAGAAAGGGAACGATTAAGGAAACAGGGGTTTCGAGGGAGGAAGGGAGGGGCTTAGAGAAAGGAGGAGAGGAGGTGGGGAGGTGGAAGAGTGAGAAGCAACGTAGGTGCGTTGGTTTGTGTTTTGAGAGCCGGGAGTGAGATGGGATAACTTACCCGTTTTCCACGCTTTTACGTCATTTTTTCTTTTTAACATACCCCCCTATGCAAACTATTGAAGGTGGTTTGCAAGTAGCAGATTTTTAGCGATATGCCGTCAAATTTTACCCTATACAGCCCCATATTTAGTACGCCTTGCTGGCTTTACACACCATATTTTGCGGATTTGTACCTTTATATACGCATAAAGCGCCCCCGTGGGCACCCTTGCAAAAATCAGGTCAAAATTCTACTGTGGTATTATGTGATTGTCGAAAGGAACACAGCAAACACCCCGTTCCAAGTAGCTAATCTGCATACCGCGTATTCACGGGGGCGCCCTTGGTGCCCTAACACTGGATACGGTCAACGGTATACAGATACTGGAAACAACTGCACCTAGACAACTGAATATTGTACACTGGTTTTTCTTTGGCCCGTGTAGTGTGCGCTCATTCGCGCCGCTCATTTGCTTGACACTACAATGGCCCTTGCAAAAATCCTAGTTGTAATTTTTGCGCTGAACGTATCTTTCCGCAAAACACGCATGGCAAGGGGTGAAGAGCCGCCTTGCATAAGCTACAGGTGTACCCTTTGGGTATTCCAATGGCATGGTGTCAACCTAACAACGCGTGCAAAAGTGTTTGAGAAACACGGTACAAGTAAACACAAGTTTTCAGCCCGAAAAGTGTACAATATTCGACCGTCAAGGGAATGTTGTTTCTTTGTACCTTGAAAACTGAATAATCGGAAAGTGCAGCTTTCCCATACCCGGAAGCAAACCTTGCTATCTAGTGGGGTTCAAAAACCGGTTCAACAAAGCACCAACAGTCACAGTTGGAAGAAAATGTGGCCGCCCTGCATTCTGCGGGGATAGTCTCCAGAAACTACCGCTATTCGGGTTAGCGGCAAGTCAGGAAATCCACGGAATATAAAGCCGTCCCCCAAACGGTGGAAGTTTCCGCGCTGGCAGTCTGATTAAAGTTAGCGCTGTACGCTTGACTGCACCTTGTAAACTTTACACTTTCAAGCCTTGGAATGTCAAATCAAATAATCTAGTCAAGGTTTGGAATAGCAAGTACATAACAGCCCAGCGGGTCACTGCTTCTTGGCCCGCCCCCACTGCCCGAAAGGGTAGAAAAAAGCCGCCCATGGTGTACCCAGGCGGCAGAAAAGGGGGTCTTGCCAATGTGGACAGATTCAGAGTACATATCCGAGCCGATTTCCGGTGTTTCTGCGTTCGTTAGTGATACAGAATGCTGGGAATTGGAAGCGGAAGAAGCTGATTAGTTCCTAGGCAAGCGGAGTGTCGCTGTTCACGCGGCGGCACTCCGTCCTCTTATTTGTAGTTTATCACATAGTCAACACCGTGTCAAGAAAGGAAGTATAGAAATGTTGAAACTTTGGGAAGTCCGCTTTCAGTTAGTATCAGGGGCTATTTTCAAGAGCTTTGTTCCTGCCTATTCTAACGGCGGGGCCGAGAATAAGGTACTCGACCTACTCCGCGACCGTTGCAAGCGCTGTCTGGCGTTCGATACAGAGGGTCAACCCATTGCGGACACCCTCTACCCTAACCCGCAGTTAGTAGACTGCACCCTCATTGCCACCCTGTAAGGGCGATACCTGGAGTTGGTGGGCCAGGGGCAGAGAGCATCCCACTACCATGCCCAACAGGGCAAAAAATGAAATGAAGTATCTAACAGAATGAAAGGATGTACTACCATGAAAAAGAACACTACTACTACCACCAAGTCCGCAACCACCAAGGCACCCCGCCAGAACCCGGTTCCCAAGTCCGAAAAGACTAACAAGCTCACCCTGACCGCCCTTGGCAAATTTGCCCAGGACTATGCCGACCCGGATAACGAACTTGCCACTATCACGGATGAAAATCTTCGTTCCTATGGCGTTGTCGAATCCAAGGCTGGCTTGCTCAACTCTGCCCGTGGTATCTACCTTGCCGCCAACTTCATGGCGTCCTGCCGTGAATCCGCTGGCTGGGAAAAGGAAAATAAGGCTGAACTGGATGCTGCCGCGGCGGACGTTCGCAAGAAGATGAATACGTTCTTCAAGGCGTTTGGCCAGCGTCCTGGCCGCCGTGCGGTGGATGCTGCCCGCCCTCTGTATTGCTGCACGGATGCTGACCTGTTCATTATCGGCGAAAATGCCGAAGCTGCCCGTAAAAAGGCCGAGGATGGAACCAGCACTAACTGGGAAAAGGTCGAAACGTTCTTCCTGGAGTATCTGGTTCTTTCCTGTGGCCGCCTGATTGCGGGCAAACCTTTGGAACGTGTTTCCGAAAAGGACTTCAAGGCGGCAAAAACCGCCAATAACCAGGCCAAGAAGGAAAAAGCTGCCAAAACCAAGGAAGCCAACAAGAAGAAGGCCGATGCCGCGGAAGAAACCCGCAATGAACTCGAAGCTGCCAAGGCCGAATTGAAAGAGCTGAAGTCCCGTGCCATCAACATGCAGGCCGTTCTGGCTCTTGTTATGGCCAGCCATGCCACGCCGGAAGAGAAGGAAGAAATTGTAACCCTTCTTAGCGGCAAGACTCCGAAGCAGGCCGAACGGGCTGCCCATGTTGCTGCCAGCAAGGCCACCCCCAAGGCCGAAGAACAGCCTGCCGCTTGATAGCACCCCTATGCCCGGAGTTGGTAGGCCGGGGGAAGGAAGCATCCTACCACCAACCCTACGGGGTAATTAAAATGAATCGTTTGAAAGGAAGTATTGCCATGAAAAACGCAGTTTTGTTCAATTACTATATCGGCGATTCCACTTTTGGTGGAGTGATCGCCTACATCGACGACCGCGAAACAGCCAAAAAGTTCGCCTCTGACATTGAGGTGGGCATGAGTTATGCTCTGTATGAACAGGACTTTCGCCACTTGTTCAATGTGGCAAAGCTTAGCAAGCAGGTTTGCACGGACCTTCTGTGCTGCTTTAATAGCAACCCAGATAAGTTCGAAGCCTCCGTCTATAGCGAAGACGAAGCACCGGACTTGTTTTATGGGGTAAACGACTCCGACGTCTATACAAAGGCAGAACTGGAGGGCTGAAAAAATGAAAACCCTCTTGACCCACCTCACCCGGTTCGCGGCCTTTACCGCTGTAACACTGGCCATTCTCTTTGGCCTTCCCGCCCTGGCCGAGCGCCACCCCTTCATTCTGTTGGCCGTTTCAATCGCCATTTTGATTCTGGCCGTGTATGCCATTCACAAACCAGTGGCAAGACCCAAAGCGGCAAAGCACCGCACCGCCACCCACCGCAAAGCGGCCTGACCCCACCATCCCATTATGAATATCATGAATATTTTGACCCAGAACAAACGCCTTAGCCATTCCGGTTAGGGCGTTTTCTTGTGGGCCAAAACCACAAACAGCCCCCTCTTTGCACGCCCAAAGCAGTACATAGCAAAGGAGGGATATTTTGAAAGTTGTTTGTGAATTATGGACCGGTCTGCCAGGGGAGCCCAAAGAACTTCTGACAAAGTACGAAGCCGAAAACCAAGAGCAAGCGGATGAGTATAAATCTCTGATGATTCAAACCTGCCTGCAAAGCTATAATCCCGCTCTTTGGGAATTCCGTTTCGTTCCGCAACCGGTCTGACCTGCACCACGCCTTTGATTCAACCGTCAAGGGCGTTTTTCATACCTGCCGTGCTATCTTTAGCGTTACAGATAAATTGAATCGGCTTTGCCAATGAAAGGAAGTCCCCCAAATGAAACCTCGCCGTATTTTCTCTGCCCTCCTCCTCTCCCTCGGCCTTATCCTCTTGACCTTCGCCGCCACCTGCCGCCTGGTTATGACCAACATCCAAATTGATTATGACCCGTCCAACCCTGCAACCGTCACCCTCACCGTCTTTGGCCAGTCGGATGAATACGCCCTGGCCATTGATGCCGATTGAATCCCCTGCCAAGAAACAGCATGAAATGAAAGGAAGTACCTAAAATGAATTCTCTTTATGCCCTCATCCTCACCGATTCCCTTCACCTGCCCACCACCATCGGCTATTTCAATACCCGTCCCGCCGCCTGTCAAGCCCGCCAGAGTGCCCACGCCTGGCTGAAAGGTGAATCCCAGTCGGTCGAAAGCCTCAAGTGCTTTTCCAACGCCGCAATGAACATTCTTGACCAGTGCTGCACCGCAATCGAAAAGAACCCCGCGCACTATATAGACCTGCGCGTTAAGCCTGTCGATGACCTCTCCGACCCCGAAACAACCCCGTTCCGCGTCTATTATGAAACCGCAGCCGGCGACCGCTACTTCACCGTTATGGAAACCGTCACAGATCTCAGCGCTTCCCGTATCGTTTCCCACACCATTCCCAACTCCAACATTGTTCTCGTTGCCTTCCCAGATGAACATGTTGAAACCGTTGGCTATACGGAAGTCAAGCCGGAAATGCTGGATGCCCTCGCTCTTCACCAGCCCAAACCCACTGCCGCTTCCCTCGCTGAATTCGCCAAGCTGGCCGAATCCGGCACCATTACCCGCAGCCAGTTTGAAACCTTTGCCTATCACGCCGTCAATTCTCCCCTGCCCAATGAAAACTTCACGGACCTCAACGCGCTTGCCGATACCCTCCGCAAGGCCCTGGATGAAGGCACCCAGATTATTCTCTGATGGAAAGGAGTTCCGCAATGAAACTGCAATACCACAAAATCCGTGGCGTGGACAAGTCCGTCTGCACCGCAGAGCAGAAAATCGCCTATAACATGGCCTCCCGCATCTATGGCGATATCCGTTTTGCCAAAGCCTGGCAGCAGTATGATTCCGGCAAGGTTCCCGCTTTCCTCCAAAATGATTGGGAATCCAAAGCAATCCGAACCTACTTTACCACCTGGCAGCGCGATTATAACAAAGCGTCCGCCCATTACAACGAAGACGCAATCTTCAGCGCCCTGCGTGCCGGCCTGCATGATTTTATCTGCCACCACGGCCCCATCTTCACCACCTATAAAGAAGTCGGCCAGGCGTTTCCCGCCCACTACCTCTAAGCCCCGCTGAAAGGAAGTACCAAAATGAAAATCACTATTGATGTTTCCACCATGCAAAACCGCTTTGCCGCTTGTGGCCGCGATTATTACTCGTGGGAAGGCTATGAAGCCCTGCTCGCCTATTACAACGATATCAATCCCAACATGGAGCTTGATGCCGTTGCCATCTGCGGCGACTGCACCGAATACGGCGAAGGTGCTTGCTGTTCGTTTGATGACCTTGTCAACGATAAAGGTTATGCTTACCCCATCGAAGACTACAAAGCCGACAACGATATCGAAACCGATGATGAATTTGACCAGGATGATTATATCGTTGCTCTTGTCAAAAAGCTGGAACAGCGTACTACCGTGCTCCATGTTTCCAACGGCAACTATATCATTTTTGCATAATCATGAAAGGATGATTTCAATGAACGAATATCTTCAGCAGGCTCAGGATTTCCTTGCCAAAACCAACGCTACCATGCAAATTGATTTCGTTGGTTTCGCCAGCAACACCAACTGGAAAGAAAGCACTCCGCGTGCCATGTACCAGTTTAAGCTGACCACGCCCAAAGGTTCCATGACTGATACTTTTTGGGATTCTATCAACAATACAGTCATCCAGCAGGAGACGATTCAATCCTATGCTGAAAAGCTATACAAAACCCCGTTCGCGGACTTGACCGCCTCCCAAAAGACCAGAGCACACAAAAAGCTGCGGAAAATGAAAACCGAAGCAAGGCCCAATGCCTATGATATTCTTGCGGCAGTCGAAAAGTCCGATCCCGGCACATTTGATGATTTCTGTTCGGAATTTGGCTACAATACCGATAGCCGTGCAGCAGTACGAACTTATTTTGCCGTACAGAAGGAATATGCCGACCTTGCGCGGATTTTTACCGCAGAACAGCTTGAAATGCTGGCCGAAATCAACTGATATATTGATAGAACGAAAGGAAATTCCATCATGACTTATAAACGTAAAACTGAGGATGTATACGAGGTCGTTTATGATTATGGTTATGGCGACGGCCTTGAAGTCCTTACCCGGTGCAGCACAATGCGGGAAGCCAAAGCCGACCGCAAAGCTTACATTGAAAATGAACACATCTGCCCCATGATCCGCAAGCGCCGCTACCCAATTCATAACAACGCCGCTTGCTAAAGAAAGGTCGAACCAAAATGAAAACCAAAACCCGCCACCCATTCAACCTCCAGTCCGAACTCTCCCGCCTGGAACTCAACGGTGCCTGCTCTTATGATGGTAAGCCCCTCATCCTCCTGGAACAAGCCTACTGTGCCTATGATTGTTACCACGGTATCGCCAAGTACGTTGCCACAGCCATCTGCCCCAACGAAATCGCCAAGGATTTCACCGCCCCGTGCTATATCGTTACCTGGCCCATCATCCGCCCCTCTGCCGAAAACGAAGAGGATGCCTGCGATTGGTCCGCCCCCAACGGCCTCACTCCCCACGGCGAATATGATTTGGAACGCCGCTATTATTACTGATGTCCAACTTTTTGCACTGGCGTATCACAACGTTTGGTTGTATAATCCAATCATAAGCCAAACCGCAAAACAAAATTATTTCTCCGTTTCCACCAAACTTTTCAAGTAAAAATCCGCACAAATTTTATCATCCTAACAAATATCATGAACAAATTGTAAATTCAAAAACGAATCCGCAAGCCACAAAGCTGCGCAGCATGAAAGGAAGTACCGCCCCATGTCTACCCAAATTCTCAACCTCACCCCGCACGAAATCAACATTGGCACCGCCTCCATCAAACCCTTCGGAGTGGTTGCCCGCGTCTATGTTGAATCCATCTCCGACGGCGAATTCACCACCGCTTCCGGTACAACCATCCCCATCTCCCACTCTTACTATGGCGATGTCGAAAACCTGCCAAACCCCATGCCCAATACGATTTACATTGTCAGTGCCCTTGTTGCCTCCCGCGTCCCCACCCGCTCCGATGTCTTTTACCCCTGCTGCATGGTCCGCGATACCCAAGGCCGCGTCATCGGCTGCAAAACCCTCTGCTGTGCCGCCGCCCCCGTCCTCGCCGCAGTCCATTAACCTGAGGTGCAAAACGATTCAAGAAAGGAATTACTATCATGTCTATTTTTGATAAATGGAATCAGGTTCAGCCCAAAGAAGTATCCGGTCCCCAGAAAGGTTATATGGTCCTTAACAAAAGTCGAACACAAATTCTGTCAAGCCCTAATGGTCGAATGCACAGCCGTGAAACGCCTTACTGCTGCGGCGAAGATTATTATCTGAATGAATCGTTGGACCTCTGGAGTTCGTTTCGTTTCTTTTCTAACCTCGCGTATTGGTTTATTCCTGGCCTGGATGAAATCAATGATCATCTGGAAAATTATTCCTTTGTTGAAATCGTCGCTCTTGATAAGATTCTTCTGTGTGATAAATTCGGTGCCACAAACCACTTTTGCATTGTCAAAGAACTTTCCGAGAAAGAATTAAAACTGTTTGCCAATATCAGCAATTCCAGCACCGGCATTATGAACATTGGCAACTTTAATAAAGGCGATGGCAATATTGGCGACTGCAACTATGGTAGCTATAACATTCAGGATTCCAATTTCGGCCATATGAATAACGGCAACAACAACGTTGGTAATCAAAATTCCGGCTGGAGAAATATCGGCGATCAGAATACCGGCTGGCGCAATACTGGTGATTGTAACTCTGGCAGAGGCAACATCGGAAACTATAATTCTGGCGATGATAATAACGGTCATGGAAATTCTGGTTTCTATAATATCGGCAACAATAACTCTGGTGACTGGAATAAAACTTCTTTTTCCAGTGGTGTGTTCTGTACAGAACAGCCCTGCATTATGATCTTCAATAAACCCTCTAGCCTTACTCTCCAGCAATGGCATGATAGTCATGCTTTCCGAATTTTGCAAAATATGCCGGGCAATGGCACTCGTGTTATTGATGAAAAATACGTTGATTCTAAAGAAAAAGCCGAGCACCCCGAATGTGAAGTCACAGGCTGCATCATGAAATCCAAACGCTATTCTGTGGCAGACCGTATCAACTGGTGGAACCATACATTAACTCCCAAAGAGCGTGAAGTTGTTCGCTCCATCCCCAATTTTGACCCCGATATCTTTGAAGAAATCACCGGCATTCCAGTTTGAATCATATCCATAAAAGCCCTACCTACTCGCAAGGAGCGTTGTATTATGATTTATAAAGTAACCACCTTGAAAGACCTCCCCGGTATTCCCGCAGGTTCCCAGTTCCGGTATGATAAGTCCTGGGGCATAGAACCAAAGCTTTCCAATTTTAATGAAGATTCTCCCGATGTCCTGACTCCTGGTAACATTATGTTTCTCATTTGGGATGTTATTGTTAGCAACCCGGACGGCTGGGTGACACTCGAACCTCTCTGTGATGAATTTACCGACTTCAAATGCCCCGATTGCGGTAAAACACAGGGCATTCTTCATATCTATAAACCCGAAACCCCGCAAAGCAAACCTGTTGTAACAATGGAATGTATCTGTGGTCGTAATTATGATCTGGATTTTCAGTATCATAAAAAAACTCCTTTGGGAGAAACTTAAAAATCAATCACCCACAAAGCCCTGCTCGCCACGCAAGGCTTTTTTCTTTTGCCTATTAAACTCTAAGCCAAGAAAGGAATTACTTACCATGACTGACTTTGAAAGAAAAATCACTTCCGAAAAAGCTCTTGACGCCGCCATCCGCCAGCTCAAAACCCAGGACGACTGGTTCCTCGCCACCAAAACCTGCGCCGCCTACAAACCCGTGCCCCAGAGCCCCGCAAACCCGTAACACAAGCGCAAAACCCGTTCCCATTCCAAACGCCGGACGCACCGCCCTCTTATATATCTTTCTTTATCTTTATATATAAACGCTATTAACGTGCTGTTTTCAGCCCGATTTTGAACCTTCCTAGTCGTATTGACACGCAATTTTTAGGCCGTTTTGGAACATTGCTTTTACTAACCCACCACTTTACCGGGTTTGTACCGCCAAAAAAACGAACATATTTTGTCATCAGCCATGCAACATTCTCACCGCATCAAGCAACATTTTTACGGCTTGAACATTTGCGAAAACTTGTATATAATCAAAATCACAAAGTCACCCGCCAGCATGAAACCGCATCCCTCTCAGCGCCCCACACAGCCCCTACAGGCCGTGTTTCCTTGTGGCCATGCAGTTTCTCGCCCGTTTTCTTCTCGTTTCTCACAGCGTATCCCAGCCTTATTATAATTTGTTCCCCGCCCTGCCCCGTCTGGCAGGTTTTATTTCACCCTGTTATTTACAAGTTTTCGCAAACAAAAGGAGTTGACCCTCATGTACATCATCATCCCCACCCACGGCCATTACGAAATCCGTGACGGCCCCACCTTCATCCAGTCCGCCGATACTTACCGCGAAGCCTGGCATGAACTCGCTTCCCTCATCAATTCCCCAACCTAGGCAACCGTGCATTCCGCACTTGCAAATATTTTTTACATTGGCTACACGCCAAAGAAAGGACACACATTATGTCTACTGTCAAAATCAACGAAACCACTTTCTCCATCACCTCCACCCTGACTATGGCCCAGCTCAAAACCCTTCACACCAAGGCTCCTCAGGCCCTGCAGCTGACCAAGCCCGGCAAAAAATCCGGTGATGACGATGAAATCATCTTTGCCATTGCCTCGTCCGCCAAGCAGAGCATGTCTACCTACGGCATTTGCTTCGCCAAGTCCGCCTTCGGCACCGACAATGCTATCTACGTTGAGGACCTGCCCGCCGACCTCGAAGACATCACCAAGGCCAAGGAGCATGTCGCCGAGCGCATCGGCTTCGCTAAGAAACACCTGGATGAAATCGAAACCCAGGCCACCGCAACTCTGGCTCAGCTCAAGGCCGACCACGATGCCATCATTGCCGGCATTGAAGTTTCCACCCCGGCCGCCCAGACCACCCCGGCAAACGAAACCGCCGCTCAGTAACCAAAACGGCCGGTGCTCACCCCACAACAAGCAGCCCGGCCATGATTTTTCTTCCCCAATCCACAATCCAACATAAAAATATTTCATCATAAGGAGATTTTTACCATGATTAACGTCACTATCGTCGATAACCTGCACCGCAACACCTACCCCGTTGACCCCAACACCACCCTGCGCTCCGTCCTGGAAGCTCATGATGTCGATTACACTACCGGCCAGACCAAGCTGGATGGCTCCTCCCTGGCCGCAGGCGACTTGGATAAGACCTTCGCAGACTTCGGTATCGCGGAAAAGTGCTACCTGGTCAACATTGCCAAGCAGGATAACGCCTGATTGATTCCTCTCCGGTGGTGTCTCTTCCCCCACCGGGGTGCTGCCTGACAGGAACAGCCTCCCCGCGGCAGGCAGCGGGCAACGCAAACGCGGCCAATCGTTCCAAATCTAATCAGAAAGGAAAAATGAATCACCATGCCACTCCCCAATTACACCGATATTCTCAATTACATGTCGCCCACCATCACATGGCAGGACAACACCCCCTGCCGCTCCTCTTTCAAAACAATTTTCACCAAAGTTCTGGCCTGCACGGTCTACTCCCGCCTCACCGCAGGCAATACCCTTGCCATCCTTGGCGATGATTCCGGCCTCCAGCCTTCCACTAACCCGAATGAATCCCGTTTGTTCTTCGTCACCGATAAAGCCTCCATCCCCGATTCCATCCAGGAAGTTAAGGATATCGGCGCTTATCTCTCTGATAAATACAAAGTTTATCAGGATGCAGCCGCCCGTATCACCATCGTCCAGTTCCAGCGCGACGGCGGCCTCTACAGCAGTGTTTTTTACAACCGTGTTGCCTCGGCCATGCCCCGCCTGCTGCCCTGGCTTTTCAAGGACCACCCCCTCACCTCCGATGAACTCGCTTACCTTCGCGCCCTCTCCACCCCGGATACTGGCTCGGAAGCCCTCGCCCGGATGGCGGAAGCCCTTTATAACAAAACCGATCTGACCTCCAGGGCCGTAGATAAAGCAATCGAATCCCTCTTCAAAGGTACTATTGACCGCCGTAAAGCGGATCTCAAGCGGTCAATTGAAAGTCTTTACCGTGATCTGAAAGAAACCCGCGCCCGTATCTCGGAAATTTTTACCAACATCACCAGCATTAACTGTGAGCTGACCGGCCTTGACTCCAAAGATGAATCCACCTTTATCACGGAACTCAAGGATTACCTCCACACCCAAAAAGGTATTTTCGTCGGTGCTGACGATGGATCGCTTCTCCTCGTCATCACCACCTTCCTCTCCAACTATGACCCGGATGATGTCGAAACCTTTATCTTCAACAGTGACCGCCCCTATGAGGATCTTACCGGCGAAGAAGAACACGATGTCCGCATCCTTTTCCGGGCTGTGTTCATTGACCATATCTTCAAAATCAAACTCGCTGCCACCTATAAGCTTAATTACAACTGCCATGTCACAGCCATGTCCGATGCGATCAATATGAACGTCATTCAGGCTGTTCCCAACCCTCACATCAATCATCACTCCTGTCTCGGTAATTATGAACCCATGCTGGAGGATGCCGAGGATCGCCGAGATTTTATTGCCGCCATTGCTATCTGTCAGCAGAGCGCCAGCAGCATGAACCTCGTCGAAACAATCTCCACCAAATATTTCTTTGATGATTTCGCCGCCGCCTATCACACGGATATCCCCGTCATCCTGACCGCCGCCGGTGAATCCATCACCCCCAAGCAGGCCATTGAACAGCTCAAATCCGCAAACGATTCCGTTAAGGAAGGAGAATAACCATGCAAGTTATCCGTATTGATCAGACCGCTCTGGATGCCGCCATCGAACTCTATCGCCAGCAGCTCCTCACCGGCGCTGTCAAGCTCACAAAAACTAAGGCAAAAGATAAAATCAACATCAATTTCACTGCCGATGCCTGGGCCAAACAGTCCCGCCTCATTGATGATTTCACTTCCGAGGTCGCCTGGCACGGCCTCATGCGCCAGCTCTCCCCCACCGAGTATGAAATCTATGATATCCTCGTCTACCCCCAGCAGGTCACTGGTGTCACCGTCGAAACCGACCAGGATAAATACAATGACTGGCTGGTCTCCCAGCCCGATGAAATCTTCAACAACATCCGCTACCAGGCCCACAGCCACGTCAACATGTCCACTTCCCCTTCCGGCGTTGATGACGAAAACGAGTCCAAAATTGTCAATAAGCTCAAGGGCAATGATTTCTACCTTTTCATGATCTGGAACAAGCGCGGCGAGTTCACCGCCCGCCTGTATGACTACGCCGCCAACAAAATCTACGATAAAGACGATATCTCTGTTACCTACACCGATACTCTCTCCGATTTTGCCGCCACAGCTCAGTCCCTTGTTACCAAGGCTCCGCCCATCTATTCCAAAACGAACCCTCCCGTCAAACCCACCGGAGGCACCGCACCCCATGTCGTCTGGGATAACGCCGCCCGCTGCTGGATGGACGATGACGGCAATTATTACGACCACTACCCCACCTATTACGATTATCTCACCAACGGAGGTGCTTTATGAATCTTGCCAAAAGCCTGGATGTCTTCTCCCCGCATGATGTCAAAGGCCGCATCCACATCATTGGCTGCGGTTCGGTCGGCTCCACCATCGCGGAGCTTCTTGCCCGCTATGGCCTGACCAACTTTACCCTCTATGATTTTGATACGGTGAAAAAGAAAAACATCGTCAACCAGATGTTCTTTGACCCTCAGGTCGGCCAGCCCAAAGTGGAAGCCCTCCGCGATATCCTCTGTGCTATCAACCCGAAAGCCAAAAATGATATCCGTCTGGAACCTACCGGCTGGAACGGCCAGCCTCTCTCCGGTTACGTTTTTCTTGCCGTGGATAACATCGAGATCCGCCAGAAAATCGTGGATGCCAACCGCTTCAACACCTTCATTAAAGCCATGTTTGATGTCCGCACCGCCCTCTTTGACGCCCAGCTCTATGCCGCTGATTGGTCGGACCCCAAACAGGTCAAAGAATTCCGCGCCACAATGAACTTCACTCACGCAGAAGCCACCGCCCAGGTCCCCGTTTCGGCCTGCGGCACTACCCTCGGTGTTGCCCCCACAGTTCGCGTTGCCGCCTGCTATACCATCACCAACTTCCAAAACTTCATCAAAAAAGGCGAGCTGATCCACACCGGCCTCTCTGCTCCCTTCAACCTTCAGGGTGAATCCGCTTTCCTCGGTTTGTAACCCTGTCATCTTAGCGTTCCATTAAATTTCGTTTGTGTTGTATACTGTAAGCTTTTTCCGCTTCAGGCTCTTCGGTCATATCCAAGAGCACGAATTTGTTACCCCGACCCACCCTCCACCAGGAGCTGGCCAGGACGATCCCACGGTGATCCACGACCCCCACCATCGTAGTACCCGAAACTTTTGTCAAGTGCCGACTGGCAGAAAACTACCGAAAACAATCCACACATCTCGGCCAGTAAGGGTTGCAGTATCCCAAAGGTCGCATCCACATCAGGCCACAGTCGAAACAACCAGAGAAACGAGATGCCTCGATCCGACGAACGAGAGCCTCGCGGCAGCCACATCTCCATCAGAACACAAACACACCCCTCACATAAGGAGTACCCATATGGTTTACATCACATATAACTGCCCGGAACGTTTCCGGGAAATGACGTTTGAAGAACTCCTCCGCGGGGATTTTAACCTCGCCAACCTTTCCACTGGCGGTCACGGTGCTACCCGTACCGTCATCTGCAACAAAGTTCCTCCCCGCATTATGCGCATCACCAAGGTGGAACAAATGATTTTCCAGCTCCAGGCGTTCAACCAGCAGTATGAATCCCTTCGCCTCACCACTCCCCGTTCCAGCCTGTACAACCATTTTCCCATCCCCAAAGCCTCCGGCGGCCTCCGCTGGATCGATGCCCCCAATTCCGACTTAATGAAAGCCCTCAAGGAACTCAAAACCCTCTTTCAGTCCTGGATGTTTGCCGACCACCACACCTGCGCCTTCGCCTATGTCGAGGACCGCAGCGTCCTCTCTGCCGCCAAACGTCACCAAAAGTTCGGTGCCTGGTGGTTCGCCCACTTTGATTTCCATGGCTTCTTCCCTTCCACCACGCCGGCATTTGTCCTCTCCCAGTTTGAACTTATTTATCCTTTCAACCTCATCCTCGCCAGCCCCACCGGCCGCGCGGAACTGATCAAAGCCCTTGACCTCTGCTTCCTTAACGGAGCACTGCCGCAGGGCACCCCCATCTCCCCGCTCATCACCAACATCATGATGATCCCCTTTGACCACGCCTTCGCCAAGGCCGTCAACCATTTTGAATCCGGCAAGTATAACCCGGACGGAACCCCCATCACCGACCGCCTCTGCTATACCCGCTACGCCGATGATATCATCGTCTCCTGCAAAGTTATCTTCAATTTCCATGCTGTCGAGCGCCTCATCGTCCAGCTTCTCTCCCAAATGAACGCTCCTTTCACTCTCAATGAAACCAAAACCCAGTTCCACTCCCGCGCCGGCCGCAACTGGATTCTTGGCGTCATGCTCAATAAGGATAACCAAATCACAGTCGGCTACCGCAAAAATAAAATCTTCAAAGCCACCATTGATACCTACTTCCGCGATAGGCAAAAGGGCAAAAAGTGGCCGGATGAAGACCTCCAGTCCTTCCAGGGCAACATTACCTGGTTCAAGGATGTCCAGCCCGACACCACCAAATACATCATCCAAAAATATAACGCCAAATACGGTCTTGACCTCGAATCCTGTATCAAGGCCGATCTCGCCCCGCCCAGCGTAACCGCATAATCCAAAAAATCAATTTGTTTCAAAGGTAAAGTTTCGTTTTGATTTTATTTCAAGTCAAAGCCAAACACCCTCCGGTTATATCCGAGGGTTTGAATTTGTTCCCCTGTCCCACCCCCTGGGAGCAAGCACTGTCGTCGAATCATTTCCATCATCGAGTTCCATAGGTCGCCGACACATCGACACTCCAACTCAAGGCGCATCAGAAAAGGCGTACTAGAGCAGCAAACTCAACAATAAATACCACTAAACATCAGCAAGACACTAAACTAACCCAGAGGCTCGGTAAACAGTGCCTGCTGCCATCACCGGCTGCCTCTCATCAGCTTTCACAAATTGATTTTTGTTTTTCTCCATTCCGCCCCATGGTTCCGGGGCATTCCCAGGCGCTTCAGCTGTTTCTTCCTTTCTTAGCAGCTCGTTGCGCCCCCTGTTCGTGCGCCTGGTAAACGCACGGTCATGGTTTTACTTTCCTTTCGCTGGGCCTCCGGCCATCCCAATGGTTGGAGCGCCTGGTAATACCCCGGAACCCGCTTACACAATGAATTCAGGTGATTTTTATGAAACTTATCCAAGATAACGGCAACTACGTCACCATTTTGATCGATTCCCACAGCTACAACGTCCCCTATGAAGTTATTACCAAAATTCAGAATGCCAAAGATCCTCTCGCTTATAAGTCCTCTACCCCCGTATCTTCCCCAACCATCTCTTTCGACGCTCTCCTTCAAGGCAGGTAATTTTTATGAAACTTATCTCCCCCGGCTCACGGGTCAAATTCTTTACCGTAGGACCCGTTATCGGCCATGATCACAATCCCATGAAAACTAAATTTCAAATCATCTATCTCTCCGGCACCGTCCACGAAGATAACGGCAACCGCGTCACCGTCTGGACCGATGATTCCCGCACCTTCCATGTCCCCCATGAGTACATCACCGAAATCCAGGACCCCAACGATTCCTTTGCCTATAAGTCCCCCAACACCGTACCTTCACCAACCGTTTCTTTTGATGAAATTATTTCCGTCCTCTAATTCATACAGGTGATTCTTATGGACCCTTATTACATTCAACCCGGCACTCCCGTTTATTTTGGAATCATAACGCTACATGGCACAGCCCGTCGTACCCTCCACGGCTTTGTCCAATCTGATAATGGCGTTTATGTCACCGTTATTGTCCCCAGTATGAATTACAAAACATTTGTCGCCACCCATTCTGCCCTTACTTATGACGATACCCCCGAAGCCGTCACCCCCGCTCCTCTCCCCACTCCTTCCATCTCTTTTGATGAACTTATTTCTCAAAGTAGGTGATTCCTCATGACCCCCTTCCTCCCTGGCTATGAACCTGGCACCTGGGTCGAAATCATTTCTCCTCACGAAATGCTTCGCTCCCTCCAGTATGATTACGGCACCACTTTCACCCTCACCGATTCTCTCCCCTATAAGCCTATCCTCGGCAAGCAAGGCAAGATCGTTGCCATCCTCTGCTCCGGCCTTCTCCGCCTCTACTTTCCTCACAACGATTCCTACCACATCATCCAGCCCAGCATGATCTCCCGCACTATCCCCGCTCCGTATCTCAGCTTTGATTCTCTTATCGCAAACCTCTAACCCCATCACAGAAAGGAAGCCTACCATGAATCCTACCTATAAAGTTGGCGATGTTGTCCAAATCATCTCCGAAGAAAAAGTTTATTCCTGTCCTACGGATGACCGCGACAATTTTATTCTTGCTCGTTCCAGTTACGGCTTGTACGATTCTTTTCACAGAGATAAACTTCCTATTTGCGGTTGTTCGGCTGTCATTACTAGCATTTCCGAAAACGGTGTAGTAGGAAACCTATATAAACACACTCCTTTCTTCGCTAAAGATAAAACCGTTTTCCCCTGGGATGACTGGTTCTTCTCCGCCGCTGAATTTCACCCTCTTATGGATCTGCTGAGTGTCGTTTCTCCGCCTCCGGTTCCTTCCATGTCATTAGATGATCTGTTGAAAGGAGCCGCGCAATGAATTTCCCCACCTACCCCGTTGGCACCCTCGTTCAAATCATTTCTGCCGCAGAGTTTGACGCTCTTCCCAAAAATGATGCTGGCTGTGCGCTGTTTCCCGATTCCCTTCCTAGTGGTATCGCAGATTATATACCCCCTAAACGCCGTTCTCTTTGTGGCAGCATCATGCAAATTGATCGTAAACTTGACGCTTCTGGCTTTTACTCCTTAAAACCCTACGATCTCTCCACCGCTGTTGATCCCTCCGCCGCTGCCAAATTCTCTTGGAACTCCGCTCTTTTCACCTCCAATGAATTCCACCCTTATGACACCCCGGTTCCAATTTCCCCTGTTTCCTTTGACGATTTCCTGAAAGGAGGCATTTGAATGCCAGCCCCTTCCCCCACTTACCACGTCGGTGATCGCGTCATCGTCCGCCAGTGGGATTCCATGATGGAAGAATTCGGCTCCGATCCTTACGGTGGTATCGCTGTTCATCCCAATAAACTTTCTTTTGTTCTTAACATGAAACCTTTCTGCGGCAAAGAGTTTATTGTTGACGGAATCTTTCATGATAAAAATCTTCTTGATGAACCCATTTATTTTCTCAATTATTCACCGGATGTTTATGTAGACCTTAATGATGGTGATTATCTTTGCGGTTGGTTTTTCACCTCCGCCATGCTTCTTCCCGCAACCCTCTCCAATGAACCCCAAAACCGTATTCCCACCCCTTCTATTACCTTCGATGATTTACTTCAAGGAGTCTAATAACTATGAATACTGCCCTTAACTCTGCCGATTATCCCACCTACCACATTGGTGATAAAGTTACCATGCGCCAATGGGAAGACATGAAGTCCGAATTTGGTTTGAACGTATTTGGTGACATTAAAGTCCCAGAATGTATTTTCACAAAGCGTATGAAACAATATTGCGGGCAGACACTCCCCATTGTTCGTATAAGCCCCTATCCATCTCCAAATTTTGATTTTTATTATTTCGACGATAGCATAGCGGTTTTTACTTCTCCCATGTTTGAACAATCTTGTCCCGCAGTTGTCTGCGCCTCCACTCTTACCTTTGATGATTTATTGAAAGGAGCTACCTCTCAACTGGCAAATCCTCAACCATAAATACCACGGCGCTTCCATGGCCAATTTTGCCAACCACATCCCGCCGTGCCTCAACGATCAACCTCAAAAATAAAACAGTCTAACAAGGTATAGAATCATTTGCTGATCTTATTTTCAGTTCATGCTTCACTCTTCGGTTATATCCAAGAGTTCGAATTTGTTACCGGGTCCACCCTCGGATACACAGACGTCGACTGCAGACTGGCCACCTCCATACGGTTTCGAGATAACATCATAAGATCCTCCGCAGAACCAAAACAAACGATAACATGTCTTTTACAAACACAACCATCAATTCACTCAAGAAGACCGTTTTCCCACCAGCTTGTTCCCTGTTTTATTTTGAATCTATTATTTTACCATCAGAAAGGATCAACCATTATGACCAAACTTACCTACACTCTCGCTATCATCAACGGTACTGTCTGCTATGAATGTCAGCCCTCTACCCCGCACGCCTTCTATTCGGGTGGCGGCTGGTTCGCCCCGTTCTGCACCGTCCTCGAACTCACCCGCAAAAACACCGTCAAAGCATAACAAATGTCCAATATCCATTTATCCTATATCACAGAAAGGAACTTTCAAAATGACTCAAAATCTTACCCTTGTCACCCAAAAACCTTTTGGCTCTCTGACCTGCAATGTATATCAGGACGATTCCAATAAAAATGAATTCTACATGACCCGCGAACAGGTCGGTGCAGCGTTGAATTATGAGAATCCTCGTATCGCAATTCAGCAGATTCATAATCGGAATAAAGATCGATTGGACCCTCTTTCAACCGTATGCAAAATGAATACAGTTGACGGTAAGTCCAGAGATGTATTTATTTACACCCTTCGCGGTGTTATGGAAATCTGCCGCTTCTCCCGCCAGCCCAACGCGGATAAGTTCATGGACTTCGTATGGGACGTTATGGAATCCCTTTACCATGGCCGCAGTGTCCTCGCCACCCCGGACCAAACTTCCGCCGTCGCCATGCAAACCATCCAGGCCCTCGTTGATTCCACCCTCAAAACCCAGGCCGAAACCACCCGCTGCATGGTCACAATGACCTCCACCCTCGCTGCCCTCGCCAACCACTTTACCGGTGCTGTCCCCGCTCAGCAACCTGCCCCGCAGCCCGTCACCGTCACCCCCATGGATTATGCTGTCCATGATGAACCTGCCCCCAGCCCCAAAAACGAATCCACCCCGGCACCTGCCCCGCAAAAGTCAAATGTCTCTGTTGCTGTAACCTCAAAACCTGTATCCGCCCCCGTCACCTGGCGTGATGAAGTCTACCAAACCATGGATAAAATCATCCGCAACGCCCCGGAGCTTTACCCCTCCCGCCGCGATATCCTCAACCAGATCTACGCCAAAATGAAACGCGATTACGGTTTTGTCCAGGAGCAGGAGCGCATCAACTACCGCAAGTCTCACGCCTGTACTTCTTATATCTCCACCATCCAAATTATCAGCTCCTCCACTACCTACCGCGAAATCTTCGATTCTATTTTGAATGATCTCTATAACGATGCCATCATCAAGCACGTCCGCAAAAACGATTCCAACCCCAACTCTCAGCTTCCCCTCGGTGTCCAGCGGGAACTCGGCCTCATTAAAACCGAACCCTGCATCATCAAATCTCCGGCCACCTCCGTTCTGGATGAACAGCCCGTTCCCGCCCCCCTGCCGGATGAATCCGCAAAGCAGCCCAAGCCCGCCCCTTCTCAGTCTCTCTTGGATGAACGTGCTGCCGCCATCAATGCCGCCATTGCCAAGGCTGCCGCTATCTACTATGATACCTCCTGCAACTTCTCCGTCACCTACCGCAACGTCTATAAAACCATGAACACCGATTGGAACGAAGCTCATATCCAGTTCCGCAACCGCTATCACCGCACCGCCCAGCAGCTCAAAACCCTTGTCATGTACAGCGGCGTCCTGTTTGATCGCTTCAATGCCGCCGTCAACACTTATATTAACGCCGCATCCAAGCCGGAAGTTGAATCCGCATCCAAGAAGGAGGCTTGAAATATGTCCACACTCACCATCCCCGTTCAAACCGAACAAACCCTCACCGGCACCTACGCCAAATCCGGCAATGATCTTTATTTTATCTCCGAAGAACCCGACCTCTTCCCTCCCAACCCCCGCACGGATTGGGATTGCTACTCCACATTCTATATCGCCCCCAACCGTTATTTCTCCGGTGATAAACCTGTCAGCGCTTTTGTCCCTGATGTCAAAGCCGGCATTGAACCTGAATACGTCAAACTCCCTATTTATGCCTACATTCACTCCGCCATCGCTCTCTCCACCACGCCATTCCATGATGATTTTGATTCCGGCCTTGCCGGTTTCGCCGTCTGCACCCGTCAGAACGTAGCTGACCTCGGCTACTCCACCCCGGACTGGCGCTCCCGTGCTGAGAACGTAATCAAAAGTGAACTTGAACTCTATCAGCAGTACCTCAACGGCGAAGCAAAAACTCTCACCCTCTATCAATATAACCCCGATTCCAATGAATGGGAAGAAAACGATTCCTGCGGCGGCTGCTATAACATCGAATCCGATCAGGATATGGTTGATGTCTTCTTCACCAACGCCACCGCCCTCGACCACCCCGATTTTGAATCCTGAACCCCCTACATACAAAAAAGGAAGTTGATCTTATGCTTTACACCGTCAACGGTCACGAATATTCTTCCGATTCCACCCCCAACCAAAAAATTCTCGACCATCTCATCGACCGTGAAGTCTTCTGCAATATGAACCAGGAAATGGATTTTATCCTCTCCGCCCTCGCTTATGACGCCAGCATCCCGGAAGCTCCTCCTTTCGATGAATCCGATTACGAATCCGCTATCTGTGATGCTTCCTCCCAAACCTGCTCCGAGTGCGGTAATTCCAGCTACTTTGATGAAGTTGACGTCACGGACCTCGATGATTCCAAATTTCAAAACCCGGATTATGATTCTGACGTCCCGGAACCTGTGGACCCCTACATCTGCCCCGTCTGTGGCCTCACCTACCCTACTCTCGCCCAAGCCCGTGCCTGCTGCGAGTCCGAAACTGTTCATGTCTGCCAGTGTTGCGGTGCTGTCTACAGCGACGATGAATACGATGACCTCGACACCACCCCGCCCGAAATCTTTGAATGGTGGGCGGTCTCCAACTGGTTCGGTGAAAAGCTCAAAGCCCGCGGTGAAGTCGTTCTTGATTGCTGGGGCAAGTCCTACTGGGGCCGCCAGACTACCGGTCAGCCCATCTCTCTTGATTTCGTTATCGCTTCCATCGCCAAGGAAATGCAAATTCTGGATGGCCAGCCCCATTCCTGGGCACCCAAACCCCAGTCAAAATCCGCTGCAATTCCCGTTTCCGATTCCGGTGTCTCCGCCGCTAACAGGGCTGCTTGGGAGGTGACTCATCTATGACCTTCCAAAACCTCTACCTCGGCCAGCGCGTCCGCATCCTCTCCTGGGATGAACTCAATCACACCGGCCATCGTGATGGTGCCTATGGTATTCGCTTGCCGGATGACACATTCTTCAATAACGAAATGAAATACCTCTGCGATGCCACTCTCACCATCGTAAGCGAACCTTCCTATTCTGACAGAGATAAAGATTATCTTTCTCCCGATATCTTCCAGTTCGATGATCCTCTTTTCTCTTTCTCTCGTTCTTATGGTGCCGCCTTCCCTACAATCCGCCACTGGTCCCTATCACCCGCCATGCTCGCCCCTCTTAACGAATCCTCTCCCGTCATTCCTCCCGCCATCTCTTTTGACCAACTCCTTGCCGGAGGTGAACTCCCTCAATGAAACCTCTTAACCCTGCCGATTATCCTACCTATCACATTGGTGATAAAGTTACCATCCGTCAGTGGGATGATATGGAATCCGAATTTGGTTTGGACGAATATGGTGGAATCAAAGTCCCAAAAACTTTCACAGAGCCTATGAAACAATATTGCGGACAAGCACTCCCCATTGTTTATGTACGCCACCATGCACCTCCAACTTTTGATTCTTATTGTCTAGAAGGTAGTACAGCGATTTTTTCTTCCCCTATGTTCGAACAATCCAAACCCCAATCTGTTCCGCCCTCTTCTCTCTCCTTTGATTCTCTTCTCCAAGGCGGTGATTTCTTTTGATTCCTCCTGAAACGATCGATCTTTTTTACCCCACCATCCTTCCTAACCAAAAAATCCTCTTCCCCTCCTTCGCTCAATGCAAAGCTCTCTATGATGATTTTTTCCAAAGCTCTGATCTACGCAAACGATCCATCGCTTACCGTATGAACTTATCATGGAGTCGTTCCATTTTCTGTCCTGTTTCTGACGTTACTGCTGTTTCCCGCGGTGATTTTGATTCCCCTCAAATCGTCACTGCCACGGGGACCTGCAATCAAAATTTCTTTCAGTTCACCACCCAGGATGACAAACTGTATTACGCTTCAAAAATTTATGCCGCCTACCAATCTCTTATGGAATCCTCCCCCGTGCCTACTCCTCCCTCTTCCATTTCCTTCGATGATTTACTTCAAGGTGGTGCTTAACCTATGCCGTCTTATCCTCACAGATTTCAGCCTGGTGATACGGTCACCATCCGCGCTTGGGATGATATGCTCTCTCAATATGGCAGCCTGGGTGAACAACTAGGGATTAAAACCCCTTATGTAACCCTTGACTATAATATGAAACAGTTTTGCGGTCGCTCTTTCAAAGTTGAATATGTCCGGCCATCCATTAACGATAAACATTGGATTTATGGATTAAACGGCAGCTGGTTCCCTTTTACTGAAGACATGTTCGTTTTAGCCCCATCTGTTCCTACTTCTACCATTTCCTTCGATGATCTTATAAAAGGAGCCACATAATGAGTTCGTATTTTCCTCAAGTCGGTGATTTTGTTATGATCCGCCCCTGGGATGATATGGTAAAAGAGTTTGGCACTGATTCCTATGGGGATATCCCAACGCTTCCTGCCGCCATCCTTCCAAGTATGAAACAATATTGCGGTCATTTCTACACTGTTGAAAGTGTAACCATTACCGCTGTTGGCTCCTGGTGCTCTTTTGCGGATGTAAACTATGATTTTCCTGTCTGTTCTCTTGTGTTACCCGTCTTTGAATCCTCTCTCACCTTTGATGATCTTCTGAAAGGAGCCTCTTAATGGATTTCAATCCTCAGCCCGGTGATACCGTCACCATCCGTACATGGGATGACATGGCAGAAGAATACGGTTTGAATGAAAGTGGCGAAATTAAAACTCCGCGTATCACCATTTTGAAAAGCATGAAACGATTCTGCGGTAACTCTTATGTTGTAAAAGAGGTTCACTATACATCTGATAGACGAACGTATTCTTTTTATGGTGTCCCTTTTTACTTCCCTATCTGTGCTCTTGTCGGTTATTCTTCCTCCCCACAGTCCATCCCCATTTCCTCCATCTCTTTTGATTCCCTCATCCAGCCTCTCACCACCCCCTGAAAGGACCACCCAATGAAACAATTTTTCCAAACTGACCCGGACACCCGCCAGTACTGCCGTGCGCTATCTCCCACTACACACCAGTTCACTGACATCGTTCCTTTTCACTCCAAATCGGCTTCTCCCAACCGCAATTATTATGCCGTTGCCGCCGAAACGATCGACCTCTCTGCCTACACCATCCGCCAGCTGGAACAAGCCGTCGAGCCTTATTACTGTTCTCTGCGCGGTCTTGTCTCCGCCTATGGTTCTGATACCACCTTGCCGGAAATCCTGCAGATCATCGCGGAATGTGTCTTTGAAAATATTGAAACCCCAAAACTTGTTTCCCCTGCTGCTGATTATCCCCGTGCTGTTTCCTATCAACGCCAGTGGATTTCCCGCCAGGAATCTACCCCCGGCCTGCCCAAAACAATGTTCAAATCCCTCACCGATTCCGCCGCTGCATCTTAAATTAAGGAGATGATTCTATGTCCTACTTCAACCGCTACACTCTCGATATCTTCCGCGATGACACCCCCACTCTCATCCCAGAACCCACCCGTCGTGCCATCCAGCATGAACTCCAAACCCTTTACGCTGATGCTTCCCCTTGCCTCAGACCCTTCGATCCTTCCGCCTATTTTTATGATGACGAGAACGATATCCTCACCTTCGACCCCGAAAACGAATGTCCGTTCGATGTCGCCAACGATATGATCGCCCTCTCCCGCTCCTTCCCTTCCCTCACCTTCCGTATTACCTCCAAAGGCGAATGTGACGATGACTACTGGCGTCAGTATTTTGTCAATGGAAAAACCTGTACCTGCCCCGGCAAAATCGAAATCACTTACACCCCCTATGACCCCCGCAATCTCGAAGCCCCGTACTGATAATCGTACCACTTCCCATTTTTGTAATATTTTCCACCACCTTGTTTTATTTTTAACATTGTTCTATAACAAAAATCAAAAGGAGTTACATATTTATGAAAATCGTCAACACCGGCATCAAGTACCAGATCTACGATGATTCCCTTCGCACCTTTGATTCCCTGCCCGCCGCCACCTACTGCGTCCGCTTCTCCAAGCTCAGCGGCTTCTATCTGGAATCCCGCCCCAATATGCAGGTCAACGAAACTGTCTATGGCCCGCATGAATCCAAGGTCGAAAAAGTCATAGCGTCCTACAACGCTTTCCCGCGTTCTCTTGGCGTCATCCTCAGCGGTGCAAAAGGTATCGGCAAGTCCATGTTCGCCCGCCTGCTCTCCACCCGTGCCATATCTGCCGGCTTGCCCGTCCTCATTGTTGATGAAGCCATCCCCGGCATCGCCTCCTACCTCGAATCTATCGACCAGGAAGTCATGATCCTCTTTGATGAATTCGATAAAACCTTCGCCCACTCCTCCGATAATGATAAAACCGATCCTCAGTCCACCATGCTCTCCCTGTTCGATGGCACCTCCAACGGCAAGCGCCTCTTCGTTGTCACCTGCAATGATCTCAAAGGTCTCAATGATTTCCTTGTCAACCGCCCCGGCCGCTTCCACTACCACTTCCGCTTCGATTACCCCACCGCTGATGAAATCCGCACCTACATGCAGGATAAGCTCAAGCCGGAATATTATGACCAGATCGATGCCGTCATCGGTTTTGCCGGTCGCGTTGACCTCAATTATGACTGCCTGCGTTCCATCGCCTTTGAACTCAACACCGGCCTGCCTTTCACGGAAGCCATCAAGGATCTGAACATTGTCAATCTCAACGCTGAGCACTATAACATCACCATGAAATTCGCAAACGGTATTGTCTATACTGCCAGCAATGTCCGCCGTGATCTCTTCGATCCCTCCTCGGAAGAATACGTTCGCTTCTTTAACAAAAACGGCGATTTCATCTTCGAAGTCACCTACAACAATGATTCTGTTCAGTTTGATAAAACCTCCGGCATTCCTTTTGTTGAAGGCAAGGACCTCACATTTGAATACCGTCACATCTCCGATGATGAACTCTCTGACTCGGATGAAAAGGCTTGCTATGATGCCATCGCCCAGATCAAATCCACCACTCCCACCGCTCTCGCCTTCCGCCGCACCCGCTCCCGCGATATCCACTACGCCGTCTAAAGGGGGCTGTCCCATGTCCACCACAAATCCTCTTTACGATGAAGAGCTTCACTGCCGTCACTGCGCTTATCATGGTATCAAATGTAAGCGTGCCAATAACATCACTGTCAATCTTGTTTCGGATTGCGCCCATCTTCATCGCGGTTCCTATCAGGGCATCTGTTCTGATTTTGCTCCCAATCCCAACTACCCGTTCTACTTCAAAAACTGGACAAGCTTCCAGGATTATTTTGATCACGCCGCCCCGGATATCCCCCGTCCCAACCTGGCCGACCAAACTGCCGCTGCTGTTTTCTGTTTCAATGGCGATCGCAGCACTCTTTACTTTGTCAGTCAGAACGATTTTATCTTCGGCAACCTCTATCAAGATGGTAAGCTCTGCACCGTCTATCGTCAGGTCAAAACCAAAAACATTCATTCTTCGTCCGGCTATTCCTACCCAACCGAAGCCTGTGATTTCACTCCTCTGCCCCAAGGTGCATCCGTTCCGCCGAAAGCTATCTGCACCACCCAGCCCGCCTATCCGCCTCTAATCTACACCCCGCCTCTCACCCCTGAACAGGATTGTCCTTACCCCTATGATGAAACTTTTACCCCAAAAGTTTGGGAAGGCAATGATTTCATACCGCCGCCCACCGTCTGCCCTTGGGGTCCCAACGTCCACCGCTGGTTCTCTTATTTTGGCGAAGGCTACACCTCGGCAAAGGATGATTCTCCCCTCGATCTCTACTGTTCTCCGTCCGCTGGCATCCGCCTGCAAGTTACCGGCCCCTACTTTTACTTAACGGAAACTCACCCCGGTACCGAGCTTCTTTTCACCAACAGTCAATAACCCACGACTGAAGTCGCGGGCTTGTGGAAACATAAGTCTGTAATTTCAGCTGTGTCCGCAAGGATATGTTGACTACCCTTTGCACATTAAGTTGTGCCCCGTTATAAGCGAATAGATAGTTACCGCATAGTGTAAATCCTAGCCGTGCGCTCTAAGACAACACATCACATAAAGCTGAGGTAAAGCCGACAGGTGTGGCTGTATTAAACCGTTTATGACCTTGGGGAAGGATTTTTACCCTCTTCGGAGGAGTGAGCAGCTTCCTTTTAGCTGCAATTTTATCGAAAGGAGCATAGCATCATGCAATATGCGTATGTACTTAACAAGCGCGGCGAGCCCTTGATGCCTTGCTCACCCGGAAAGGCTCGCATCTTGTTGAAACAGCAAAAAGCTTGCGTTGTAAAACGCACGCCGTTCACCATCAAACTCCTGCATGGAAGTGCGGGATACAAACAGCCTATCACTTTAGGCGTTGACGCCGGTAGCAAGCACGTGGGTCTTTCTGCATCTACTGAAAAGCGAGAACTATACAGTGAAGAGTTCACTCCCCGCAACGATGTAGTAGAATTGCTATCTACGCGCAAACAGAACCGCCGTTCAAGGCGAAATCGCAAAACTCGTTACCGTGCGCCAAGATTCAATAACCGTGTACACAGCAAACATAAGGGTTGGCTTGCGCCTTCTGTGGAAGTAAAAATCCAAGAGCACATTACTGTTATTAAGCGCATCTGTCGAATTTTACCTGTCACTCTTGTAAGAGTAGAAACTGCAGAGTTTGACACGCAACGCTTAAAAGCAATGCTCGCCGGAAAGCCTCTGCCGGTAGGAACCGACTACCAACTCGGTGAGATGTACGACGAATACAATGTTCGCCAGTATGTTTTGAAGCGTGATAACTATACATGCCAATGCTGTGGTGCTCATACCACCGCAAAGAAAACCGTCAAGCTGCATGTACATCACCTTGAAAGCCGTAAGGTGGGCGGTAATGCACCAAGCAACCTTATCACTTTGTGTACCACTTGCCACAACAACCTCCATAAAGGGAAGATAACACTTGACGGCAAAAAACGTGGTAAAACGCTTCGTGATGCGGCTTTTATGGGTATCATGCGTAAAACTTTATTAGCTCGTTTGCATGAAGAATTGCCTATCCCTGTCCAGGGATCTTATGGCTATATCACTAAAATGCGCCGCGAGCAAAATGACATCAAAAAGAGTCATGTAAACGATGCTCGTTGTATTAGCAAACATCAACTTGCTGAACCTTGCAGTGTTTGCTATCGCACAAAAGCGATAAGGCACCACAATCGACAAACCCATAAAGCGAATTTCTCAAAAGATGGCATTCGGAAAAGAAGCCAAATGCCTTATGTTGTCGATGGTTACCGCCTTTGGGATAAGGTTCTCTACGAGGGACAAGAGTGCTTTGTTTCCGGTCGCCGTGCATCAGGGAGTTTTACTCTCAAGAAGTTAGACGGTACGCGCATTTCCAAAGGTGTAACATTCAAAAAATTGCGGTTATTGGAACCCGCAACAAATTATCTAATAGAAAGAATACGAACGGGAAATTCCTCTCATGACTAAAGTCGCGGATTTCATTGCCTCAATTTATGAATCTTATCCTCACCCACTCCATCCCCGACCGTCAACTTTCCGCCCGTCTTCAGCGCAGCGTCCAGTCCATCCAGGTCATGCGCTGCCGTCTTCGTTCCAAATAATTTCAATTTTCAAAAAAAAATCCAAGGAGGTAACAATATGCCAATTCTTTGTCTTCTCGCGGCTATTGTTATCGCGGCTCTTATGTTCGCCGCTGTATATGCCTTCTCATATGGTATTGCCAAAGTCGCCCTTAAAGTTCTTCCTGAATCCGACCCCAACGAAGGTCTTCCCATGTGTGCCCGCAAACAGCAGGAAGTCCAAGATTCCTGGCTTGCCATTGCTGAAAATGGCCACAACCTGCGTGGTGAATACGCTTTCCAGGTCCAGCAAGAACGCCACTGTTCCTGGTCCGAGGCAATCTATATTATGATTTGCCACGACTGTGAAGATATGGGCATCCAGGTCAATCATGAATACGCTGCCAATGTTTCCGGTTATTCTATCGAACAACTCAATCGCCGTTCTCTTGAACAATACCACGTTCCCGGCACCTGGAAATCTCAACCTCTCCCCGGCCACGAAGGCAAAACCCTCACTTACGCTCAGGCTCAGGAAGCCATGAAAAATCGAAAGGAGCACTAACATGAAAAAGAATAATGATAAAGGTACCCTGATTTTTATCGGTATCTGCTTTGTCCTTGTAGTTCTTGATATCGCTGTCAAACTCTACACCATGTAAGATCAAGGCAGGTGAATCATTATGCCCATCAAATTTCTTCTCCTCCTTCTTATGTTTTTCTCCCACCTCATTGCCGATTACAATCTCCAGGGCATCCTTGCCGATTTCAAGCAGCGTTTGTGGTGGGACCTCAAGTACTCCAAGGTGTTCGTTCAGGAACACTATCCTGTTGATTACATTACCGCCCTCATCGAACATTCCTTCATGTGGTCAACCTGCATTACGATCCCGCTTCTGGTTTATTCTCTGTTCTTCCCCTATAATCCCCATGCAATCGCCTATTTCTGTTCCTCCATTCTTACCAATACCGGTTTTCATGCTATTATTGACCACCAAAAAGCGAACGAAGGTTCTATTTCTCTTACCACCGACCAGCTTCTCCATATTGGCCAAATCTTTTTTACCTGGCTGTTCTTCGTTCTGTCCTATTAAAAAAAAATAAAAACCAGGGTCGCAAAACCCTGGCGTACATCCTCCCATTCAAAGGAGCTTTATCATGAATTCTATCCCTCAGTCCTCCCAACAGCTTGTTGAGCTGCTCAAATCCAAATCCCTTCACATCTCTGCTGCCGAAAGCTGCACCGCCGGCCTCTTCTCTTCCTCTCTCGCCAGTATCCCCGGCGCATCCAGCGTTATGGAGTACGGTTTTGTCACCTACTCTGCCGCTGCCAAAACGAACCTTGTCTCTGTCAAACCGGATACCATCAAGAATTATACTGTTTATTCCGGTCCTGTCGCTGCCCAAATGGCAATCGGCGCAGCTCAAAAATCCGGCGCAGAGCTTGGCGTTGGTATCACCGGCATTGCAGGTCCTCATGCAGAATCTCAGCCTGCCGGCACTGTCTATATCGCCGTAGCCAATTCGGAAATCCAAAATGTTTTCGTTCGCCGCTATCTTTTTCAGGATCACGACCGCAACATCATCCGCCAAAAAGCCGTCCTTGCTGCTATGGATCTTGTCACCTCCGTCATCACTTCCGCCGGCCGCCAGCCCCACTTTGCCTGGTCTTGCAGCCCCGCTATCATCCATACCGTAACCGAATCCAAAACCCACTCATTCTAACCACTATATAATATAATAAGGTAGGTAATTGTTATGAATAGAGAACGCCGCTCCAGAATTCGCGGCCTTATCAAGGCTTTCAAGGATCTCTCCTCCACCATCCAGAACGATCTTTCCTCCCAGGTTCAGGACTTGCACGATCTTGAGGAAGAAGCCTTCGATAATATGCCGGAGTCTATGCAGGATTCCGACCGCGGCACCGCTATGCAGGACGCCATGGATGAACTTCAGTCCGTCGTTGACCTCTGTTCCGAAGCCTCCGATGCCATTGATTCCATCGTGGATTCTTTACAGGCCGCTACAGCATGATCTTCCCTCCCCATCAGGTAGTCTACCGTGCAGTGCATCTCGTCCGCCAATACGCCCAGCGCCCAAAACCCTGGGTAGTTGATTCCGTTCTCCCACCCCATCACAGTGTGGGTTCCGCATCGCAGCCGCTCTGCCAGTTCCCGTTGGCTCATCCCGTTTGCCTTGCGCCACTCTCGTATAATTTGCCCAATCTCCATATTTTCGTGTCCCCTTTTCAATGTTAGTACAGGTTTCCGTTCTAGTATCTTGAATTCCTTTGTGCTATACTCGCATTATACAACAAATGGTTGTCATTACAACTATTGGGATTAAATTCCCACCATTTTCCAGTCCATCTTTTCGGACGTCAACTAATAAGGAGGAGCCATGAATACACAAACTATCACCCTTGCCCAGCTTGCCACCGCCTGCCGGAACGCAGCCTACATCAATGTCCACCTCTACACCCCGGCTATGTCCTCTCTTTCCACCTTCAAGCCGGATCAAATCCGCTTCATGTCTGCCTTCACCGGCGTCCCGCTGCTTCGCTTCCAAAGCAAAACCAGCACCATCGTCCTGCAGGCTCTCAGCATTCAGGCCGCCGTCACCCCCAGCACCCCCGGCAATGAAATCCCTTTTGGCCGTTATACCTACTCCTACACCACCTATGATTTCGTTCTGGATGGTGTAAATTATTCCGTAAATATTTTTCAAAAATCTTGAATTTTACTGTTGACTTCTTGTAAGTAACGTGGTATGATAATATCACAAGGTAAGCAATAAATAAGTAAAGGAGGTTTCCCCGCTATGTTCAAACCCAGTACCTCGGTTCCCAAATTTGGCGAAATCCGGCTGGGCTGCACCCCGCAAGACCATGCTCTGCTCGGTACGCACAAGTACGTTGGCATTCATCCCTATCTGGTCGTCAGCAATGATATTTATAACAAATTCAGCGGCCAATGCGATGTTATTCCCTTCACCACCAAGCGCTTTGCAAGTGCCAGTCCAACGCATGTTGATTACCCAGCCGGTTCCATCCGCGGCCTTACGCGGGATTCTACCCTCGTGGTCGAAGCGCGGGATACCCTCCTGAACTCTCAGCTTGGTGAACCGATTGCCCGCTTCTCGGATGAAAACTGGCAGCGGGCCAAAAAAGCTTTCCTCACTCAAAATCCATTCCTTACCCGCTGGGTCATCCCGGAACCCCGCCCAACACCGGTTGCATAGTTTTTCTTTGCATTTCCTGTCTACATACGTTATACTATAAATAACTAGAAAGGCAGGATCTGTATGGGCAAAACTATTATCGATCGGTATAACAATGATTCTGTTCGTATTGATCGTTATCAGCAACTTATCTCTGATATTACCAATGCTTATATTACGGTCAATCACGGCAAAACCGTTCCGCAGTATATCCAAAAAATCATTCCCCGGCTGTCCTACACACTCGAAACGTATGAGCATCAGTACGGCACCCGGTTTGAATCCTTTTCCTATCAGCAGTACGCATCGTTTTATAAGCAGGCAATCATCGGCAACTCGGCAAGTGCAGTTATCAATCGCAACAAGCTGGTCCTTCTCTCCTGTTACCTGGATTACCTGGCTCTTCAAAACGTTATCACACTGGATCAGTCAACAGGTCATCCGTTCCGTCAGTTTCTTCAGATGTCACTGGCTGATAATGAGGACGATTCTCAAATTCCGTCCAAGCCATCCCTCACTACCGTTTCCAATCCCAGCAAACCCACTTTGCAGCAGTCCCTTGATTCCTATTCTCAGCAGATGCTCTTTTCTGATGAAGAATTCGAATCTCTGCTGGAAGCTATCTTTAATAACAGTGATCTGGACTGTATGCCCCGTGCAATCTATACCCTTGCCTGGTGCGGTGTGGAGGTCAAAAACATTGCTCTTATCAAAAAAGCAGATGTCGATCTTACCCGTATGGTAATTTACGCCACCGAACAAAATCACCTCCCGCAGGATATTGTGATTTCTTCCTCTTTCTGCTGTATCAACCTTGAAAAAGCCATGCTTGCGCAAGGTATCCTGGTGCCCAATCGTACCGGTATGCGTGAAGTATCGTTTTTTGGCCGCGATGATTATGTGATCCGTGGTGTAAAAGGCGCCAACAAGGCCGAAACGCCGGACCCGGACGCCAGCGGTTTTTATATCGTCAATAACATCAACCGTGTCTATTCTCAGCGCCAAGAACAGCTTCCGGTGAACAATTCCTTCAAAAACAAAAAAGTTCTCGTCAGCTCTTGTTATAAATCCGGCCGGTTCCTGCGGCTCTTCAAAACACAACAGCTGTCAGAAAAACTCTGGGGCGTTTATAGCAATGATTTCGTTTACTCTTACAAAAAGTGGCTATCTTACAAGCAGCTCAACTTAAAATAATTTTTCCTCATCGTGGGGCATCGTCGTCCCACATTTTTACGGGCGCTATATTACAAGTTTTCGCAAACACTATTTTCAGGAGGTTTTTCCCATGACTACCGAATCCATGTCCATTCACCGCGCTCTGGTGGAACTCAAAACTATTGATTCCCGGATCATCAAAAAGATCGATTCCGCCAAGTTCTGTGTTGCCGCCAAAGCCAAAGCTACCAAGCTCGGTGCAATCACGGTGGATGAATTCAAAACATCCGCTCAGGCCAGTTATGATTCCGCTATGGATCTCATCAATCGCCGCAACGCCATCAAGGCCGCTGTCTCCAAGTCCAACGCGGTCACAGAAATTTCAGTTGGCAATAAAACTTATACCGTGGCCGAAGCCATCTCTCTCAAGCAGCACGGCATGGAATACCTGGACTACCTGCGCAGCCATATTCAGGCCCAGTATTCAAACGAAACCTCTCAGATCACTTCCGCCAATCTCCGTGTGGAAGCCAAGGCCGATGATATGGTCAAATCGATCTGCGGCGGCGATTCCAAAACCAAGGATGCCGATCCTGAAACTGTCGCCAAGATCCGCAACACCTATCTTGAACAGAACTCCATGGAGCTGGTCGATGGCCTCACCAAAGGCTGCACTCAAATCATTGAAGACCTGCAATCCCAGATCGATTCCTTCAATAACGAAATTGATTCTGCCCTCTCTGTTTCCAACGCCGTTACCCAGATCACATTCAGCTACTAAGCTGTTTTGATACCATTTGCCTGTGTACCGAAAGCGCCAAACCACAAGCCGCTTTGTCCGCTGTGGAATAATGACAAAGTTAAAACTATAAACACCTGTTCCACGCTATCATTAGAATTATGATAAAAATATTGGTTCATTCCTCGCGGCTGCATTTTTGTATGCTCAGCCCGTCAGAATGAATGTATTTGCCCGGAAAGTTTAATGCTTAACGCTTAAACCTCAACGCTCAAATTTCAAACCTTATTTTTCATCAAGGTTTATTCCTCAACCCCCAAGGCTCAAGGCTCTATTAAATCCTTGGCGCAAGGTCATGTGCATGGCTGTGTCGGCACCTCGCTGTCCTCAAGGCTGGTACATGGGCAACGTGCGAAGGCGGTAGCACGTTAAAACAATCCGCCCTGGTATGATTCCCGGCAGGTCGGCTGCTTTACCGGTCCAATCCCGGCAGGAATCTCAGCATCCGCAACTTAAAGCGGTCAAGCGCCTGACTTGTAATCGAAAGATTGTTGGTTCAATCCCAACCGGGCGCTAATCTGGGGTGTTCGTATAACGGTTCGTACTCCTGCCTTCCAAGCAGGCAGCGCCGGTTCAACTCCGGTACGCCCCTCCACAACAGAATAACTTCATTTTGGTTTTCACACCGTAAAGTCCCGTCACACCGGCACGGCCAACATGCGGTCGCACCGGGTAGCAAACGGCTCCACACCTCGGTCATATCCAGGTGTTTGAATTTGTATCTATGTACCCGACACCAGTACCAACATATGTACCATATCACGGGGTGTCGTCTCCATCATGAGTTTATTCTGTTATTATGCCAGGTTAGCTCAATGGTAGAGCAGCCGTTTTGTAAGCGGCAGGTTGTGGGCTCAACTCCCCCACCTGGCTCCACCGTTCCGGTTCACACCGGGGCGTCATGGCTCCCAGCGCCGGTCAAGTCTGGGGTACGCGGAGGGCCATCTCTCCGTCAAATCAGTGGGTACAATAAACTCGCTGGACGCTTTATTCTGGTCTAACCCCCAGATGCTAAAGCAATGGCAGAGCAGCGGCACACTGCCTCAAAACTATTCCGTTTGCACCTTCGGGCAGGTAACAGTCCACCTTGCCGGGTTCAAAGCCGTCTTTACGGCAGTCTTAACACGCAGCACCCGGCATGAAACCGATCGGCGGAACTTCCAGTTGGCTTCCAAACACCTTTCCAACTGGTGGCAAGATGGGAAAGTCCTCCGGGCTGCGGTGAGTGGTAAGCAGCGGTAAGTACCTATCGACATATGGTGAGACGGCTAAGCACGTCGCTGGTACCTCAAGGGTGGGATGCCCTTTCACACGGAGCAATACTCAAGCTGGTATAAGAGGCGTCCCTGCTAAGGACGTAGTCAACAACCTCGCCTAAACCGTTCCGCCGGTTATAGACGGGGCTTGCGGGGAAATTCGTAAGTCCGGTTGATTAGCCTAAGCCCGTTGCTTCTGCAGCGGGGGAAACTACGTTGTGTACCAATAATATAGGCACCTTATCCATACTCCACAAGTGGTAAGCTCTGCGGATATTTGTTAAAAATCTCTGAGGGTAGGAGAAGTGCGAACATCATACCGAAAGGTAAAACAGTACAACAACATTGGCGATGTGGACCACAGGGCGCAAGCCCTGACTTATTGATTTATTATTTGCGAAAGGAGTGCCTTGCATGAGCACTTGCGCTTGTGTTCTCAGTAAGAATGGCGAACGCCTGATGCCGACCATCCGTCTTGGCAAGGTGCGCCATCTCCTGAAAGACGGAAAGGCAAAAATCATTAAGCATCATCCCTTTACTATCCAACTGCTGTATGACAGCAAGACGGATACTCAGCCTATCGAAATCTGCGAGGATGTTGGATACAACTACATCGGCATCAGCATGAAAAGTGAATCTCATGAATATGTGTCTGTACAATATGATACATTGCAGGATGAGAAAGACTGCCACGATAGTTGTCGTAAGATGCGCCGCATCCGTAGAAACAGGTTACGTTACCGCAAGCCGCGTTTCGATAATCGTAAGCGGAATAAAGATTGGCTTGCACCATCTCTTGAACATAAGAAAGAACTCAACGTCAATGTCATCAAGATGTATTGCGAGGTAGTTCCTATTACGCATGTAACTGTTGAAGTTGGTTCTTTCGACACAATGCTTGTAAAAGCCATCCAAGAGGGTAAAGCTATACCGGAAGGCGCAGATTATCAAAAAGGCCCTCGCTACAATTTGGCTACCTTGAGAGAAGCGGTATTCTATCGTGATAACTATACTTGCAAAGTTTGTGGGCGCAAAGCCAAAAATGATAGCGCCATTTTACATGTGCACCATATGTTTTACTGGAAAGGTCGTCACGGTAATAGTCTTAATGAACTATTGACGGTGTGCGAAAAATGCCATACACCAGCTAACCACCAAAAAGGCAGCAAGCTCTATGGGTTCGGTGAAAATATAAAGTTCGCCAACCTTTCCGGTGCAGCATTTATGAACACTGTGCGCTGGCAAATCGTTAATGAGCTTTACGCTACTTTTGGAAAACTGTTCGTCACATTCACTTATGGCGCAATGACCAAGGAAAAGCGGATTGCTCTTCATCTTGAAAAGTGTCATAACAACGATGCGTATGCAATGGGGAACTTTCATCCAGTTGACCGCTGCGCGTTTGAACATTATAAAAAGGTGAAACGCAATAACCGCATTCTCGAAAAATTTCATGACTCGCAGTACATTGACATCCGCACCGGCAAAGTGGCTAACGGCAGAAGCCTCTTTAACGGTAGAATCAACCGTAGCCATAAAAAGGATTCCGAGAACCTGCACAAGTATCGTGGGAAAAGGACTCGTAAAGGCTACCGTGCTCTACGCCGCAAAAAGGTAGCCCTCAATCCCGGTGATTTGGTTTCTCTTAACGGAGAAATTCTTGTTGTCCATAGCACTCATGCCGGAAAGAATGGTTATGTAGGCGTAGAATTCAAAACTCCATCAAAAAGCGGCAAAAAGTCTGCCAGTCTCAAAAAACTAAAAATTGTTAAAACGTCAAACTCCATGCACTCTGCGTGGACTAAAGTATCTTAAAAACGTTTGTACTTACCAAGTATACCTCAAATATACTCTTGGCCAGCGCATTCCTTACCGCCCAAGTCGCAGGTGACTATGGACGGTGTAACATGCTCCCATATCTCAATGGTAGAGAAGCGGCCTTATAGCCCGCCTAGCACCAGATTAGTGCGCAATCCCTGTTCAAGTCAGGGTGGGAGTACCAGCCTTACGGACTTGCCGTAAGGGATTGAAACCGTTTTTTGATGGTTTATCGGTGATAACATAAAAACCACCGCTCGGTATGGCAGCACCGATCAATAACCAAACCTGCCACCCAATCATCCCGCTGGTAAAACCGTGCTCCAGCACCGCACTCCGGTCATATCCGAGCGCTTATCCAAGTCGGCTGGGTTCTGTGATAGACAATCACTTCAATGCGGTGGGATGATTTTTTTCTTTGGTGTTCCGCCTCTCACGGCGTTTCATATTCCCGGCAAAGCCCCTGGTACCTACAGGCACCGCCTTTACGGCCTGCCCCGCATACCGCTTCCCGGTCATACCCGGAAGATTGAATTTCCTAAGATGATGTCATCATACAAGTTCTCGCTGTGCGGCTCGAACTTGTCGTTTGCCGGGATTTTATTTTTTTGATTCTATTTAGGGGGAATTTATCTTGTTATATACAAAACAGGAAATTCAATCTTTCTCTGATGAATTTATTTATTCTCGTATGAAAGAACTATTATCCCCTCCTCTTTGTCGTGACATTCCTGAATCTGAACAAGTGGACTGTTTGTTTTGTCTTGAACGTTATGACTGTGCAAATTCTATCCCGCCAGAATTTTTTCAGCTTAATGATGAATTTCAACGGAGAAGATATATAAATCGAAGGAGAGCTGCCAAATGAAATCCCGTCCCACTCCTGCCAACCTTTATACCACCCGCCGCATCGGCCCACGGCACTGGCTAGACCCTGAATCCAAAACCATTTTCTCTCAGGGCAAATATCCTACCAAACTAACCTATCGAGATCTTCCCGGCTGTTTTCTTTCCGGCACTTACTATGGCACCAGGGGTTATCTCCGTACTGATTCCATCAAAGGTCTTTGGTACCAGCCCTGTTATCGCACCAATCACATGTTTAAGGACGATTTTCTTTACATCTCTTATCAGCACCCCATTTCATCTTGTCCTTTATTAGATATTTACCTCTCATCCCCTGATTCCAAGCTTTATGATGAAGTTATTTTCGGCGGTATTATCCCACGTTTCCTCCGCTTTGCAGAGCAGTATTCTTTGTATGATTGCTCCTCCATCTGGTCGCAGATCGAAGAAAAACGCGCCTGGCTCAAAGCTAACTATCCTACAGATTATCGGCATGAAGTTTTGATCCCCGATACCGATACGTTTTCCGGCCACTACCACAAAATTAACATTCACTGAATCCTCATTCACTGAATTCTTATTCAGTAAAAAAGCCACAAAGCATCGCAGCACATTTTCTGCGGGGCTTTCTATTTTTTACTCTTTTTCAAAGGGGGTGTTTCCATTCCAGCCGCATTTGTCCTTCTCATAATCCTCGCAGCCATCCTTTTTTGGGCTTGGCTTTCCCCGCACTATGATGAATTTGGTTCCAAAATTCTCAATTTCTTCCGTCAGTTCACCAACAAAAAATAAGGAGTTTTTTCAATGAACAAAACCGTTGGCGCAGTTATCTCTGCCCTTGTCATCATCTTCTGTATCGTTATTGCTCTGTTTTGTACTGTCCGTATTCCTGCTGGCTATGTCGGCGTCATTTACAATATGAACGGCGGCGTGGCGGAAACCACCCTTACTCAGGGCTTCCATCTTGTCAAACCCACCCAAAAAGTTACTACCTACACTATCGGCATCGAACAGTCTTACCTCACCTCCGGTTCGGACGGTGATTCCAAAGGCGATGAATCCTTCGAAGTCCCGTCCAATGATGGCAAAGGTCTCACGGTCGATTTAACTTTTACCTACCGTTTTGATCCCGATCATGTCGCTGATACCTTCACCCGTTTCAAGGGTCAGTCCGGTAAAGACGTCAAAGAGGTTTTTATCAAGCCCAATATCATGTCCTGGACCAAGGAGGTCACGGCCAAGTATTCCGTCATTGATCTGCTTGGCGACCAGCGTGCTTCCCTCAACTCGGAACTCACCGCCTACCTCAAGGATAAGTTCGAGCCTTACGGCATCATCATTGAATCCGTTTCTCTGATCAATATCGACCCCGATGACGAAACCCGTGCTGCTGTCCAGAAAAAGGTCAACGCTCAGCAGGATCTGGAGCTGGCAAAGATCGAGCAGCAGACCGCCAACGTCAATGCCGAAAAAGAAAAAGAAGTCGCTATCACGAAAGCCAACCAGGAAAAAGAAACCGCTCAGATCAACGCCGAAGCCAAACTGATCGAAGCCCAGGCTCAGGCCGATGCCAACCGTCTGATCTCCCAGTCCCTCACCCCGGAACTGATCCAGCAGCAGATGTATGAAAAATGGAACGGTCAGCTTCCCACTGTCCAGGCCGGTTCCGATGCTCCCATTATTGTCGATACCACCAACTAAATCATGTTCCACATTTGGAGGTGTTCTTATGGTCATTCTTAATTCCGGTACCTTGTTGTTTCTTGTCCTGCTTGCTTTTGCTGCCGGCTTCCTTGTTGATGCCGCCATCGGTGTCCGCGCTCATCTCCATGATAAGGAGGATTGAATTATGAACACTTCCAAACCTAACCCGCACACCATCACCCCCACCACCGTCATGGAATCTGATTTCGATGAACCCACGCCTCACCGCAAACCTGGCAAATCCACTGGCCGTCCCCGCTCCCGGCACAAGCACATGTATACCCTCGGCTGGGCCTCTTATACTTTCGATTCTCATCTTACCGGCAAAACGTTCACCCGCTACCTGCCCGTCAATTATTGCACCATCTGCGGCCGTCTCGGTGGCGTGTCAGTTCCCCAATTTACCGGTAAAGAACCCAAAGTCCCTCCCATTGGCTCCAAGGTGTTTGTTGTGCCGTCTTTCAGCACCAACGCTTTAGATCTTAATAATTTTATCATTTTCAAAGGAGAATGAATTATGAAACCTAAGTTCCGTCTTGGTGATCGTGTCACCGTCATCAAACCTTATGTTGCCCCCATCCCCGATTATGTCAAGGATAGCGAAATTTTCAACGATCTGTACAAGGTTTTTGGCTTGGATAAAGATATCCGTGGTGTCAAGCCCGGCGATACCTATACCATCATTGAAGCCGAATCCAAACCTCGCACCCGTTCCGACGGCAAAACTGTTTATGCCTATTCTTACCAGGGCAAAAGCGGCAAGCGTTCCGATTTTGTCTTGTGGGAAGATGAAATCAAGCTGGTCGAATCCACCAAGCCCGCCCCGGAAGATGATGACGAAGAGCCGGATACCGTCACCATCGAGATTGAAGTCTCCCTGGACGACAAGGCCGAAGCTCACCGCATCGCTCACAAAGCTGTCGAGCTGGCTTTCAAGTCCTATGCCGCTATCACTAAGGCCACCAATGATCCCGCCTCCATCACCTGGACTGATGATGAAATCGCAGCAGCCCGCAAAAAGGTTGTTGAACTGTCCTCCCGCGTCACGGAACAGGGCGGCAATATGGTCTTCCAGCGTATCGGCAATACCGTATACTGTAATGTTTACACATCCAGTTTTGACAATGGATACGCTTCCACAGGTTCCGCCAGGCCCTTCGATCACGACCCCTTCAATGAATGGATCGGCAAGTGTGTCGCCGCCTGCAAAGCTATGGGTGAACCCATCCCCGGCTTCATCGCCCACAAAAACACCAAACAGGATGCTGCATGATGGGCACAACACACGAATTTACCGCCCGCATCCGCAGCTTTGCCGAGTGCCAGCGTCTTAACCAGGTCTCCAAAGAATGCGGCCAGGTCGTTGTCATCGACCGCAACGGTAACCAGGCCAACGCCAAAAGCCTGCTCTCCCTTATGAGCCTGGATTATTCCGCATCGGTTCGCGTTGTGGCCTCCACAGCGGAAGAACTCTTCGCCCTGCATACCGCCCTTCTCGCTTTGAAATGATTTGTCAGGAGGTGTCCGCCACGTTCATCCTACCGCGCTCCCCGCCCCCGTTTTTTCGTCAAACCACCGCAATCATTTTTTTCACTTATCTTAACGGGGGTGTTCTTACATGTTTATCTGCAATGTCTGCAAAAAGATTTTTCCTGATTTCAAAAGTTACGGTATGCGCATGAACTACCGCTTCGGCTATGGTTCAGAAAATGACGGCGATATCTTTGACCTCACCGTCTGCGATTCCTGTGCCGATACGGTTGCCAACGCCATTGAATCCGTCTGTGCCATCAGCCCCCATCTCACCGTCGATGATGCCTTCTTCCCCTGCGATGAAGCGTGTTCCGGCGATTGCTCTAACTGCTCCGGTGATTGTGTCGCCTCCCAGGACGATGAATCCTACGACTTCGAGGATGACAAGAGCGATGAGAAAGACGACGATGACGATTCTGACCTTGATTTTGACGGCTGATTAACCCCGCCTTTTTATTTTTTCTTTTCTAATTACAAGTTTTCGTAAATATGCCATATTAAGGAGTCCTCTATGCCTAAAAAAAACAACACCATCACCTTCAATTTTGTTGGTGATTTTACTCCTTCCACCAAAAATGATCTGCTTACCTCCACCCCGGCTACTTACGGCGGCATGTCTGATACCCGCCTCCAGCTCAGCTTTGGTGTCAAGGTCGGCAGCAGCGTTCAGTTCGTCTCCCTGCTGGATACTTCTCGCTCCGGCGATGTCATCAAAACTTACGACCGGGATAATAACCCCATTGATATCCGCTGGTCTGACCGCCTTGACCCCGATGTTATTTCCAAGGTTGCCCCCTACCGCACCTACCGCACCAACATCGGCTCGGATGAAACCAAAACCTTCATCACCGGCTATGACCTGGCCGAGTACCTGTCTGAAGCTCTCAAAAACTACACCGGCCGCATCACCGTCAATGGCCGCATGGTCCTCCGTTACGATTCCAAAGGTATCCTGCGTCGCAACTTCAACATTGATTCCGTTTGGAAACCCCTGCTTGATAAAGACGGCGAACCGGTCGAAAAGCCCAAGCTGGCCATCATGGTTCCCTTCATCTTCAACAAGGATTGTATCGACAAAGCCGACCTCAAGGAAACCGGCAAGATCTACGTCAACGGCTATGTTGAATCCTACATCAATAAGGACGAAGGCGATAAATACCTGCCCCTCCAGATGATCTTCAATACTGCCGTCTACAACATGGATGACCCCGGTGAAAAGTCCACCTATGAGTACCGCATGGGCGAGCTGGATACCAAAGCCAAAACGATGTTCTGCATGATGTGGGAAGGTCGTGTTGTCAACGGTGCTGAAGAAAAGCCGTTCGATGAATCCTGCCTCACTCCCTTCCAGCTGCGTTCCATCAAGGCCGGCAATGCCACCCTTGATGATTTCCGTCCCCGCGGCTCCATCTACGGCAACCGTGTTCAGGAACTTCGCCTCATGCGCCCCATGCCCCGCAATGATTTCAAGGATGGCCCGATCGACCTCGGCCTCAAGAATTCCGAGTTTGTTGACCTGATCTACACCCCCACGAAGGATGAATCGGTTGCCGATATGGAAAAGTCCGCCAAAAAAGAGCCTGAAACCCCGCCCTTCACTGCCCCCACCTCGCGGGATGAAGACGAGCTGTTTTAATTAACCACCAACACAAAAGGAGCGTGAACCTATGGCGTTCAAAATGAATCAGATTAGCTGCGATCTTGCCAGCTACCCCTATTACATGCTGCTGTCTCCGCGTAAATTCGGCAAAACAACCTGGTGGCGCAACCTCGTCCCCGCCGCCTGGGGCGATGCCTCCAAGGGTCTGCTCATCTCCTGCGGCACCGAGTCCGGCTTCCACCACCTCGATAACCTCCAGGTCGAAGAAGCCCTCACCTGGGACGATGATTACGATGAAGAAACCGGGCACCGCGGCCTTATCCAGATCGTCGATGATCTGATCGAAAACAATGCCGACTACGGCATCAAGGGTGTCTGCTTTGATACTTTTGATACCCTCTTTGATATCGCCACCGATGAAGTCATGCGGGAATCCCGTCGTGAAACCGGCAAGTCCTGCAAATCCATCAATGATGCCTTCGGCGGCTACAACCGCGGCTCTGACCGCCTGATTAAAATCATCAACGATCAGCTCTCCCGCATCCGCAATGCCGGCATCGCCGTCTTCATCCTGTCCCATACCAAGTTTAAGGAGCGCACGGACCCCCTCACCGGCGAAAAGTATGAGCAGCTTACAAACCTCATGCAGGACCGTACATACAGTGCCATTGCTGATAACGCCCAGATGGTCATGGTTGGCACCATCGAGCGCGATATCGCATCCGGCAAAATCGAAAACGAAAAGCGCGTCATCCATCTGCGCGGCACTTCCACCATTGATGCCGGTTCCCGCTTCAATGACCTGCCCGAAACGATCACCCTTAATCCGCAGGATTTCCTCGCCGCCTTCAAACAGGGTGTCGCCGGTGCTCACACGGTTGCTCCGGTTACGGATAAGCAGATCGATGCTGCCGCCAAGGCCGAGCAGAAAGCCGCTGCCAAACAGGCAGCCGTCGCCCGCAAAAAAGAGGAAGCCGAAAAGCAGGCCGAACAGGATGAATCTCACCGTGATGAATATTACAACACCATCGTCAATGGCTTCTCCAACGCTTCGGATGAAATCAAGGCCAAAGCCAAGGAGCTGTTGGCCGCCACCGGTGAACCCAAGTTCTCTTCCCCCAACATCCCGGCTGCAACCCTGCGCCAGATCGCTGACCTCTTCGCAGCGTAAAGGTGGTGTCAAATATGGCAGCACCCAAAGTCCGTAAAGGCCGCCGCGTCATCTGTCACGCCACCGGCATCTATGGCAACTCGCTGGATTATTTCAAGGCTCCAGATGGTTTTTATTACCAAACCAAAGAACTGTATGAGCAAAAAAAACAGGAATCTGATTATTACCGTCAGGTCGTTACCCGCATGGCCTCCTATATGGGCTATGAGCCGGGCGATGTTTTCCCAACGGTCATCACCCGCGGCCTCATGCAATTCAAGCATTACGGCTATGCCGCTGTCCTTGCCACCATGGAGGAATGTCAGTCCAAAATTGAATATGCTCTGGCTTCCCGCTCTTTCGGTTCGGATTATCAAAAAGCATCCTACCTCATGGCTATCCTTACCAACAATATCAACGATGTCGCCCGCCGCCTCAAATCTCAGCAGGAATTTGAATCCCGTCAGGCTGCACCCCAACCGGCTCCGCCCCCTCAGGATTTCACCTCCGCTGCTCCGCCCAAAGATATCACAGATTTTCTGGAAGGCGGTGACTAAATATCGAACTCCAAACCTGTCTTGATAAAATCAATACCTCCCGCGCTCAAGACGAAGCCTCTTTTGTCTTCTGCCTCTGGAAAGAACCGGTTTTGTTTGGCGAGTACGATCAGGTCAACTTCGGCAATGATTTAACCATCAAAACCAAAGATGCCCTCTTCTACTACCAGCTTGGCCGCGGTATGTATGATTCCGGTTTCCGCAATTTCGATAGCATTTCAGTCGATACTTACCTTTCGGATAAAGCCGATACCCGCAAAGTCTTCTCGGCCTACGGCGGCTACCCGGAAGTTGAAAAGCTTAAAACCCTCGTGGATGTTGATAACGTCGAAGCCTACTTTGACCGCATCTCCAAGCTCAACACCCTCTCCGATCTCTGTGAGCAGTTTTTCAAAACTTTCCAAGATACTTCCCGCTTTGATTCCATGTCCAACTCCCAAGTCTACGATTTTTTCGACTATCAGCTCAACACTATCAGCATGAACTCCACCCGCGATATGAAAGTCGAATCCGTCGCCTTTGATGAATCGTATATCACAGAGCTGGATAAGGGCGAAACGGTCGGTCTGAATTACGGTAAAAACTGCCCTCGCCTCAACTGGGCCACTCTCGGCCTTCCCCTTGGTGATCTTTACATGCTGGGCGGCTTCTCCGGCACCGGCAAAACCTCTTTCGTATTTGAAAATATGATCCTGCCTTTAACAGAGTCCAGTGTTAAGTGCTGCATCATTTCAAACGAAATGCAGGTCCGTGCCTACAAACAGCTGCTCACCATCCATATCCTCACCAATGATCTCGGCTACTGGAAAATGACTCGCAAGCATCTCAAGGTCGGCAAGTTCACGGATGAACAAAAAGAAATGCTGTGTAAAGCGGCAGCCATCAGCCAAAAGAAATACTCTTCCATCCGCTTTATCAAAATGTTCGATAACGATACCTCCCGCGTCATCAAGTCGGTTCGCAAATATTCCAAACTCGGCTACCAGATGTTCCTGTGGGACACCATGAAGTCGGACGATGACGGCGGCAATATGGAAATGTATCGCCAGCTCTTGCAGTCCTCGCGCAAAATTTTCCAGTGTGCCAGCCGGGAAAACGTCTCCATCGTCTGTACCTATCAGCTGGCCCTCTATATGAAAAACCAGCGCTTTCTCGATGCCTCCACCCTTTCCAACGGCAAGCAAATCAAAGAGGTCTTTTCCGAAATGATTTATATTCGGGAACTCTGGCAGGATGAATACACCGGCGAGAAATGCGATTGTCACGCATACACCCGCACCCGCAAACCGGATGGCACCTGGGAAAAATTCACCACCCCCATCACGCTGGATAAAACCAAAAAGTACATCGTTGCCTTTCTCGATAAAACCCGTAACGATGAAGACGGTCAGCAATTTTTGTATGAAGCAAACCTCAGCTGGAACAACTGGAAAGAGGTCGGCTATTGTACCATCCGCAATGACCATGTAGCCATCGGCCGTTAAAGGGGGTGCGCCCATGAATGCGGCACTCCTCTCCCAGCGCCTGATCGGCCACTCGGATGATATCTACACCATCCTCGAAACCCTCGGCTATGAAAACATTACGTTTAATTCAGCCAAAGCCCAGTTCCGCTTTTCACGGGCGGACGGCACCAACCCTACCAGCATTGTTCTGGATGTTGATTCTTTACGGTTTTATTGCTTTTCCACCAACGGCAAAGGCAATCTTTTCACCCTCATCATGTCGCGCCTGAACTGCACTTTCCCGGACAGCTTAACCTTTGTCACCACCATTCTGGATCTCGACCAGAATGATTTCTCGGCCAAAGTTCACTACCCCTTCGGCGGCTTTTACCGCAAGCTCCTCCCTGATCAGCCGGAGGATTACTCCGTGCCCCCCATCCCAGAGGAAACGTTACAGCCATACTTGGGCAAGTACAACCAGATGTTCTTCCGCGATGGCATTGATTACTTAACCCAGCAAAAATTTCAGGTTGGTTATGATTTTCTTTCCAACCGTATCACCATCCCGGAGCGCAATTTTGATGGCCAGCTCTGCGGTATCATGGGTCGCTCCAATGACCCCAACTGTCCTCACCAGGACCGCTGGTATCCCATCGTCAGCTGCCCGCGCAGCAAAACCCTGTTCGCCCTGCAGCAAAACTACCAGCGCATTATCGAAACCCAGAACGTGGTCCTTTTTGAATCAGAAAAAGCCCCCATGCAGTGCGCATCATTCGGTGCCCATATCTCGCTTGGTCTCTGCGGCTGCCATGTCTCTCAGGCCCAGCGCAGCATGATCTTTTCTCTTCGCCCCAAAACCATTGTTCTCGCTCTCGATGAAGGATTAGAAGAAGACGCTATCCGGGAAGAAGCCGCCAAGCTTGTCCAGAACAATTTAATCTTAACTACCAGGGTCGGCTATGTCTGGGACCCCGACCACGATATTATCCCCGCAGGCAGCAAACAAAATCCCGCCGACCTTGGCCGCGATGCCTATGTCGCCTGCCTGCAAACGAAAGTGAGGTGGTTATAATCGAACGCGCCAAAGACCCCCGCCTGCAAGAACTTTTCGATGCCGGCGTAAATGTATACAGCTTTTCCAAATTAGGCACCATTGAGCAGTGCCAACTCCAGGCGTGGTATTCCTACATCAAACATGAAGAAGGAATCGACGGTATTTATTCACGGTTAGGTGGCTCTATGCACGATGTTCTGGAACAGTTGATTCACCAGCAAGCAACCTGTGATGACCTTCTTCCTGCCCTACATAATGCCCTGGATGAATGTGAAACCCTCGGCCTTACCTTTCCTAAGGACTTCCGCGGCAATGATTCCATCAAAGAGAAATGGATCAAGGATATGACTCACTTCTGCCAGAACTTTTACCCGCCTAGGGGCGAATTCAAAACAGAACAGCTGCTTATCTACCGCGTCAGTCCTACCCGCGCCATTCAAAGTTACATTGACCTGATGAAATTGGAACCCGATGGCTCTGTGTCGGTTTACGACTGGAAAACGAGCACACGATTCGCCCCATCTACCCTATTAGAGCATGGTCGCCAGCTCGTGATCTACGCTATGGCATTGGAACAGGCCGGTTATACAGTCAAAAATCTCGCTTGGATCATGCTCAAGTATGTTGAGATCCGTTACACCTGGTACGCCACATCCCGTTCGCGCAACAAAACCCAGTGTATCCGCATCGTCAACCGCTCCAAAATTTACGATACCATCGCCCCCGCGGTCGAATCCGCCTGCCGCAATGCTGGTATGGATGAAGCCGAGATTGAATTTGCCATGCTGGATTTCAAAGAAACGAATCTTCTCGGTTCCAGGTTTCCCATGTCGGTCGCCCAGCAGTTCATCATCAAACCTTTTGTAGAGCCTTACCCTTATACCCCGGAACTCAAGCAGGAAGCTCTTACTTATATCAACAAGGTTGCCGATGTCTACGAGTCCCTGCCCCAGGATGAAACCACTCCCTGGCCTGCCCGTAAGGTCAATAAGGAATGTGCTTTCTTCTGCAATAACCTCTGCAATTACCGCAAAATCTGCCCCGCCATCCGGGATTATAACTCCCAGGCCCTCATCGCAGACCCGCCCAAAACCGAAGCTGATTTGTTTTAACCAAGGAGCCGCCCATGACCACCCGTTCCCCGCCCTCGCAGGGCTTTTGAAATAAATTACAGGAGGTGAATCGATCATATGGGCAAAACTACCTGGACTTTCGAAATGGAATCTCAACTGGCATTGTTTTATGAAAAGCATACGCCAATGAAAGAAATGTGTGAATGGTTCCATAAAAAACCTTGTGCCATTTCTTCAAAAGCTATGTCCATGGGATTAACACAAAAATATCCAAAGAGCAATGCCAAAAACTTTACTGCTCCTTATCAAAATTATGATTGGTGTTATGAACACTATATCGTAAAAGGAATGTCTTTGCAGCAGATGGCAGATGAACTGGGCTGTCAAAAACGCGTTGTCCAAAAATGGTGTACCGATAAATTCGGCCTACACCGAAGAACGGCAAAATTTTATATTCAACCGAATAGCGAACAGCATCAGATTATTTTAGCAGGAACATTAGGGGATGGCCACATTAGTGCGCGAGACAATATTTATATTGAATCGCATGCACAAGACGAAAAAGATTATCTTTTCTGGAAATATGAAAAACTACAAAATTTATGTGTTTCTTCTCCTACCTATTATCCCGAAAAACTAATAACTCATCTTGGCAGTCCACGAATTCAGCAACCCTACTATCGTTTCGAAACAAGAAAGATTCAATGTCTTGAGGGAATTAAAAGCATGTCTATCTCTGATAAAATCCGGGCTTTAACCTCTTTTGGTCTTTGTCTTTATATGTTAGACGATGGGAGCCGAAATCATAGTAACTGGATTTTATGTGCAGCTAAGTTTTCGCCAGATGAAACTGCATTGTTTGTTAAAGTCATGCAAAAGAACTTTTCTTTATCTTGTCACTCGTGTAAAGATTCACGCTACATCATTTTTGATGCTGATTCCTCTCGCAAACTCGACAATATGATCTTATCTTTTCTTCCTCAAAATCTCGATATCATTCATAAAAAGATTTTCAAAGACAAGGATGTAGCTAATGCAGAACTACCATAAGCACACCTGCTGCTCCAACATCTATACCCCAGATTCTCCTGCCACCTATGAACAATATGCTAAACGCGCTGTTGAACTCGGTCAGAACATTCTCTGCTCTCTGGAGCACGGCTGGCAAGGCAAATACCACGAATGCCGCGAAATCGCTATTAAGTATGGCCTCAAGTTTATCTTTGGCACCGAAGCTTACTGGGTCAAAGACCGGCACGAAAAAGACCGTACCAACTGCCATATTGTTCTTCTCGCTAAGAACGAAAACGGTCGCCAGTGGATCAATGAAATTCTATCTACCGCCAATGAGGACGGTTATTACTACCGCCCACGTCTGGATGAAGAACTCCTGTTCCAACTGCCGCCCAACGATGTTTTTGTTACTTCTGCCTGCGTTGCATTCTGGCATTATGAACCTGATTATGTTGAAAATCTGGTCCTTCGCCTACATAACCATTTCAAGGATAACTTCATGCTTGAAATTCAGGCTCATAATACCGATAAGCAAAAGCAGCTAAACGCAAGAATCCTGGAGCTTTCCAAAAAGTACGGTATCCAGATGATTGTTGGCCTTGACAGCCACTATATCTACCCGGAACAATCTGTTGAACGTGATGCTCTTCTTGCCGCCAGTGATACCCACTATGACGACGAGGATGGCTGGTATATGGACTATCCTAATGAAGCTACCGTTTGCCAGCGTTTTGCCGAACAAGGCATTGTCCCACCAGCAGCAGTTGACCAGGCTGTTCGCAACACAGACTTGATTTGTGATTTTGAAGATTATGATAGCGAGGTTTTTCAAACCAACCGCAAACTTCCCACCCTGTACCCGAATAAAACCCCAGAGGAAAAATATCAAATCTACAATCGCTTAATCAGTTCTAAGTTCCGCGAGTACATGAAACACGTTCCGCCAGAGGATTATCAGCGTTACTTTGATGGCGTCAAGATGGAAGCTCATACTTACCGCGATACCGGCATGGTGGATTATCCACTAATTGACTATCAAATCGTCAAACGCGGCATTGAATATGGTGGCATCATCACAAACACTGGCCGTGGTTCTGCTGTCAGCTACTTTACCAATACCCTCTGTGGTTTCAGTAAAGTTGACCGTTTCAAATCTCCCATTCGTCTATACCCAGAACGATTCCTCTCTACTACTCGTATTATTCAGACGAACAGCCTGCCCGATATCGACCAGAATATCAGTGCGCAGGAACCATTCGAGCGTGCCCAGCGCGAAATCCTCGGTGCAGACCATGCTTACCCCATGATTGCCTTTGGCACCATGAAAAAGAAAGCTGCATTTAAGATGTACGCCCGCGCTCAAAGGCTGGACTTTGAAACTGCCAATAAAATCAGCGACCAGCTTGAAAAGTACGAAGTTGCTCTCAAATATGCCGATGATGACGATAAAGCCGATATCAGTATCTATGATTACGTTGACCCAGAATATCAGGATCTTGTCAAACGCAGCGAGGTTTACTGGGGCTTAATTGTATCCAAATCAAAAGCTCCCTGTGCCTATCTTCTTTATCAGGGCAGCATCCGCCGCCAGATTGGTCTTATCAAATGTAAAAGTGAAACAACAAAAAAGGAATATATTACCACCGTCATTGATGGCGCTGTGGCTGAAAAATATAAATTCCTTAAAAATGACTGGCTGATTGTTGATACCGTAGCTCTTACCGCAGCAGTATTCAAGCGTATCGGAATGGAACCTTTGACCGTTGATGAACTATCAGAAAAAGTCAAGGATAATCCAGCCGTCTGGAATATCTATGCCAGCGGTCTCACCTGCGGTGTCAACCAGTGCGAAAAAGCTTCTACCACTCAAAAACTCATGCGTTACAAACCGCAAAACGTTTCTGAGCTGTCCGCTTTTGTTGCTGCCATCCGTCCCGGTTTCAAGTCCATGTATCCCACATTTGAGCGCCGCGTTCCGTTTGATTATGGCGTTCCTGTCATTGACAACCTGATTCAAACAAAAGAGTTCCCATACTCCTTTATTCTGTATCAGGAAAATTTGATGACGATTCTGAACTTTGCCGGCTTCCCCATGGACCAGTGCTACGGCATCATCAAGGATATTGCCAAAAAGCATCCTGAAAAGGTTAAACCGTTAAAGGCACAGTTTATCTCCGGCCTCTGTGATAAGCTTCAAGGCCAATGTCCACCGGGCAAAGAGCCGGTTGAAATCGCAAATCAGATTTGGCAGATTATTAACGACGCTACAGCGTACAGCTTCAACTCATCGCATTCAGCCTGTATGGCCTATGATTCCCTCTATAATGCCTGGCAGAAAGCCACATATCCCTATGAGTTTTACGAGGTCTGCCTGCAGCACTTCTCCAATAAAGGCAAAAAGGAAAAAGTAGCTGCCCTCAAAGCTGAAATGCTCCGCGGTTTTGGTATTCATGAAGGCCCTATCCAGTGGGGGCATGATAACCGCAAGTTTACCGCTGATAAAGAAAACCACGCCATTGACCCTTCGCTTCTCTCCATCAAAGGTTTAAGCCAAGGTTGTGCCAATGACCTCTGGAAAATGTATCAGTCCGGTAAATTCACCGATTTTTACTCTCTCTGGAAAGAAATGTCCCATACCCGCAGCTTAAATTCCGCCAAGATCGAAACGCTTGTCCTGCTGGATTATTTTAAGCCGTTCGCTGGCGGCAATAAGATTCTCAAGTTTATCAGTGCATGTAATGACCTCTATGGCCGTTCTCAATTTCCAAAGGACACTAAGTCTTCGTACAAACCTTACATTGAAGCTTACTCCACCACATCTGACCAGCTTAAAACCTATAAAGATTTCCAGTATGATTCTGCTCTTCAAGCCATCTGGAATGATCTGCCGGATGAACCGCTGCATGTCAAGCAGGTCTTAGATGCCCAGAGCGAGTACCTTGGCTACCTCCAATACCAAAACCCCTCTCTCGCTTCCACCTACCACTACATTCTCTCTATTGACGGCAAATATAAAAACAAGACCATCGCACTGTACCAGCTTGCAACCGGTCAAACCGTTAATTTCAAAATCCGTCCCTCTACTATAGATCAAAACCCCATCGCTCAAGGCGATATCATCAAGGTTCTTGGCACCAAGCAGGAGGGCAAGTGGTCCAGCACCGATGCCGGTTGGGTCCAGTCCACAACGGATTTCAACACCTTCCTTTATAAATACAGCCATGTACGTTAATTTTTCTCTCATTATGGCGGCCATCAATACTGCCATCAGTGTTATTGCCACTATTTTCGGTAACGTCACCAAGAGTTCGATGCCTGGTGATACGCCCACTTTGATTTCCACGGCTTCTTCCCCTCCCAGTTTGAACTCATCTATCCCTTCAACCTTATTCTCGCCTGGCCGGTGGGGCTGTTCAAAGTCCTCGACCAATGACAATCGGTTTTTATCTCGTGATGCCTGGTACAAACTCTATCTCACAGCCATCGTTTTTAGCTTGTTTTGGTGGTTCATATCCTAGGGGGTGATGTTATCGAACCAGTCTTTGTTAAATCTGCCCTTGAAACTTTTACTATCCTGATTGATACCCGTGAGCACGAAACCTCGGCGCTCACTCAGCGCATTCAGCAAATGGGCTGCCCAGTCGAACGGCAGAAGCTCAATTTTGGCGATTATTCTGCCAAGGTCATCTTGCCCACCGGCGTTCCCTACAGCCTGGAAAATATCGTCGTGATCGAACGAAAGATGTCAAGCGACGAAATCGCAAATTGCTTTACCTCCCAGCGTGCTCGCTTTACCCGTGAATTTGAACGCGCCAAAGCAGCCGGTGCCCGTACCTATCTGCTTGTTGAGCGTACCACCTGGGAAATGCTTTACGCCGGTACATACCGCAGCAAAATGTCCCCTGTCGCCATGGTGGCCAGCCTCACAACCTGGCTTGCCCGCTATGACTGCAAGCTCATTTTCTGTGAACCTCAAACCTCCGGCAAGCTCATCCATGATATCCTCTACCGCGAAATGAAACAGCACCTGGAGGGGGTTCAGCCATGATGCAAGCCGTCCTATTCTCCAATTATCCATCCGCCTCTCCCCTGCTCCGTGCTCACCGCAGCTACCAAGTCGTCACCCGTCTTCAAATCGGCTGCTTCGTCCTCGCTGCCGGCCGCCTGGTCTTTCTCCCAGCCGCCCTCCAGGGCAAAACCTATCTTCTCGTTAAAGGAGTTGATCCACCGCCCCCATGAATACTACCCGTGAACTCCACCGCAAAGAGCGTGCCAAGGCAGAGCTTGAATCTATCTGCCGCAGTTATGCTTCCAAATGTTCCGCTCTCATCATTACCTATAACATCAATGATCTAACACCCGCCCAGCGTGCAGCGTTCAATGCCCGCCAACCTTTTTACTCTTACCAAAGCAGGTGATCTTATCAAAAACAAAGCAATCGCAAACGCCGTCAACATCAAGCGTAACGGCAAAGCCATCGCCTGGCTCTATCAGAACACCGGCAATATCCTGGATTATAAAGATGGTGATAAAGTCAAGTTCGATCTCACCGCTATCCAAAACGATCCCGATTGGCCTATCCTTCGCCAGGATTATAAGGATTTCATTCTCTCCAATGCGGATACCGTTTTCACTCTGGAATTTGAACCTCGTTTCCGCAAAAACCACACTCTTGCCTGCCTGAAAGAAGATCCCATCACCCCTAAGCGCCTGTTCTGGATCGGCCATCTTATCAAGCAGCGCGAACCCGAACAGGAGGTCGCCCATGACTGAACCAATTACCGATGCCATTGGCCGCGAAATCCATGTCGGTGATACCGTTGCCTATGCGCAGACGGATAAAAACAGCGGCATCAACTGGAACACTTATGTTGTGATCGGATTCACCCCTTGCCGCGTCAAAGTTTCCAACCCTACCTACCGCGGTTATGCCTGGGAGAAAGATTATATCCTTCTCTACCCATCCAACTGCATTATCTTACAGGAGGCCGACCCCGAATGAAAATTATCCCTCAATCCCACGAATGGATCACCCCGCTCAACCGTGATGTTACCATGCAGCGTATCGAGCGTATCGCCCGCACCTGCTATAAAAGCGAGGATGCCATCAAGCCCGGCAGTGATTCCAAAATGGTCGCCATGCTCTGCAAAAATCATCATTACGCCATGATCGAGCATATCAGCCTGACCATTAAATTCATAACCGACCGCGGCGTTGCCAACGAGATCGTCCGTCACCGTATCGGCTCCTATGCCCAGGAGTCCACCCGCTACTGCAATTACAACAAAGATAAGTTCGGCAATGAAATCACAGTTATTGACCATGGCTATACCGGCAGGAAACGCATTTCCTGGAAAAACTATTGTGGCTTTGCTGAAACAGGCTATCGTGACATGTTGAATGCTGGTGCCACCCCGGAAGAAGCCCGCGATGTCCTTCCCCTCTGCCTCAAAACCGAGATCATCTGCACCTGGAACCTGCGCGAATGGCATGAAGTCCTTCGCCTTCGCACCGCCAAGGATGCCCACCCCGCTATCCGCGCCCTCATGATTCCTGTCCTCAAGGAGCTGCAGGCTGTCTACCCTGAAATTTTCAATGATATCGAGGCGTCCGAATGACCCAAGAAGAAATCCGCAAGCTCCTCAAAACTTACGAGTTACATATCAACCAGGTGGAAGATGATGAAACTGCTCTTCGGGACTTGTCCGAAGTTGTCCATAAAGTCCTCACTGATTCCACCCGCGCTGTAAAGCTTAACGCCTGCGCCGTTGCTGCCTGGGCTTTGCACATCCCCGTCTGGGGGTTCGCCGCATCCAAACTTTGGAACTGGTTTTTAGCCATTGGCCCCATCCCTACCATCGGCGTCTTTCATGCAGCCGGCATCGGCCTGGCTCTTGAATTCATCGTTGATACCACCGGCATCCCCCACAAAATCCCCCTGCAGAATGATGTTCAAAACGTCATTGACGGCAAATCCAGCTGCTTTGATTCCTGGTCTTTGCCGGATGGTTTGTGTGTTTTCCTCGGCACTTTTGCCGGTCTCTGCCCGCCCGCGTTGGTCGCCCTCTTTGCCGGCTGGCTAATTAAATTTTTTATGTATCTATAAGGAGGTTACTTCATGAATGATGTTCAGCGCTTTGGCCGCATTCAGGTCGAAATGTGCGATACTTTCAAATCCAAAAACGCAGATTACGGCAATTCCTTCTCTCAGCTTTATCAGGAGTTTGGCGATAACGGCATCATCACCGCCGCCGTCCAGATCTCCCATAAGTACCACCGCTTCATGAATCTTATCAAGGGTACTCCCGCCAAGGTCAATGAATCTCTGCGCGATACTCTGTTGGATCTCGCCAACTACTGCGTCCTCACTGTTATGGAGCTGGATAAGGCCAAAGAAAAAGCAAACGCTTCAAGCTCCTCTGCCTTCGCTCAGGCTGCTTCCGCCGTTACATATCGTACAACTCCGCAGTTTGATTACAGCAAGTATATCTCTGACGGCACCATCCTCGCCTCTGGTGATGCTCCCGCCGCCACATTGAAGGGAGATACCGAATGAACATCATTATGTATACAACCCATTGCCCGCGCTGCAAGGTGCTGGCCGCTAAACTTGCCGCAAAGGGGGTGACTTATAAAGAAGAAACAAACACAGAAACCATGCTCTCCATGGGTATTACCACCGTCCCGATGCTTTCGGTGGACGGCACATTGATGGATTTTAAGACTGCAAATGATTGGATTAACAAACAGGAGTGATTCTATGGATTTTTCTATTGACCTTAAACTCGATAAAGATTTTACCACACAACTGGATTACCTCATCAGTAAGTATGGCCCAGACCTGGCCAAACTCAACGGCTTTGCAAACGAACAGCTGAACTACACCGATTTTATTGATAACTTCATCGACAAGCAGACTGTGGCCGATGCCAGTATCGACGGCAATGCCAATGTCGGCACCAAGGATATCTGCTCTCTCACCACCGAGATGCACAAACCCCATTCCAAGCTGCTTGCCTTTAACAAAATCTTCTATGAACTCAAAAAATCCCATGGCCTGGATACCGCCAAGAATTGGCTAACTGCTGAATACCTCGGCTATTTCTACTTGCACGATGCTGCATCAAGTACCTTTGTCCCCTATTGCTTTGCTTATGATATCGAGGAACTTGTCAATAAGGGCCTTTATTTTATTGACAACTTTAACGCCCAGCCGCCCAAGCACCTGACCACCTTCACGGATTTTGTCGGTGAGTTTGTCAGTTGGACCTCCAATCGCAGCAGTGGCGCTTGTGGCCTGCCCAGCTTCCTGGTTTATTCCTATTATTTCTGGAAAAAAGATGTCGAATCCGGTTATTACATTCAGTCCCCGGAATATTACCGTAACCAGGAGTTCCAGCGCATTGTCTACAAGCTTAATCAGCCGTACCTGCGCGTCAACCAAAGCGCCTTTACTAATTTCACCATCATGGATCAGTCCTACCTGGAGGCCATCTTTGGTGGTAAAACCTTCCCGGATGGCTCCTTTATGATTGATGAAATCGACGGCATCATCGAGTATGAAAAAGCTTTTATGGATGTTGTCAGCGAGATCCGCAGCGAAAACATGATGACCTTTCCGGTTCTTACCTACTCCCTGCTGCGTAAGAATGGCAAGTTTGTCAACGAAGATTTTGCCCGCTGGTGCTGCGCTCATAACATTACCTGGGCAGATAGCAACTTCTTCATCAGCGAAGATGTAACCAGCCTCTCCAACTGCTGCCGCCTTGTCTCCGATATCAAAGATCTTGGGTGAAGATTAAAAAGATGCCCTATAATCCCTTTTCCGGCTCATCACCGGGGTCGCAGCAGCGGCTAACGGGGAACCCTACGTTCTTTTTTGAATATGGGAATCCCGTGGGAAAGCGAGTTATATATGCAAAAAGCTATTTATAAAATCACAAATCAAGTCAATGGGAAAAGCTATATCGGACAATCTGTAAATCCTTATCATCGTTTTGTCTCTCATAAATCTCGTGCCAGAAATCACGACTTCCGTTCCTCTCAAGCTTTATATCATGCCATTCTAAAATATGGAGAAGAAAATTTTAAGATGGAAATTCTTGAGTGGACAGAAGATTACAACGAGAAAGAGCGATACTATATTCATTTTTATGGTACATTATCTCCGAATGGGTATAATATCGCGCCGGGTGGTGAAGATCCTCCACATAAATATGGGATTGAACACCACAATTCAGCTGTTACCGAAGAACAGGTCGATATTATTATTGCAGAATTAAAGCGTGGAGTTTTAACAGAGCCAAGCATTGGAAGCCTGTTTAACCCACCAATCAGTCAGGTTCTTGTTAATAATATCAACTTTGGTATTACACATCATCGACAAAACGAAATTTACCCTATCCGTACCCAATGTCCTTACAATCTTTCCCAAAAACAACTTGACGATATTATTTGGCTTTTACTAAACACAACCTGCACTATGAAGCAAATAGCGAATTATTTTAGGTTCAATGTCAGCACCATTAAAGCTATTAACACCGGTCGTAATCATTTTAATCCTAAATTGTGCTATCCGCTTCGGACGTTCAGAGGTCGTGCAAGCTCGCAACCTGTAGAGACTATCCTGGCCAACAGGAGTACATCTGTTATTGATACGCAGATGGAAATGGGGATTTGCAACTGAACAGCGGTTTCGGTTGTATAAGAGATAGCCCAGACCGTATGGAAACATACGGGGTCCTGATTTTAATTCCATTGGCGGTACTGCACTGGAGGTTGGTTCTATTAAGGTCAACACCATCAATCTTGCTCGTCTTGCTTATTCCAGCACCACCCCCGCAGAGTTTTTTGCTAATCTCAAAAATGCCGTAACACTCTGCCTTGACACTCTGGATTCAGTTCGCCATATCATCAAGCGCAATATCGAAAAGGGCCTGCTCCCCAACTATTCCAAGCACATCATGAACATGGCCTCCCAATATAATACCATCGGCGTGATCGGCATTTACGAAACCCTACAGCACTTCGACATGACCTCTAAGGACGAGTTCGGCAACACGTTCTATACCGATGAGGGCTTGAAATTCGCTGAGGATATCCTGCAAATCATCAACACCGTCAAGAACAATTACATCAAGGATAAAGACTACAGTGCCAACATTGAGGAAATCCCAGGTGAGCGTGCCGCCGCAGTTCTGATGCAGAAAGATATGCTGTTCTTCCCGGATGAAAAATATGAACTGCCCTTGTACGGCAACCAGTGGATTCCCCTCGGTGTAAAAACCACTCTGCAGGAAAAAGTCCGCCTGTCTGCCGCTCTCGATAAAGCCTGCAACGGCGGCTCCATCGCTCACATCAACATTGATAAACCGTTCAATAATTTTGATACCGCATGGAAGATGTTGAACTATGTTGCCGACCAGGGCGTTGTTTACTTTGCATTCTGCACCCGTATCAGCGCTTGCGAGGAAAACCACGGCTTCTACGGTGATACCTGCCCTATCTGTGGCAAACCCAAAGTGACCACCTATCAGCGTATCGTTGGTTTCCTTACCCCGGAACGCACCTATTCCAAGGAGCGCAAGGCTGAATTCAAAATGCGTGACTGGATGGACCTGAATGCGATGAGTGAGATGTGATTATGCCGGATTCTATTACTCTGCGCGGCTTTCTGGATGAAGATTTTATTCAGTATAAAAAGCCTGCTATGTTTCTCGGCACCGCCACCTGTGATTGGAAGTGCTGTCATGATGCCGGGTGCGATGTTTCTATGTGTCAGAACAGCCCTCTTGCCAATTCGCCTGTACATACTGTTTCTTATACTGATTTGTTTGGCCGATACATTCACAACCCCATCACTACCGCAATTGTCGTTGGTGGTCTGGAACCGTTTCTCCAGTTTGAAGAACTACGCGGTTTGATCGCTTACTTTCGCCAAAAGGAGTGTCTGGATGATTTTGTGATTTATACCGGTTACTATCCGCAGGAAATAACACAGCAGCTGGTTTCTCTGCGTATGTTAAACACCATCTATGGCGGCACCATCATCATCAAGTTCGGCCGCTATGTTCCCGGTAGCGCACCAGTCCAAGATCCTGTTCTCGGTGTCACCCTCGCTTCTTCTAATCAGTATGCAGAAAGGCTTTAACATGAAAATTATTACAAACCCCAGCTGGACAAAAGAGGAGGTCGAAGAATTCCGCGCCTCCATCAAATCCAATAACGGCTATTGTCCCTGTCGCATTGAGCATATCCCGGCCAACAAATGTATGTGTCAGGAGTTTCGTTCTCAGGTTTCCGGCCAGTGCCATTGCGGCCTCTACCTCAAGGAGGATTAACTATGAATCTTAATAAATGCAACAAACTTTTTCGCTTTGGTGTGCTCTTCTCAGCGTTCTTTACGGCGCTTGTTTTGATTGTTTTCTGCCCCCGGCTCAACACCACCGCCTATGCTGAGTCTTCCACGCCCGAAACCGCCGTCACCACTTACATCGTTACCTATCACGCCAATGGCGGCTACTGGTGGAGCAACTGGTCACGCCCGACTTATTCTTTCGCCACCAAAAAATATGAGCAGGAGGAAGGCAAAACCTATCAGATCATTGATTCCAAGCCTACCTACGGCGCTAACACCTTCAACGGCTGGAACACAGAATCCGACGGCTCAGGCACCTGGTATTCCCCTCATCAGGAATATGTCTGTACCGGCAATATGGACCTCTACGCTCAGTGGCTCGGCCCCGTTCCTGCTCCCACAGCTGAACCTACTGCCACACCGGAACCTACCCCGGAACCGACTGTTGAACCCACAGCTACTCCGGCACCAACCGCAACTCCCGAACCCGTAACCACTCCGGCACCAGTTCCCTCGGCCAAGCCCAATTATCGCGCCATGTTCCGCGCCTGGTTTAGCTATCTTCGCCGCCAGATGATTGGTCTGTATAAGTAAAGGAGGTACTTTATGCACTATGAAACTCCGTATGTAAACTATACCATCCCTGGAGATTTTTCTCAGGCCGTCTTGGATGAAGGCGATGTTGTTTTTAAGGATGAACTTTCCGTCAAACCTCTTGCCACCGACATCCCCCTCCCCTCCTATGCTCACCCAACGGACGCCGGACTTGACCTGCACGCCATCAGTGTGGAAGCACCCGGTACCGTCATCGTTGCCACCTGTATTATCCAGCCTGGCATGACCGCCAAAGTACATACCGGCATCGCCATCAAGCTGCCCCACGGCACATTCGGCGCTGTCTATCCCCGCAGCGGCCTTGCCACCAAAACCGGCCTCGCCCCCGCCAATATGGTTGGTGTCATTGATGAAAACTATACCGGCGAAATCATCGTGGCCTTACATAACTACAGCAATGAACCTCAGGCGTTCGCCATCGGGGATCGTATCGCCCAGCTGGTCATCCAGCCCGTTGTCCACTGCACCGTCACCCAGGTCACAGAACTCCCTGATACAGACCGCGGTAACGGCGGCTTTGGTAGCACAGGAGAACAGTAATGCACAAACTCTATTCTGCGAAGTATATATTGATTTCTGACGGATTAAATTACATTTTTGCTAGTGATTTGTTGTTTTTAGAGGGTGAACCAACTAAACACCTTGACAGTTTTGGAACCTTTTATGAATTCTATGATGCTGTAGCTTCTTGCAAGTATCCCTGGAGCAATCACTGTTACTGTGATAAATCAATATTCCTTCATAAACCACTTGTTAAATTTTATGGATTTCTTGACTGGGTTTTTACGGCAGAAAATTTCAAAGCACCTGTTTCTGTTGAAACGCAGTACAAAGAATGTTCCACTAAGGATTATGACTTTAATTTCTTCAAAGAAAACCTGTCTATGGACGACTTTGTAATCTTCCTGCGGGAGCATAACCTTATCGGAGGCAACACTTAATGAATCTTACTTTTGTTCCAAACGCCCTTGAAAAAATCTCTCCCACCTGGGTTATGTCAGACATTACATACCCCGATGGTATCATAACCCGCACCGAGGACGATTACCTTCGCCGCATCGGCAGCACCTTCAAGGGTATTTCTTTCCTTGGCCCCGGCTATCCTGTCTGGTTTGAATACTCCAAAGACAACCTCGGCGCTTCCAAGTCTGGCTTCTTACATACCAGCCTTGTTAAAGAGTTTGAAATTATCCTAGATATAGGTTATGCCAAGCTTGCCATCACAACCGAACATAGCATTTTCTTTCTGGAATCCGCAGAACCCGTTCAGGAAACCGCTGAAATTCGTGAGCTGATGGATCAAATCAACGCTCTAAATAAGTAACAAAAACATTAAAGGTTGCGCTCTTAACGCGCGGGTGGGTATGGGGTTTATCGTTTATGACATTATCAGAAAAATCAGAACTGCTGCGCCTGTTGCAGCTCTATCAGGACGATCTTTTGCGTAAAAACCGTAAGAACATTCAAACAGCTGAGGCTGTTGCCAAAGATAGCCTATCCTTTCTGGATGCTTCTTATTTTTACGGTATTAAGGCCCAGTACAACCACGCCCGCCTGATTGCTCGTAAGTTATCAGTTGAAATCGGTAAAGATGTCAAATCTTACTGGGAGCTGTCCTGATTCACAAACAAAAAACCGTGCAGGCGCAACCACCTACACGGTCCATCCCATTACTTTAATTTTCCCAAAATCTCATCAGCGCTCATGCCGTTTGCCAGCAGCTGGTTGATCATTTCCTGCGCCTGAATTTTCTTCGCTTCCGCCTCAGCAGCAATGTCCGCCTTGGCCTTTTTCTCTTCCAGCTTGGTCAGCTTTTTCTCCGCGGCCTTCACATCCGCCTTCTGCATTTTCAAGGTTTCTTTCATGGATTGCAGGTCGGTTTTCAGCTCCTCAATGCTGGCATTGGTCTTGGCAACCTCGGCCTCCGCCTCTTCCTTTTCTTTCTGAGCCTGAGCAATCAAAGCCTCATAGTCATTGGCAGCAGCTTTCACTTTGTTCTTGCTTCCTTTGGTTCTCGGCATAGTGCTAACCTCCTACAAAATATTTTATGTGCTCAGTATATCACAGCGGTTTTCAAACTGCAATAGACGTTCAAAGGGGGAATTCTCTCTGCTTATTTTTTATGATACCTGCGCCCTGCTCAATATGGGCGCACATGTTGTCGATCGTCCATTTATTATCTCCGTCCAAACCCTGCTGGAGCTGGAATCCATCAAAACCAGCCGCACCAAAGATGAGTCCGTTCGTTATCGTGCCCGCCAAATGGCTCACTATCTCGATAGCACCCACGATTCTGACCTTTATCATGTCTCCAATGCTACCGATTATCTGAACGATGATGCCTGCCCGTTTCGCAGCACACTGCCCAACACCCCAGATTCCATTATCATTTATGCGGCCTGGAAAACATACAGCCAAAACCAGGATATGATCTTCTGCACGGATGATCTCTGCTGTAAACACCTGGCCTCTTCCCTCGCCCACCTGCCCGTTTGTTCTTCCAAGGATCTTCTCCCCCGCCAAAGCTATACCGGCTTTCTGGAGGTCACTCCAACCGATGAGCAATACGCTGCCCTCTATGAGCAGCCGGAACGAAATACCTTTGGCCTTATCCCCAATCAATATCTTATCGCTCACAGCCCCGCAGACAGCTCCGTACAGGCGTTTAAGTGGGCAGACGGTAAACATGTCGCGGTGGATTACAAGCCCTTCAAAACGCAGGCATTTGGCGCTGTCAGGGCTAAGGAGAAAGATATCTACCAGATGCTCGCCTTTGACAGCCTTTTACATAACCAAATCACAATGCTGTGCGGTCCTGCCGGTACTGGCAAAAGCTATCTGGCTCTGGCTCACATGCTCAAGCTGCTGGAAACCCACAAGATTGATAAAATCATCGTGTTCACCAACCCCTGCGCCACATCCGGCGCTGCCCGTCTTGGTTTTTATCCCGGCACCCGCGATGAAAAGCTGCTTGACAGCCAGATCGGCAACATGCTTGGCGCTAAACTCGGCGATACCATGGAACTCCAGCGCTATATTGATGCCAACAAAATCCAACTTCTCCCCTTCTCGGATCTGCGCGGCTTTGATACCACCGGCATGAACTGCGCCGTCTATATTACAGAGGCCCAGAACCTTGATATTGAAATGATGCGGCTTGCTCTTCAGCGTATCGGTGAGGACTCCATCTGTATCATTGATGGTGATTATGACGCCCAGGTCGATCTCGATATCTACTCTGGTGATAACAACGGTATGCGCCGCCTCTCCCAGGTCTTCCGCGGTCAGGATTTCTATGGTGAGGTCAAGCTCCAAAAAATCTACCGTTCTCGTATCGCCGCACTTGCACAGGAGATGTAAACAATGACAGCTAATACTGATAAACTTCTTTCAATTCTTACCGGCATTTTCATTACCGTTCTGGTTTATTTTCTGGTCTTTTGGTTCCACCTGGCTCTCGCCAAGTTCATTTTGGTCCCCCTGTTTGGCACCGCCATCTGTTCCACATTGAACCAGTTATTCAATACCGTATCCTTCACCCCGCAAATGCTACCCTCTACATATGCCTGGGCCTGCCTGATCGGCGGCATCTTCTTCTGGCCTCATATCAGCAGCAGTAAACATTAAGGAGTACACGCCATGAAAAAATATACCGCACAAACGCTCACTGATGAAGGCTACACCATTGAGAACGCTCAGATTACAAACGTATCTCTTTCAACCACAAATTATTGCTGTCTCTCTCTTGATCTTACTCTCAAAGCTGCCGGCTGGGATGTTGTTTACGGCGGTTACTGCCTTGGCAAAATCTACCCCGACAGCTATGAAAAAGATTCTTACGAGGGTTCTGCCATCGGTATGGAGGCTATCATGCGCATCATGGATGTCGTCGGTGTTTCCCGTCTGGAAGACATGAAAGGTAAATACATTCGTGTCGCCACCAAGGGCTGGGGCAGCACCGTTAAAATCATCGGCAATATCATCAACAACCGCTGGTTCGATTATGACTCTTTCTTCAAAGATAAGGAATCAGCCTCCGTTCAAGACGCAATCGCAAAACTCGTTACCGTTTCAGCCGACCTGGCGGATTGATTACTTTCTTCGTCTTACCACCACTCGCGGCTGTGCATGCCCAAACAAACTCCGCTTCGGCACTTCAAACGCTGTTTCAAACTCCTCGTCAAATTTGGCCCGCACCTTAAAATAATCCGTGATTTTTGCCTGGATCTCCCGTAGCGCCTGCTGTTCCTTTTCAATCTGGATGTATTGTTCTCTTGTGCAGCTGTCTCCTTCCTGTATCCGCTGTTGCCATTCATTCAGGGCATCCTCCTGGTAGCCGCACAGCTCCAGCATTTCATTGCAAAATCTTACGCTTGTCGGTCCTGCCATTCATAACCACTCCTTGCCTTTTTCTTTTATCTTACCATATCAGAGGTGATTTCTCTATGAATTTCTTTACTGCTGACCTTCATTTTTCTCACCGTAACATTATCCGCTTCGATGACCGTCCGTTCCTTGACCTGCCCTCTATGCACGCGGAGATTATCAAGCGCTGGAACAACGTTGTCTCTCCGGGCGATAACGTTTATGTCCTTGGCGATATGTTCTGGGACCCGTCCGAAGCTCCTATGATCCTTGAACATCTCAATGGTCATATCCATCTCATTAAGGGCAACCACGATAAAATCTCACCGGAAATGATGCGCTACTTTTCTTCCATCAAGGGCTATGATGAACTCACAGCCGGCAAATATAAACTTATTCTCTGCCACTACCCTATCATGTTCTACAACCACTCCTATTCGCCGGAGTGCTACATGCTCTGCGGCCACGTCCATAACACCCGTGAGAACACCTATCTCGCCAAGTGGAAAGCAGAACTGCGTGATAACGCGGTCGGTATCGCCAGTAACAAGGGCAACATCATCAACGTTGGCTGTATGCTGCATGATTATACCCCCAAAACCCTTAACCAGCTCATTGCCTGGGATAAGGAAGGAGGCTGGAAAGTTGAGTAAAACAATCTTTACCTTTACAGAAGAATTTGATGATGCCGGCCATCTCATCAAACGCACCATCACAACCGAACAGGGCGAAACAATTTTGCCGGTAACGCCAAACACCAAGCCGATTGATAACATGCCGTTTATCCCCACTTCAACCCCCTGGAAAGCGCCACCTGATGTAACCTGTATTTCTACCGGAGGTACCGCACATGAATCCTAAAGAATTTGAACTGGCTGCCTGCTCCGCCATCTCCCGCTACTTCAATGATAACGCCGATGTAACTGGTGTCTATCTGTCACCAGATGATATCTACACCGTCTGGTCGTGCAAAACTCTTCAAAACAATAAAGGTCTTTTCACCACCCCTGTCAAAGACGGCCTGTATTACGAAGCTACCTACAACGGCGATAAGCAGGAACTCTACATTGACTGTTATCAAAAGCTTAAAAACTTTGCAGTAAAAGTCAGCGAATAAAACAACAAAGCCCCTATCCACTGTCACCCAGCGGACGGGGGCTATCTTTTTAGTTCAGGCCAAAATCAGCTAACAACGGGTTCTTCAACAGCATCCCCACAATCACATACCGGTAAGATTTCACACTGCCGTCATAGTAAAGGGTTCCTCGTATCCTCTGCTTTTTCACCAGTCCGGCCATGAACTCTGCCTGCTCTTTTGTAAAGTACAAAGAAACCTGCGGGTAGTTCTTGTCATCCAGCCGCGTTGTAATGTGCCGGTTGATTTCCAGTTCTGTCGGCAGCACATAGCTTCCTTCCAGGTGCGGCATCAAAGCCCGGTATTCTTTGGTATCTTTCATCACGCAGCGGTCGGCACCTACCGCCATCATCTTGCCAAGCTCTTCCTGCAACAGCCGGTTTGCCACGGTTCCAATGCGGGTATCTTCAACCTCGGCCTCGTCGTTCAGCACCTCGCGTACACGCATACTCAGCCGCAGGTTGATTTTTACTTCCTTTGCCA